ATTTCCAACCAATTCCTTACGTAGATTTTTTGGGGCGGCTGAGCCTTTCTTTATCTTCTCATAATTCATCTGAGAAAAAAGTTGGCCTGGAGTTTTATGAAGTTGGCCGCGGGAGGGGGGTCATAATAGGGGCTAATTACTAGGGCCCCTAGTAAATTTAAATAGGCGAATAGGGCTTATGAGGGGCGGCGGGTGGGGTGCAGGGGCGAAGCCCCGCGGGTACAGGGTCCATGTATTTTGGATCAAAATTGCTCACGTCACTCCTATTTTGAAATGAAATTGGGGGCAACTCCATGGAACCCTGGGGGTACCTATTTATTACCTAAATTGTTTCACATACGCGTAAGTAATTTAGGATCAAAATATGGGGGACCTATTTTGAAATAAAATTGAAAAAATCCATGGAAGGGGCAATTTTGAAATGAAATTGGGGGAAGGTCCATGAATTTTGTTTCAAAATAGGACAAAGTCTGGGGAGACCCGGGTCCAGAAAAAGTAGCCTAATTCATTACCAAAATAGGGGTCAAAAGGGCATGCGAACGAATTATAATTCTTTTTACAAAAACACGTTTCTGTAAAATGGACCGAATTGTTCGCGGGGCATCGGAAAAGAAACCCGCCGACTCGACTTAGAAAATAAGAACGTTTAAGAAGAAATGAAGGCGCCTGTTATTCTCACGTGTTTTGCAGGTCGAGAACGGTACCTCAAAGTATTGATTCCATACATCAACGAACTTGTGAAGAAAAAGCTCGTTGATGAAGTGCATATGTGGGATTATACCCGCAACGACCAGGACGCCGCCTTTTTACAGCAAGCCTGTAGTCACTTTCAAATTTTAGTTCCAAATTCAAAAGAGAAATTCGCAGACTACTACAAGTACTATAGGTCATCTAGATACCCAGATCCTGATACGGTTCTTATAAAGTGTGATGATGACATAGTATATATTGACGTGTCACGGTTCCAGGCGTTCGTAGATGCTCGGAGGGCCCTTAAAAATGCAGTCATATTATCCCCTTCAATTATCAACAACCCAGTGTGTGGAGCCGTTCAGTTGAAGCGTGGGATCCTTCCAGGGTTCAAACCCGAAGATTTCGACATGACAGTTAATGGCGGACGAAAGATTCACAAGTACTTTCTGAAGAGCCGAAAACTTTTCATGAAAGATTCGTTCGCGACGGACAGGTTCAGTGAGATTCCATGGACCATGCAGTGGCGATTCAATATCAATTTTATAGCAATATTGGGAAAGGACCTGGACCTTCTGTTTGATAACGAGTACGTGGGTGAGGATGATGAAGCATATCTTGGTATCTACGCCCCAAGGTATTATGAAAGATGCATATGTATAGATATGCACTTCGTAGCGGCCCATATGGCTTTCACGAGCCAGAGAAGCGATGGGTTCGATGAGGCGCCGTTTCTGAAAAAATACGAAGACCTAGTCAAAAATCTTGTATGAACACTTGAGTGACTCGTCAGCGTCTATGGCACGACGCTCGTTTCCGTAAACCTTTATAAGGTCCGGAAGTTCATGACTTGGCGTATCACACAAACTCTTCACAGACTTGGGCGGGTCCCAGCCGTTCGAGTGAGAATGCTTGTAGGGTCCATCCTCTGAATTTAAAGTATAAATTGTCTTCATGTCTTCAGGTGTCATTTTGGTTTGAATAACAACCTGGGCCGCCACGTCCTGTGTCAGGTACTTAAGGTCCGGTATTCTTTGTGGATCTACACCTTTAGCCTTGATATCCGCTATATACTCATCGATCGTGTCGAAATCCTGTGTCCTGTTGAACTCGTCTTTCCATTTTGAAACAAAATTAGAGTTGGGTACGGCGGCAAAGAACCAGTTTGCAAGGACTGGATGGTTGGGATTTGTTTGGTCTCGATCATTTCGGTATATAAAGACTTCAAAACCCTTGGACTTTTGCTCGTCTATGATCCAGTTGTGAGACCGTTTTGCCACGACCGACGCGTCCGACCATATCCCACCATACTTGGCGAGGAGATGGACCCTCACAAAGTCGGATACTCTCTGTATGAAATTTGTATGCTTGTATTTTGTAAAGTCAATTCCCGGGAGGTAATCTCCAATGTTACTCGGTGTCACCAATTTTATTTCAAAATCGGGACTGTACCTCTTCCAGTTGGCTATGGAATTTTGAACAAATTCAGGGGGATTGTCCGTGTCCCAAAAAGTCCAAATAATTTTGGGTATTTCTTTGAGTGTAAATCGTTCTTGTTGTCTGAGACATACGAACCAAAGAACAATAACGAAGACGAAAAGCAGCGCGAGCCGCCACATCCCTACTTATATCGCATAGAAATTATCGCGCAACTTTGGAACGGCGCACTTCCCGAAGCGGACCGACACCTTGTCGAGCGTGTCGTTATAGTGCTTTTTGAGCTCCTTCAGAGATGTCTCCAAAACGTCGATACTCTTCGTCTGACCAAACTCCTGGAACAGGTCTGTCAGGACTGTCCGAAGCATCTCGATCACGTGAAATATATCCGTCTTGCGCAGACGAGCCTTTTCGCGCTGCTGAATTTTCTTCTTAAATTCATCCTCTCCAAAGTCTCCGATCATCAGCTTGATACGCAAGTCGCGATTATCTGCGTTCATATTCACGCGATACCGTTCGATGACCCACCCCATGTGTCCATAGGCCATGTGCGCGTTGGCGATGGTTTGGAACCGCGGGTCTTTGGCTGATACTTGTTGCGTTATGGAGGACCACTGAGGGAACCCACCGCAGGGTATGTCAAGGGGGTTTCGGGGCATACCTCCGTGTGCGCGCCTGTACTCATAGTAGTGGGGATTGTGGATGACGCCCGTCTCTATACGTCCGGTACGCCAGCTGAACGCCGTGTGACACTGCGTACAATACATCTGATCACAACCGTTAATCTTGAAGATAATTGCAGCACACTTGGGGCAGTTGCGTGAGTCCCGGGCCAAGAGCTGAGCCGTCGCCACGTTGTTCGGGTCACACGTGTGTGGTGTATCCTTATGCACCCCCCTGACTTCGTGACACTCCGGACACGTCCAGTTATCACAGAGCCCACACTTCCACGCCGTGCTCAGAAAACCCTTGCAGTCCGCTGACGGGCATGCCCGAACAAACTGGCGCTTCTCCTGTTCGACGTTGCCTCCGTGAAGATGGTTCATGAAAACGTTCTGTGTCCATTCAAGGTGGCCAATATCATCGGTGATCACACGGATGACCTTCAACTGGTCGGTCAACAATTTATGACGTAAAATAGATGCTCGGAATTCAGAAGGGAGACTGTGCTCGACTGCAAGGATAGCTAGATTCAGATTTGATATTTTGTTATATTTTTGGTTTTCGATAGCCTGTACAGCCTTGAGCCCTGCAATCTGCTTGGACAGAGATCTAATCTCCTTTTCAATTTCAACATACGGCTGAGTCGCGGGCATGAGGCTCTTTTCACGCTCACACAAGAGGTTCTCCCGCCGCGCCTTGTACGTCCGAGAAACGAATTTCTGAGTAAAATTATCCACGAGAGTCTCACGGGTCCAACCTTTGCGACAACTCATACAGTGCGCATCCTGCGTCGTTTCACATATGTATCGCTCCGCACACGATGTGCACACGTCAAAGTCGCAAAATGGGCACTTGACGCGTGCATGATTTGATTTGTTGAACGACTCGCAGCAGACTTGGCACGGCGCCATTCACTTACCTTTTACAGGTGGTTTTTGTTTATCTGGGGTTTTTGGGGTGCACTTTATTCCGTGCTTGGAGACGACGACTTGGGGCTCGGGTGGGGGCCATGGAATCAAAGGGGCGTCATCGGGTATATCGGCCCATCGAACCTTTGAGGGGTTCTCCATTACTATTACACGCGTTTATCTGTTTAAGTCCTCTTCTTGACCGCCTTGATGACCTTTCCCTTGGGCTTGGGCACCGGTTTGCTCGCAGACGGCCACTTGGCGAAGATGCAGTCGAGGGCCTTCTGCCTCTCGTCCGAGGTCTCTTCTAGCTTGGCGTGCCTATCCATAATCTTGATGAGGTACTCGTCGGGATACCCTGCAGCCTTGTAGGCGCGGATGCGCTCGTCGAGCGGCGGCACGTCGCCACTGTACTTCTGGAACAGGTTCATAATGATGGAGTTATCTATGACTGGCTTTTCAATCCGTGCAGCCGCCTCGGGCCGCGGGTTGGCCTCGAACCACGCTTCACACTGCGCTATAAACTGCTCGCGGCTTTCAGGCTCCATGTGTGCGGCCACATGTTGGTAGTCGGCAGGGGGTGTCCACGGTGCTTTTGGGGGCCTCTGGATAAAATCCTCGCCACGCCGCATAGAGTCTACAATCTCACCGACGCGTCCCGGGGTCCCATTAGGTATGGGGCGTTTGGAAGGGGGCACGGCTATCCACGTCGAGGCCACGGACCCGTTTGCCCGCACGTGGCGAACAAACTGGAGGGCGTGCTTGTGGTTACGGAGGGTGGGCCGCGTGTACATTTTGTTTGCTTGTTCCTGGCTACTCCTCATGACCCTTGAGCTTTATAGGACACGTTTTTTTATAGTGACTTAATAATGTTGGCGGGAATAATACAAATTATACATTTTCTCGTCTTGCTATTTATTTTTTGCGTTCCGTTTTTTGGAGGAGACTACTTGCTGTCACTTCACTTTATCATAATTCCATTTATCATGCTTCACTGGGTCACAAATCAATCTGTATGTGCACTGACCGAGGTGGAAAAGCTCGTACGAGGAGGGTGTGAATCAAAGGACACCTTTTTCGGCCAAGTTATGGATCCCATATATAAGAGCGAGTCGTTTATAGGCCGGCTCGCCAAGCCTTTCTACGAGTTTGAAGACGAAGAGACGGAGACACTAGTTGTGTGGGTTGGTTTAACCAGTTTATGGTTCATTACACTATGCAGGCTTTGGCCTAGTAACTTTGGCTATCTTCAGCTCGAACTCGCCCGCGCGCGCCAGCTGCTTACTCGTCCTCATCGAACGCCTCCTCCATGAGGCCGTACTCCTGGCTGCCGGTCTCCTCAGCCTCCTCGTCGGAGGTGTCACCCTCCGCGAGGAGCGCGGCCAGGCGCTCTGCAACCGTCAGCTGCTTGACCGGGGCGGTGCCCGCGTCGCCAACCACCACCTCAAAGTCCGCCTCCGGCTCGAGCGGGTTGCCGTGAGACTCGCACAGCGAGCACTCGCCGTCTGCATTCTCAGTCAGGTTGTGCGTGTGCACCGGCTGCTCAGCCTTGGCAGCCTTCTTGACCGGCTTTGCCTTGGGCGCCTCCACATCCTCTTCGGCCTCCTGAGAGGTGCGCAGGTGGCGCTTACAGAACACCCCACCCTTCAGGGCGCTGAACTTGCACGGCTCCTTCTTGGAGGTGCAGGCGGTGCACTTCTGCTTTTCGGCCTTGGCCTTGGCCTCCTTGGGCACCTTTGCCGCCTTGGGCTCCACCTCGGCGGGCTCCTCACCCTCCACCGCCACAGCCACCGCCTTGGGCTTCTTGGTGTACTTGCGAGGCACCTTGATAGCCTGCTCGGCAGTCTCCAGGTAGAGCTTGGAGAGCTGCTCAAAGGGCAGGTTGAAGTCCTCGGAGACGCGCACGAGGAACACGCGGTCACGCTCGGCAACCAGGGCGTTGATAGCGGAGGTGAAGTTGGCCATTTGGGTTGGTTTTGTAGAGTGCTGGTTGGAGCTGGGCTCTAGGACACACGTTTTTTGGCGTGTGTGCTGGGGCTCTGCAGGCTTTGTTTGCTGTGACTAAGCCTGTCGGGTCTGACCCTATGGGATGGACAGGACACGAATTTTTCTAACGCATCTTGCTGACGTCACACATGCCACCGGTCGGCACATCGATGTAACCGTCCAAATTCACCCAATTATTATACGCGCGCGGCCACACCACGTTATAATCGCCGCCGCTGTCGTACAGAAAACCCGAGACCTTTGGTGCGAGGAAAAACGCAGCCAGGAAAAGAATCGCGAGAATGATCCACACTTTCATTTGAAATTAGGAGCGAAATTTATTCTCACGAATCCAAGCGTTACATACATACTTGACCCCTGAGGATATGGGTAGACCGGCATGGAGCGCCTTGGGGTGGCACTTGGCCTCCTCGGACCCCAATGGTCGGAACAAAATAGCCGACCCAGGTTCCGCCTTCAATTTTAGATTCAAATTGGGAAAGTGAGTCTCACCGTCAGTGAACTCCGAGTTCAAATATACGAGGAGGGTAGCCACGCGCTGACCACCTTCCTTTTCAAAATCGACACACCCCTGTGAGCCATCACAACACGAGTCGTGATGTTCCCTATAAAACGTATTGGGCTCGTACCTGACCACCTGTAGGTCTTCACACTCGGCTATTGTTTTTCCTGTAAATTCAAGAGCCTTTGTAAAAACTTTTCGAGCCACTGGATCATCCTTGGAAATCCAAGCCGTCTGACTCGTGCGGGACGCGTCAGGGGACGCGACTCCCACAACTGTACTTCGTGAAAACATAGGCGTCGCCTTATCAACCAAGTATTTACACTCTTCAGGTGTCAACACGTCATCGACTATCATAGGATGCTCCCAAATGGCATCTTCACGCGTGAACCCGCGCTTTGGTGTTATTCTTAGTAGAACTAATATACATAGTAAAATAACAAGAACTGCACCTATAAGGAAAACTTCCTTCATGATATATCAGTGTATTTTTTTCACAACTTTATTGACACGCTTGGCGCTGTTCCGAGCCCTCTTGAGATTGCCGAGTGCAATGTCCCTCAAAAGGGGCACGACCGCGCGCCGAGCGTTATTGAGAGTCTTGTTTTGTTTTGAAACGCGAAGGAGCTCAAAGACGCGCTCGACGTTCTTCTCCCCCTTTTCCTTGACGACACCCTTGAGAGGATTGCGCTTTGCAATAAGGCCGCGGTAAATGAAAGACCCTGACAGAAGAGCCATAGAGTCCCTAGCCTGGTATTTGAGTTTTTGAATAGGTATGCCGAGTTTATATGATACGGGGAGTTGAAGCATGGCTCGGCTCGCGCGAGGGTACACGGCTAGCGCGGTGTCGACGAGATCTGTTATATCATTATTACCAGTCTCGATTTGATAAGTGATGACCTGGTACACTTTGCGTTTCGTTCCCGGAACCTGAAGACGTGGCGCGTCGTACTTGGATCGTTCGTACTTATTCACCTTGAGCCGAGCGTTCGCTCCGTTGTAATGTTTGTTGAGCCACTTGATGAATCCCGTCAAGTGGGTCGTCATGATAGTGCGCATCGCATACACATATGTTGTCACGGCTTTTTCAGACGGAAGCTGTCGTGGAACGGCAAAAGTAAAGTCAAAGTCGCTTGTCCTTCTTATTTTTGGGGGCAAATTAAACTTCTTCTGTTGGAGGTACAGACGGACAGCCATGCCTCCGGTGCAAAAGATGGTCATATTTCCTCCGTACGGTTTCACGAGACGTGTAGTCCTCTTGCAGTACTCTATAAAGAGCTGAGGAAGGGCCCACTTAATAGACCGACTGGACACGACGGGAGCAGGCTGAGTGCCACTGGCATTCTCTATACTCTGGTGAGCATTCACGAGCATAATTTCAGAATGAAATGTACCCCCATGGAACATGGACGGCTTTTTAGGTGCATAGTACCCATCGTACCCTTCAGGGATTAGGAATTGTTTCGTTAAATTTCCGAAGACAATACGGTTTAGTTCCTTGTAGCTGAGACGTTGACCCTTGCGTGTATTTGTCACCCGGGGGAGAGGACCAGCGTTGTTCCCCATGATGATCTGGGCCGCCGCCACCTGTTCCCCGACCGTCACACCCGTCCCGATCACAACGCGCAAGAGGCCCTTCATATCCTTTGACAAGGGGTACCCGCTCCGAAGGAGTTTCTCGATATTCGCATGGGTCAGGTCGAACAGACGGAGCGTCCTCTTGGCGCGGAACCTGCACGGGTTTCCGTATTCCTTGGCTATACGGGCATTATCAGTCAGGTAAAAGAACCTCGTATCCTTCAGGAGAATTTTACACGATAAATTCTCAAGACCTTTGTACAGGATCTTTCCAGGTGGAAATATAGTCTCGCCAAATCCAGACATCTACTAGAAGAAAACATTTTATTCGCCTTTATTAAGATGGCTGCTAACCGGTATGTTGGCGCACTCATGAACTCGCGTGAACAGGCGCACGCCTTCCACCTGATGACCAACTCGTTCGCTCAGCACAAGGCGCTCCAGGCCTATTACGAAGGCATAGTCCCGCTCTTGGACGCATGGGCTGAGGCGTACATGGGCAAGTACGGGCGCCTGCGCCGCATCACCATGAACAAGCGGTACCTCCGGGACCCAAAAAAGGCTCGTGCGTATTTCAAGACTTTGTTGGCTCGCGTTCGCGCAATGAAGCTTCCAAAGGGTGATGCGTACCTTAAAAATATTCAAGATGAAATTACTGCTCTTATTCGACAGACGATGTATATGCTGAGTCTCAAATAAAAGCAATTTTGGTTTAAAAATAAATGCGCGTGGTCGTGACGCTTACAACAATTCCTACACGGGAAGATTCAGTAATTAGGACTATCAAGTCTATTCAGGCCGGAACATTTAAACCCGACGTGATATATGTGAATCTTCCGGAGTGGTATCCAAGGTTCGAGTGTGTACCCGACCCCAATTTGAAAACAAAATTGAAAGACCTTGGCGTCACTGTGAATGACTGTAAGGATTACGGTTCTCTAACGAAGGTTATTCCTATAATTGATATAGAAAAGGACCCTGATACACTTATTGTTGTACTCGATGATGACGTCACTTATCAACCTCAAGTCATAGAAGGTCTCATCCAAGGCTATATGCAGTTTAGAACGGTCGTCGGGTACAGTGGAATAGCATATCCTGAAACAGCTATAAAGCACCTGGGAAGGAACGGCTATGCACTATTTATAGGTCATGGACAATGTGCAGAGATTCTCGAGTGTGCTTTTGGGGTGTTATTTCCTCGTATATGCCTCGAGGGCTTTCCGATCCCCGAGCCCATGACGGTCGACTCGGACAAGTGCATGTACCTCACGGATGACTTTATTTTCAGTAAATTTTTCGATTCAAAATCCATTCCCAAAAGGGTGGTGTGTTATCCTTGGGTCGGCCGCCATGGAGACGACTGGTCGACAATTTGGACCCAAAATGAAGGCTCCCAAGTCCACTCTCTTTCACGAGATGAGAATAACCTTAATAATTATATGAGTGCAGGTTTAAAGCTTAAATTTACATAAACTATAATGGTCAGGGTATACGTGATTCATTGCCCCCTATGGGCACCAGAGAGGAGACCTATGATAGAAGAAAACCTGAATAAAAGGGGGTTCACTGATGTTGTATGGGTCACCAGTTATCCTGCAAAGCACCCCTTCGTCTTGTGGTTATGGGAAAGACTCGGCAAACATCTAGGCCCTCCAGGCATTTCAGGACTTGTGAAACACCTGGAGGCTATGAGATTGTTTATAAACGACCCCACATCTGAAGATGGCGCCATTTTCTGTGATGACGACTGTCTTTTTGTAAAGAATTGGAAAGAGGCTCTTGAGCAAATCCCACCCGACTTTCCGTTTGTAAATTTGTCTGTGGGTGTTAATTTCAACATACTACCTGAAGGAAAGCCCATCAATTTAGGAATAAATAACGGTGGGTGTGAAGCCATGTGGAAATCAAAAGAGTTTTGTAGATTTTTACTACAAAATATAGATGCCCGGTGTGGTATGGATCATGTGTATGGGGCTATGATGAGATATCTAAATGTACCTCTGATATGCATCCCCATTATTCAGCAAACGTCCCTGCTCGTCGAGCAGATCAAGGCTGAAAATAACGAATCAGTGCCCTATCATCTCAACTGGTTTGAATTTGTAAACAACTTTAAGCCAACAGGTCTTTCTTATGAAGATCTGTGGAATGAAAGTGGCATTGCTCGGGAAAGTGCTTGAAATTCCAGATCGTCAGCCTCCAAATCCCGAGTCGGACCCGGTTCTTATGGAACTCAAAACACTTCTAGAAGAAGAGTTTAATAACTATTTTGATGTTAAAATTGAAATTAAAAAATGGGACTACGTGTTCCAACGCGCTCTAGCGTATCGTGTCGAGTGATGGCATGAAGTATTCCGGAAAAAACGCCTTTGGAGGTGTGTTATCGTACATGAATTGCTGAGGAGGTTCGTGAACAAGAGAAACGCGCTCGTCACTTATTTTTCGGGCAATGACAATCACGTGAACATCATCAGACCCATAAAATCTCGATTGCGAATAAGACCCATCCAATTGTCTTACACAACGCGCCTCCAGCCATTTATCAGAAAAGGTTCCTGCTTCTGCTAAATATATCTCGAGAATTTCCATACCATATTTGGTCGAAAATGCCGAGAGAAAAAGCTCAGGTGAAAACTGATAGAGTCCGTGCCCCGAGAGGTTATTATTAGGAAGTGATGCACATACAACACCTCCTACTGATAAAAGGTTGATAATATTATCCAAAACTTGAGGAACGTTGAAAACGTGCTCAGTTGTCCCGCCGTCAAATATATACTGGAATTTTCCCTTGAGATAATCCGGTACGGGTGTGTTTAGATCGTGTATGATATTTGCATTTTCAAATTTGGAAATATCCATTGAATATACTTTTGACCATCCTATAGAGTTGAAAAATGTTTCGGCCGGTGCGAATGTGTCCGGTGGAAGTTCACGTGAAAGCTCGTGCTTTGAATTAATCAAGGCGGTGTCCTTTGCGCTAGGGGTGTACAGATACTGTCTCCCTAGCGTCAGTACGTTATCAACGTTACTCGCGTGCTTTCTTGACGCGAGTATAGCTTCAAGCTCAATAATACAAATACCCATTATAAATTACACAAGAAAGTTCCTTTTATATAAAAAACTGCGTCGCGTACAAGATATGAAGATTGTATGTGTTACATTCGCATGGGGGAAATATAGGACGTGGGATGTTCTCTATAAAAATTGCATAGCAAGTTTTAAAAAATGGCATCCGGACATCGAAATGCGCGTCGTGACGGATGATGAAGTTCCGTTAACCGACTTTTCCGGGCCTTCAGTTGCCATGGTTCGCTGGAAATACACAAAGGACCTTTTTGACAAGGGATACACAAAGGTGATAGTTATCGGACTAGACACTTTTGCATGTGCGAGATGGGATGAGATTCTAGAAGATAATACGACGCCCCTACTCGCCACTCTCGGCGGCCCCTATTGCACAGATCCAGATATCAAGCTCAAGTCAATTTTCTTACCCCAACACAATTGGTACGAAAACATGACTATAAATTCAGACCTTACGTGTTATAATACCAAGGAGGTCATCTACGACCTTGAAAAAATCGTCATGAAGTATCAGCGGACAGATAATCACGCAATTGATCTGTACGTAAATGAACTCAATCCAAACGCGTGTCGGGTTGTGGACTGGCCGTACGCCTTTTCACGTTTCGTGTATAACGGAAGGGCTGGGTGGTTCGGGTGTCTCGCACCAGACCACTGTACAAATGAGGATGGCACAATTCGCTGGGGTATAGGGGGGCCTGTAATCGGTCAATTCTCGCCCACCACGCGCTACAAGCCTATAGGCGACAAATTGTATAACCACGTTGGCAAACATATCAAAGCCCTTGCATTTGATAAGACGTACAATAAGAACGACCTATCAACATATCTCAACGAAGAGACTGTACAGTGGTTCAAGGAACACTGCGATGTTGACATGACGCTCTAAATAAGGAAAATATTCGAGTATTTTGTAATGAAATACCATGACTTGACACTCAGGGACGGAAGTCATGCGATTTCACACAAGCTGACCATAGAAACTATAGAGAAACACTGCAAATTTGCTGAAAAGGCTGGAATTGAAGTTGTTGAAGTAGGTCATGGAAACGGCGTCGGAGCGTCATCTATTATCATCGGTGAATCACTTGTCTCGGACTTTGAGATGATTCAGGCTGCCCGCCAGCATCTCAGAAACACCAAGATTTCAGTTCATATCATCCCGGGTATGGCAACCATAAAGCGTGATATTGATCCGATAATCGACATGGTTGATATTTTCAGGGTTGCGAGTCATTGCACGGAGGCGACCATCACGAAAACACATATAGAGTACCTAGCCTCCAAGGGAAAGGTTGTTTACGGAGTTCTTATGATGGCAGCCTTGTGCTCACCGACGGTCCTCGTCGAGGAGGCTCTTAAGATGAAATCGTACGGAGCGTCAGCTGTTATTATAATGGATTCATCTGGATCGTTTTTTCCCGATGACGTGACGGAGAGAATAAACGCCCTAACTGTACTAAACATCCCTATTGGGTTTCATGGTCACAATAACATGCACCTTGCCGTTGCAAATTCACTTGCGGCCATACATACCGGAGCATCCATCATAGATGTGACCGTCAAGGGGTTCGGGGCCGGTGCGGGAAACACACCCCTGGAAATCATGGAGGCGGTGTTCCCGACAAATTTAGATATTGAATTCGTTCATAAATATGCAAACGAGTTTCCATACGATCATCCCAATATCAAACTCGTCAATATTTTGACTGCAAAATATAAACTTTTCTCGGGGTTTGAAAAGTGTATATTAAGTATGTGTGAAAAATACAATATATCTCTAGTGAGACTCGTTGAAGAGATTTCGAGTCATAACCTTGTTGCAGGTCAAGACGACATCATACGTGTTATTGCTGCACGGATGGGCGCTTGATGATTTCAGACTTTTTAGAAATGGAGTCGCCCATAATCCTTTGTACAGTTTCGTATGGCAAAAGGGGCGACATTTCTTCAAGTGGAGGTGCGAAAAAAGACCCGTCATCAAGAAGCAGACCCTTTACTTTGGGGACAAAGTCTTGCTCCGGCGGCATGAAAATCTCACAAATGGCAGGCTGATCAGACTCCATAAACGTCTTGAAATGACTATTGAAATCATCCCAAGACTTGAGTCGGTACTTTTCGTAACCAAAAGCCTCGGCGACTTTCATATAATCGGGGAGAACTATACCCGTCTTTGAATCTGCCGCCGTCACCGTGCCGTTGAATAGAAGCTTCTGAGTGTGTTTCATCATCAAGTATCCGTCGTTGTTGAAAATAACAATCTTCACGTTCAACCCGTGTTGAATAATCGTCTGAAGTTCCTGCAGGTTCATCATCATCCCACCGTCGCAGTTCAGACACAGCACTTGGCGGTCCGGGGCTGCGATAGCCGCTCCGAACGCAGCCGGAAGCCCGTAGCCCATCTCACCGAGACCGTACGACGAAAACATCTTGGCGCCCTCTTTGAGACGAATAGTACTGTGACCCGACAGAAGAGCCGTGCCCATGTCAGTCACGATCACGTGCTTTTCAGTCAAGTAATCTGATATTTTGTCTATAATTTTGTAAGAATTTGGAAACTCCTCATCGGCGTGAGCCGGCTCCTCGACGAGCGGAAACTCGGTTCGAATGGCCCGGCACTCGGACACCCACTCGTCCCTGACGCATCGAACGTTCTCCATTTTTTCTATAAATTTCCCACAGTCGGAAAGCACATGGGTGTGAGCGAAACTCTTGAACTCCGTCTCATCTATGTCGACCATGACAATCTTGGCACACCGTCCAAACTCCTTCAGGTCGTACCCACTTTGAGGTGTGGAGATGCGGCTCCCGAGCACGAGAATCAGGTCCGCCTTCTGAAATATGAAATTTGAACTTCTCTGAGCGTATATTCCGGCAGACCCGAAGTACAGAGGGTGATCGTGTCCTAACACATCTATCGCAGACCAAGACGCGATGACAGGGACGCTCACCCGCTCAATCATAGACTTGAAAGCCTCAACTGAATTTGAAAGCTTAATTCCATGTCCTGCAAGAATAATAGGACGCTTGGCCTCGTCCAGCATCTGAATCACATGTGAAATATCAGATGAGATTTCAGGAGGCGAGTACGTTCGCCACGGGGTCGCAGGTACGGTCTTTGACTGGATATCCACGGGAATATCGAGCCATACAGGGCCCTTGCGACGGTCCATACATGCCGAGTAGGCGCTTTCCAGGTCATCGCGGAGAGTATCGACATTGAGCACAATCTTGGCGTACTTGGTGATCTTTGACACCATCGTCACCACATCAAAACCCTGAATGCCGTACATGCGGCGATGGAGATGAGCGTTCACACAGTGTGAAGCCTCCTGCCCGGATAGGATGATGGTGGGAATTGAATCCGCCCACAAACTCGTGACGCCCGTCACCGTGTTCGTCACACCGCCACCGGACGTGATTGTCACGGCCGCAAGCTTTCCGCACGTTTGGTAGTACGCCCCAGCCGCTTGGACCGCCGCCTGCTCATTGTGGACATTGTATATCGTCATACCCGCCTTTACGAACGACTGATACAACCGCGAGTTGGCGCCTCCTATAATACCAAAAACTACATCAATATTTTTTGCTAAAAGGAAAGAGGCGACGGCATCGCATGCAGGGACTGCCATTAAGCTATACACTGAAAAACTCTTTATTTATTTTGTTCATAATCTCGACTGCCGCACAGTTTATCACGTCCAGGTTTCCCGCGTATTCAGAAAAGTAATCCCCTGAACTTGTGATCTTTACGGAGACCATGGCTATCCCCGGAGAAACGAAAACAGGAGGGATGGCTACGTTATAATTTGGTATATACGTCCTCACACCAGCTAGGAACTCATCAAACCCGGTGAACTCGGTCGCATCGGTCTTTACGAAAATAGTCGTTTGCATAACTATTTTAGCAGGGTTGACGGTCAGAATAACCTTGCACTTGGGGATATTCACGAGACTTGTGATGGCGTTCTCGGTCGTTTCTATATACTTGTCGACGTTGATACGCGTCGCCATTCCGGCGCTTTGTGAAGAGATTTGGGTCACAACTTCTGCGTAAGAAATATATCCAAAAGAAGATAAATAATTGAGCATAGGTACGGAGACTTGGCCCCCACACGTGATCATATTCACATTTTTCACGTTTGAAAGGCAACAGCAATTGATGTTCGGTACGCATATCTGTCCAATTTTAGACGGCGTCATATCTATGACGCGGATACCCTGGTGCTGGAATATCGACGAGTTTGTAGCCGCTGTGAATGCGTCCGTGCAGTCAAATACGAGATCGCAGCATTTTGGATTCTCTATGAAATAGTCTATTCCATTGTCTTGATATTTTACACCGGGTGGTATGGGCTTTGTCGAAGCGCGCCGACCAACAAACGCAACAAGTTCAACGTCTTTTATTTTGAGAATTTTCAACAAAAGATCGGTTCCTATGTTCCCTGTGCCTATTATGCACACCTTCATACTTAATAAAGTGATATCACTTTTAACTAACCTGAACGGCCGCATTCTTCACGCCAGTTGGGCCAATCGGCGAGGTCGGCGTCCGTGATGCGTCTCGTCTTGCGAATCTCGTAGAGCTTGGCCATTTTATCACTCACTGGCTGACCAGGCACGGGGAAATACACCGCGTTGCTTCGAATGTTTTTCAGAGACTCCTGCGTCGGCTCAGACATGTAGTAAATTCCCACAGCCTTCCGGTACACCCCTTCTGGGCACTTTATGGCTTCGGGGAAACCATGATACGTCATCCCATTTGTTTTGAAAATTACAGCCGTGTTCCAGAGACCATGATTGATTGTTTTGCACTCTGTGAGGGCGCTGTCCCAAATCTTCAGCTGACCGCCCCACTCCGACTTCCATTCCTTCGACATATAGATAAGTATACTCACCCTCCTCTCTTTTTTGGATATAGGATGAATATTGTAGTCGAGATGAATACCTGAAATACCGTTACGGGGGTATGCATGAATACCACCCGCGTTCAGGTGTGGATCAGGTTCGAGATTACTGATTCTAGATATTTTAGTCATACATTCCAAACACTCGGGTGAATAAAGAGAGTCTATAGTCGACTTTACAAAGTCTCCGTCATTAAACTTGTTAAACAGATATTTACCCTCAAAAGGGTTGTCATACTTGTACCACGTCTCATCGGGGTCTGGAATGTTTTTACCAAGAAGTTCGGCGTATTCATCTGTGAAAAAGTTGGGTATAACAAGGTGTTCGTACGGCTGTGCATTTATGTACTCCTCTGATAGCCGTTCTATATCAGTTGTCCAAGAACCTAACATATTATATCTGAATAATTTTATTCTTTTAATACCACTCGGGGTGGGCTAATGTCCAATCTACAAATTCCTTTACCCTATATTCAAAACACTCTGCAGGGCGCCATCCGAGTGACAATAGACGTTGAGGCGGGGCGTTATGAGAAACGTTGCGCCCTTGGATGTTCTCGTACCCGAGTTCATATTCAAATGACTTGTCCATGCATTTTGCAATTTCATTTATAAAATTGAGATTTGTCATGCATTCCTGACCACTGACGTTATACACCTGTCCGGGTCGTTGTTTGATTATAAAAAGTACCATATCAGCGACATCCACAGATGAACACCAGTTTCGTCGAGCAAGTTCACCATTGAAACAGTGTATGACGAACTTTTCTCCGCGAAGAAGTTTATTAAGAGCAACCGTCGGCAAACGGCTTTGCTGTGAACGAGGTCCGAAAACGTCGCTCAGGCGTGCCACCGAACAAGGTACGTTATATGAGTGAAGATAGGCCATACACATCTGTTCGCACGCGAGTTTTGTCGCCGCGTACATGTTCCTGGCGGTACACAAGGTGTCTTCTAGACACGGCTTGCCGTCGTTATCATCATAGACTCCGGTAGAACTAATAAACACAAAATGCTCGAGAGTCTGCGTTCGAGCAAATTCCAAAATTTTTAAAGTTTCTAGGATGTTCGAATCAACAGACTTGACGGGGTCGTCTATACACGCGAGGGTACTGGGTTCGGCTGCAGCGTGAATGATTATGTCGATTTTACCTTCAAAATTGTAAACGATTCTAGAACTTTCACCAAGTTCGAGTAAACGGTCAGGGGTTTTGACCCCACGAACGGGACATACTATCGTCCAGTCTGTTTTTTCCAAGATGCGAGACACTATAGAGTGTCCGACGAAACCACGGGCTCCGGTGACGAGGACCGTCTTCATACCATATTTAAAGAATCTATACTTTAAACTTGTATATGACCGCGTATAACTTTACTCAAAACTGGTTTTACACGTGCGATCTGCACATCGCACTCACTCGGGGTTTGCTGGATCCGACCAAGCCTTGGCGTATTCTCGAGATCGGGTGTCTCGAGGGTTCCGCGACGACCTTCTTGTCCGACACCGTCCTCGATCACCCCGAGTCTCGTATGACGTGCGTGGACCCGTTTGATGGCGACAACCCCACGACCCCGCAGGAAAAGGGGGGCGACTACACGAAGAAAGTTTTCCTCGAAAATATTTCAAAGAGCAAGAACCACTCGAAGATTGAACTCGTCGAGCTGTACTCTAATCACTTTTATGAGAAGAACGACAAGAAGTTCAACTTCATTTACATCGACGGGAGCCACCAGGTGGAGGACGTGGCACTCGACTTTCAGAAGTGCCTAGAGATTCTCGAGCCGGGTGGCATAATGTGGATGGATGACTACCTATGGGGTGACGGCGTGTCTATCCGCGACCGCGTAGATGGGCTGTATGAGAGCAACAAGGACAAGCTCGAGATTATTCACAAGAGATATCAGATTGGGTTTCGCCTAAAGCAATAAAGTTTATTATCATTTAAACTTCAATGAAAGTCATAATCAGTCTCACGACTATACCTTCCCGACTTGAACACCTACAAACCATAGTGACCCATCTCGAGCAGCAAATATGTCATGAAATTTGGGTCAATATTCCTCGTGTGTACTCTAGGTTTCCAGAGTGGGACGGAATCGTTCCTCCTATTTTTGGAACAAAATTGAAAGTGAACAGGGAGTGTGAGGATCTCGGCCCGGGAACAAAGGTCTTGGGACCGGCTCCACACCTTGACCCCGAGGACCTGATCGTATACCTGGACGATGACACCAATTATGATCCAAAATTAGTTACAAATTTACTCAAGTGGTGGAAGTTTGACATGAAGAGTGCATGGGGTCTTTCAGGGTTTCATTTTAAGAACTATTTTGACAAACTGTATCCGAGACTTCACGGAGTTCCCACCGATGTCCTCGAGGGATACGGGTCTGTCATCGTCAAGGCGGGGTGGGTTCAGAATTTGATTTCAGAATTCAAGGATCTTCGAGCAGAGGCGAAGGCTGCTGATGACGTGATCCTATCAAACCTCTTGACCAAGCAAGGGGTCACTCTCAAGACGGTCTGTACACCCGACTGTCACATAGGGCAGATTCAGCAACTTTCGTATGGGTTCGGCCAAGACGCTCTTCATCATCAATTCGAGGGTGGCCATCACGAAAATTACCTCAAAGTTCTCAAATCCCTGGAAGATAAGGGTAAGAGTTATTTCAGCTACAAATGCTCGTAGATACTTTTATGTTCTACAACGAGTACGACATCCTAGAACTTCGACTCGAGGTTCTCGACAGGTACGTTGATCGTTTCGTACTTGTCGAGGCTGAAGTGAATCACGTCGGTGGCCCAAAGGAGCTGTTTTTTCAGAAGAACCGCGATCGATACGCCAAGTGGCTGCACAAGATCGAGCACGTCATCGTCACGGCCGAAGAGTCTCCAAAAGAATCCAACCCGTGGTGTCGCGAAAAGTATCAGCGCGAGTGTATACTACGAGGCCTACGCGACGTCCCGGATGGGTCCATCGTCATGGTCTCTGACGTGGATGAGATCCCTGACCTGAGTGTCGTGACGTTTGAGAAGCTTCCTCACGTGTTCAATTCTGTGCATATGTGGATGTTCGAGTACTCACTGGATTACCTGTTTACGGGAGAGCCGTGGTTCGGTACAGTCATCACGACTGCGGAGATGTTCAGACGTGTGGGACCGAACGTGCTCCGAGACAACCGCTGGAAGTTTCCGCATTTTCAGTACGCCGGTTGGCACCTGAGTAGTTTCGGAAATGCTGAACACGTGTGCAACAAGATGCACACGTTCGCCCATGCCAAAGATGGGCACCATGATGCCCAGACGCCCGAGACGTTCAGGGCTTACATCAACATGGGGATTCATACAGATGGCCAAACTCCTCTTCAGAAGAGGCCAGACGAGGTTCCTCTACCAGCACCTGTCGAAGTTCTTCGACGTCTAGGGCTGGGAACCTTCCCTTGAATTTCCCCTTGAGCATCAAAAGCCATTGAATGATGCCCCTATCCAAAAACTTGAAAAACCGACGCTTTTCTGTGAGAGACCCCTGTCCCTTCTGCTCCTTGAGAGCCTGACAGACCGGCCACGTCTCCATCCGGAGGTCCGACAATTCAGCTTCTAAATTGTCGAGTCTCGTGAACACAAACTTCCAGTTTTCATCCATACCCTATACACAGTCGATAGGTTTAATAGCACCTGGACACTGATAATTGATGCAAACGGCGGCCCCGAGGGCGAAAAGAACGCCTAGCCACTGGATCCAGTGTGTGAATTTCTCATCAAAAATGAGATAGGCTGTGATGGCACCACCGATAACGATCGCAGCTTCCCACATGATGCATGTCCACATGAGGCTCTGGGATGACAGACTTTGAACCAAAAATACGAGCACCACGAGCCAAGCCACCACACCGAACGCCAAGTGATGATGCTTTCCGTTTTCGGCAAACCATTTCAGATGGGCGTTGCCAAAGAGCTCGGCGAGCGTCATTGCCAACACATTCACTATGGTCATCTGTATTTTCTTTATATTTATTTTCAGGGGTCACTTCAGATGGTTCCGTACCTCGCTTCTTGGATTACGTGGCTCTCGGACTGGGGTCAGGGACCAAGTCGCTTTGCCCGGGAAGTCATCTTACGAATTTTGATTCAAAATCCGATCGAATTACGAGTAGCCGTGCTCAGACATCAAATAAGGCAACTAGGCTTTTTGTGAGTATGACTCAGTGGCTCTTTATAGGTCCCAGCACTCTCGCGGGTATAGGGCAGGTGACCCTGCAGTACGCCAAGCTTGTAGACGGGGAATACGTGGAGCTTGGTCAGCAGCCGAAGAAATCTAGGTATTCGCACGGATTTGCTTTTGTGCTCCCTATTGAAGCCCAACTCAACATAGTTGATCAATACGCTAGTCTCTGTGACACTATGGCATATATGACCGTCTGTGAAACCGAGCCTGTCAATCCAGCCTATGGTCTCTTGACCCGGTACAAGACTGTGTGGTGCCCTTCGGAGTTTGCGAGGAGCACGCTCGAACGCCAGTTTCCAAACGTGACGTGGAAACTTCTGAGACACTATGCGACGGAAAAACCACACAAGTGTCCGGCGGCGGATTCTCCATACACGTTCTACACTATAGGAAATATCGCCGATCCTCGTAAAAACATCCAAGGCCTAATAAACGCCTTTTTGAGTTGTGGGTTCGGGGACAAGGCGCGGCTCGTACTCAAGGCGACGTGTCTCCAACCCGTCAAACTCGATGCTCCAGGTGTGGTTATCATCAACGGGTTACTGAGTGACGAGGCGCTTGAACGTATTCATGGCTCGTGTCACTGTTACGTCAATTGCTCGCACTCCGAGGGCGTCGGAATGGGGGCCGTTGAGGCTGCTTTGCGGTCCAAACCCGTCATTATTACAGAATACGGGGGCCTCAAAGAGTATGTAGACACGCCGTGGGTCGTGCCATGCACAAAGGGACCCATTGGCTTTGACGATTTTCTATTTACAAGGGATCTCGAATGGGGTCACCCGTCACGTGACCATCTCGCGGTGGCCCTCCGCGACTGCTTCGAAAAGCGCGTGGAGTTTTGGGACCACACACACACGAAGCAGTTGATTCAAACAATACCGGCGGCGTTCACGGGAGGCTTGCCCTGATTCACAGCGTTCAGGTTCTTGACCATGGCTGCGGTGAGCAGGTTCATAGCCTGAGTCGCATTCTTGGCCGCCTTGGCCGTTGCGGCCGCCTCCGCCGCCTTTGACGCATCCATAAACTTGTTGCCAATGTTCTTCATGTTCAATTTGTACATCTTGTTTGCCGCGTTTTTCAGTCCAGCCGCGGAGCTGTTCAGTTTATCGTTCATCTTGGTCAGGTTCTGAGACACGTTGTTGCCAGCCTCGGCCTGGCGCTGGGCATTCGCCGCCATATTCAGGTTCTTCATGGCGTTATTCGCCTGAGTAATTGCCGCGTTCGTAGTGGCCATTTCTAATTATTCAACATTTTAATACTTTTCAGGGCGAACGGGCGAGCTTGGGCTCGCGCCTTCGGCCTGTGAATCGACCCAGTAGTGCGAAGCGTAAACAGTAACACCGACGACTATAGATGACGCGAGCAAAAAGCCCTTCTGGGAGTTGAGGAACAGAACAACGTCATCAAGGACCTGAATACCTGTGGGCTTCTTTATCAGACGAGGGACGAGGTAGACGAGTAGAAAGTTGATGACTAGGGCAGCCCAGAGGTAATTCCAGTTGAACTCCATTACACTATACTTAGGTTTTTATTGCGTGCTTCTTGCAAAAGCACCCCGCGAACGCCTTGAACCCGCACTGCTTCCCCTCCAACGTCTTGGCTTGACACCGAAAAGCGGCCCCGGGGACGACCCGGCCCTTTTTGACCGTGTTATTGGCTGCTGCTTCGCGCGGCTTGGGAGGTTCGTCTATCCTCACAACCTTGTGGCGCTTCGCCTTGAGCTCGAGCGTGCGAGCCTTGAAGCGCGCAGCGGAGGCTTCGAACTTGGCAAGGTCCATCGTTTTTGGGTAGTGTATGCTCATGGTCTATACGAACTTGTCATAGACAGGACACGTTTTTTTCACCGCCCCTAGTAATGAGCAACTGTGGTGGTCAATTAGGTGCTCTTCAATCCAGGGGTACGTGTTGGTTCTATACTATTCTCAACGGGTTTATCCTATCAACAGATGGTCACGCGATACTATTCAACCACCTGAATGAATTTTACAAGAAACTTGCGAATGATGAAAAGACGTACTTCGACTCTGCGAACAACGCACCGTGCCCTTTGAAAGATCTCACAAAGGTCAAACAGATTTACTTTTGGAAATTCATCGACCAGTACATGTGTCTCTTAGGTGGACCTCGGTCCATCCCACTCAAGGCGGGTCGTTCGGTCGAACTCCTCAAGAATGTTAACCTCGCCGGGGAGAAGGCGAGAATAAACCAGGGTGGCAAGGGGGCTTCTAGTCAAGAGGAGATTTGTAAAATATTGGATCATATTGGTTTCAAAGATAAATATGATAAGAGATATACTCGCATAAATAATAAATTCGACGGACGCAAGAAACCCCAATTCGTCGTCGTCAGGAAGTCCGCGTCCAATCCAAAAGAATACATGTATCAATTTCCATCTGTATTCATGAACGATGACAATTATGACTTAATGTGCGGGGGTGTGTCCATCATTAATGAAGAGGCCAGAAACACCGAGTTGCACCGGTCTCACGTCATCTCCGGCTTCGTGTGCAACGGCAAAGGGTTCCTTTTTGATTCAAATCAGATGAAGACTTGGCCGTGCAAGTGGTGGGACCGCTCGGAGATGATCCGCGTCATTGACAATGACGTTGCTCCTTTCTATCCGTTTTTCAAAAACGGACAGATTACCTATTATGGTTATACGTTCGCTATATTTGCCCGCAAGGAATTTACGAAGGACATACGACCTGCATGCCGACTCCGGTACAATAACACGAAGACGCCCAACGTGAAGTTCAACTTCGCAGACCCCAACTTTGGAAAGGTGTTAAACACGGCCAATATGGGATTCAACCCGGCCCAGGTAGCCGCGCTCAAACGCAAGTGGGGCCGAACCGAACACAGAAAATCCGAGTACGTGAGCGCTTCTAATGTTCAGTTTATAGTCGCCATTTCAAACAAGAAAGAAACGGCCCTGAAGAAACTGGCGACTCTCCTCGAGACGGGTCTGAAGATAAAACCAGGAAATTTTGAAATTTTCAATAAAAAACTCAAAGCTAAATTCCCGTCCCCTCCCAAACCTCAGGTCCCGTCCCCTCCCAAGACGAGGTCCCCGTCCCCTCCCAAGACGAGGTCCCCGTCACAGAACAAGATCAACGCCATCATAGCCAAGCACAACAAGCGCTGGAAAGCCCACACAGAGATTATGAATACGTTAAACATCAATATGAGAAAATACAAAACATACATCAATAACAAATTAAATGCTAAATGGCCTCCACCCCCACCCTCTCGGTCCCCATCACTCAATAAGATCAACCACATCATAAACATGGCTAGTACCCGCCAGAAGGCCCTGGAAAACGTGAGCGCAAATAAGACCATCAACGTCGTGAAGCACAGAAATTATTACTCTCAGAAATTGCGTGAAAAGTTCGGTTCGCCTCCAAAGCCCAAGTTCGCATCGCCTCCCAAGACCTCACTGAACAAGCCATTCACTTTCACGGCGAAATAAAACCCCTCCTAAAAGCAAGAATGTCACCCCGCCGCCCTTCCGCATCGGGCCTGAATTTCAGCACGTGGATGCGCACCAATGCAGGTCGGGCCGTCCGCCATTACAAGAAGCGTACGAGCCCTTCGTCAGGAAACCACACGTCGCCAAAGACCTCCGCGTCCCTTGCGCGCCTTCGCAATCGGGCGAAGCGTACAGTCGCGACTCTGCAGCGCTATAACGCTGCAGTTCTGGCCCGTAACCAAGCCCGTGTCAAGAAGATGCTCAAGGAGATTGCCAACTACAAGGCTCGGCACAGTCACAAGCTTGTGCGTCAACCAAGTGGTTCTTTTGCATTTGCTCGACGCACTTAAAAATTACAGACTAATAATAAATAGAATGCAGATATTCGTAAAGACTCTGACGGGCAAGACTATCACCCTCGAGGTGGAGGCCAACGATTCTATTGCAAATATCAAGGCGAAAATTTCAGACAAGGAAGGCATCCCACCGGACCAGCAGCGTCTGATTTTCGCGGGCAAACAGCTCGAGGACGACCGGACCATGGCTGATTACAATATCCAGAAGGAGTCGACCCTCCACCTTGTTTTGCGCCTTCGTGGAGGAAACTAATTTCACGTGTAGTATTAAATGCCTTTCACCCTTCAGCACCCCGAAACGGGTCTGTTCTGGACTGCAGGCATTTTTGGACGCGTGCAGCTGGGCGCCAAGCCCAACCTCTACACTCTCGAGGGCTCTTACATAAAGAACGTCGAGACTGGTAACTACGTCAATCACGTTGCTGAAATTCTGCATGAGGGTGGCGAGCCTGAGGAGTTTGTAATCGGTGAGGATGGTGTCATAAGCTCCCAGGGCAAGGTTATCATCGGCGGGTCGTATTTGCACCTCATGGGTGGTGAGCCGACGGCATGGGTCAAGGCTGACACGGCGCCCGTCGTGCGCGGTACGGCACTCCTCGAGGAGGCTCTGAAAGCCCCCAAGACGTGCGAGTGTGAGGAGTGCGAGTGCGATCCGTGCGAGTGTGCTGAAGAGGAGGCCCAGTAGATTTTCTAAACTAAAATTAGAATGGGCGTCAGTCCTAATATATGGGGACCAAATCTATGGGGCACTCTCCACCTTTTGTGTCTGACCGGAACGATCACCCCTAATTTTGTTCAGGAATTCGCAACCGTCATCCCATGCCCTATGTGTGCCAGTCACTTTTCAGACTTGTTGTCGGAGAACCCCTTCCCAGATTCAGATAATCCCTCCGTTTTATTTGAATGGTCCGTGCGTCTTCATAATCTTGTAAATGCACGTCTCGGTAAACCAATACTCAGTACCGAACAGGCTATGCAGCGATGGGTCGGGACCACTCAATTTGATTTCAAAATTGCATTAATTGTCCTGGCTATAGCTTTTATTATATTGCTAAAAATCAAGTAATGGCTGGAGGTCTCTTTCCCGGTCATCCATTTGCACTCAATATCAAGTGCATCATCTTCACAGCGATTCTTGCCGGGGGGTACTGGTACCTACCATACAAGAATCTCTGGGTTCTTTCGTTCCTCATATGGTTTCCTTATATAGCACTCGCGTGGTATGACTATTCGTATGACTGCAAGGACAAACTCAAGCCGACACTCGTTCCGTTTGGTCGGTACATATGGCTTCCGTTCAAGCCTCCAGGATACAAGGAGGAATTCAACAAACTCCCGCAGGAGCAGATTCAGGCTATGAATAATCTGGATCACCTGGTTCTATGGACAGCACTCGCCGCCGCCACGGCTTATTTTCTAGTCAGAAAGTAGATGGCGAGCTTTGCGCCCGCTCCAGCGCCCGCTCCAGTCTCTGCTCCGGCACACTCCCAAAAAGAAGAGATTAGCGAGGCTATGAATATCGGTATAGGAACAGGCCTGACGGCGTCAGCGTGTATACTCCTGTTGTTGGGAATTTCATTTGGAAATTGGCTCAAGAAGGATGCAGCCGCGAATATGACCAATACCCAGAAGTCCGCCGCCAAGGCGTTCGAAGGCGTCGCCATCTTGGGGAAGGGCGGTCTTATTGCCGCGCTCGTCGCTCTCGCAGCCATTAACGGAAATGTATCGTACGTCGCCAAGAATCCGACCAAGTTCATGCAAGATGCCCTTGCGACCGGTGGGTTCGGTGCGATCGCCGCCGTGTTTTTGACCCTGACGCGTGGACGCCCAGACCTCTTTTTCAATCATCTTATTTTTGCATTCATGCTTTTCTTCCTATATCACGTGTGTCGTGAATTTGCAGGGTACTTTACGATATTTGGAAACGAGGAAAAGACGAGTAAAATTGAGAAGCAGCAGGACAAGCTTGCAAAACCCATATTGATAGTCGGCGGCGTCATGGCTCTCGTCGCCATCATACTCGCATTGACGGCGCGAGCAACACCCGATTATTCTCATGGAATTTTCAAAAGTTTTGGTGAGTCATTCGCTCTAGGCCTTGAGACGATCATTTTTGTTTCAATAATCATAGCCGGTGAGGTGATAGTCGCCAAGAACCACGGGGAACCCCTTGGACCGGCAATTGGAACTAGTGCCATTATGTTCACAGTTGCTCATTTAGTTCTCCAAGCTGGAGGATTTTACGGTCATTTGTACCCAGTTGTCCAACCTAACCTAAAGACTGTACACGTGAATTAGATAACCCAAATGCAATATGAACGGCTCACACACGTTGAACATATACTCAAACGCCCCGACACTTATGTCGGATCCCTCGCTCCCGAATCTTCCTCCTATTGGATTCGAGACGGGGACGGTTTCAAGCTTTCTGAGCTTTCTGTTTCACCTGGGTTGGTGAAGATATTCGACGAGGTTCTGGTCAACGCCATCGATCAGCACTCTCTCCACCCCAAGAAGGTTTCAAAGATTGAAATTGTGACGGGCAAGGACTTTGTTTTCGTCCGAAACTACGGAGTGTCCATCCCTATCAAAAAGCACGAGACAGAGCGGGACTCCAAAGGCGCCCCTCTCTGGATCCCCGAGCTCATCTTTGGGCACTTGCTCACGAGCTCAAACTATAACGACGAGGAGCAACGCGTGACGGGTGGCCGCAACGGGTATGGCGCCAAGTTGGCCAACGTATTCAGTTCTAAATTTCATCTAGATATCAGCGACGGCAAGAAGGTATACTGGCAGGATTGGACGGACAACATGAGCAAGGTCGCGCCCCCAACAATCGCCACTTCGGCCGACCCCATCTCTCCGTACGTGTCCATCACTTTCTGGCCAGACTGGAAGCGCTTCGGTGGTCCAGGCAACTTTTTGAAGATGGTCGAGAAGCGCACATGGGACGCGGCTATGTGGTGTTCAAAGGCTCGGGTATATTTGAACAAGGAATTGCTCAAAGTTCCGAGTCTGGAGGAGTATGCTCGGATGCACGTCGGTGACGTACCCTTGGCTAAAATGCACACCGACAACTTTGACATCGTTGTGGCCCACTCAACGAGTGGTGCGTTTCAGCAGTGTTCATGGGTCAACGGCATCTCCACTACAAGGGGTGGAACGCACGTGGACAAGGTGACCAAGGCGCTATGCGACGCCATCGCGGCTGACAAGCGCGTGACTGTGAAACCTGCCCAGATCAAGGCGGCTCTCTTTGTGTTTGTGCGGGCCGTCGTGGTCAACCCCACATTCTCGAGCCAAACCAAGGCTGATTGTACTTCAAAAATTACTGATGCCATTGATTTGAAACCAAAATTCGTCAAGGATGTCCTGGCGACGGGTGTCCTGGACGACCTTCTCGCTCTCGGCCTCGCAAAGGTTGACAAAGAGCTCAAGAAGACAGATGGGTCCAAAAAGTCTCGAATTACGGGCATCCCCAAGCTCGACGACGCCAACTGGGCCGGTACTCACAAGTCCCATGAGTGTACGCTTATTATCACCGAGGGTGACTCGGCGAAAGCTCTTGCCATTGCCGGTCTGAGCGTTGTGGGCCGCAACGCTTTCGGCGTGTTTCCACTCCGGGGTAAGCCGCGCAATGTGCGGGATGCTTCTGTAAAACAGGTGACCGAGAATGAGGAATTCAGCAGCTTGAAGAAGATTCTCGGGCTCCAACATGGCAAGGTCTATAATTCCGTGAGAGAATTGCGCTACGGCCGTCTGATGATTATGACTGATGCCGATCTAGACGGGTCCCATATCAAGGGTCTAGTCCTCAATATGTTCCACGTATATTGGCCCAAGCTTATTGAGCTCGGTTTCATCGTGAGTATGGTGACGCCCGTCATCAAGGCGGGCAAGGTGTGGTTCTTCACAGAGGAGGCCTTTCGTGAGGCGCAGGCCCAGCGATCAGGTGGGCTCCCGGGACCCATCAAGTACTACAAGGGTCTGGGCACCTCCACAAGTGCAGAGGCTAAGGAATATTTCAAACAAATTGAGAAACTAACTGTTGCTTTCAATTCCGATCAACACATGAACGAGTCCATGTGTTTGGCGTTTGCCAAGGCTCTGAGTGACGACCGCAAGGTGTGGCTGACGAAGCACATGGCCAAACCGCCGCCGGGAATCCCGTACGGTCAATTGGCGAAGCTGCCCGTGTCCGAGTTCGTCCATCGCGACTTGGCCAACTTTAGCGCCGAGGACATCAAGAGGAGCATTCCTCACGTGGCGGACGGCCTCAAACCGTCTCAGCGCAAGGTGATTTACGCATGCCTCAAGAAGAACCTGGCGCAGGACATGAAGGTGGCGCAGCTGGCCGGCTATGTGGCTGAACAGACGGCGTATCACCACGGCGAGGCGAGCCTTCAGGGCACGATCGTCAACTTGGCCCAGAACTTTGTGGGTGCAAATAATTTGAACCTTTTGGAGCCTTCGGGGCAGTTTGGCACTCGGCTGGCGGGTGGTAAGGACGCCGCCAGCTCCAGGTACATCTTCACGCGGTTGGCACCACAGACGCGCAAGATATTCAATCCTGCTGACAATGCAGTTCTGTCATACGCCATGGACGATGGTCAACAGGTTGAGCCAGAATTTTACGCACCGATAGTGCCTATGATCCTCGTGAATGGCGCCGAGGGAATTGGGACGGGCTTCAGCTGCTACGTCCCTCCGTACGACCTCCAGATCATCAAGCACAATATCGAGTGCGCCCTGAACCAGGTGGCGATGGTACCCATGGTACCACACTTCAAGGGATTCAAGGGCAAGGTGGCCAAGACGAAGGAGCATACGTGGGTCATGTCAGGTGTCGTAGAGAAGGAGGGGAACCAACTCCACGTCACGGAATTGCCGCCTGGCAAGTGGATTCAGGACTTCAAGGAGCACTTGGAGGATCTCCTGGAAAAGGGGACTATTCAAAAATACGAGAACCACTCTACGGAGACGCAGCCCGACTTTCGCATATGGGGAGCGGCGCTGGAAGACCCGATCCGAGAGTTGGGGCTGACGAAGACGATACACACGAGCAACATGTATCTGATCGGTCCCAATGGAGCGGTGAAGAAGTACGCAAGTCCCGAGGAGATTCTGGTAGACTACATAGAAATCCGTCTAGGGACTTATAAGAAACGCAAGGCGTGGCTTCTCAAGCAATTTGATTCTGAAATTGAGTGGCTCAGTGAGAAGGCTCGTTTCATAGATGGTGTGATTCGTGGGACCCTCAAGGTGATGAACGTTCCCTTGGCGCAGATTCAGGTTCAGTTGTCCAAAGCTCAATTTAAGGATGAAATTTGGGAGAAGCTCTTGGATATCAAGACGTATCAGTACGTGGCTGAAGAGGTGACGAAACTCCACGAGATGGTGGTCAAGAAGAGGACTGATAGGGACGCTCTCAAGGCGACGAGTGTGACACAACTGTGGAAGAATAATCTGAGTGAGTTGTAGAAGGAATGCAAAAAGTGTTCCAAAATGTCATTACACTTGAGAGACGGGTACAAGCTTCGGTATTCAACCTCTTTAATAAGAGTGTTGGGCCGGCGCCGATTCCCACGAGCCCAAGCCCCGTCTCTTCTTTGGTGGTACAGCAAACACCGATAGCCTTGGCACCGATCGACTTGAATGGATTTTACAATGTGACGAGTGATACGAACATAACTTTTTACGTCACGACCGATCTCCCAATCATCCCCGTGAGCCCTGGCTGGTCGGGTGCTGGTTTTACAGGAATTTTGGGTCAAATTCAAGTCACGAGCGTCTCGAACGTCGCGGGGACCACCGACTATGGAGCGTACAACTGGTCTTTCACTCTTCAAACCGATACCGACCAGAACATACAAGGGACCCAACAAGCCACCGGAGCGATTCTTTATCCGCCTAATCAGCTACAATACAAGAGCAATAGGACTCGTGCACCTCTTTATGGTTACTACCTAACGGCTCAAAATAGCGTAACCTTTTACTTTACAGCACCGCCTCCTACTCAAACGAGCGTCGGGTGGCGCATCACCGGCCTCCCCACTTTCAGCGTCCCCATGCAAATCACATCTGTTCAAGGGACCACATTAGCCACTCTCGTTCCTACAGACAACAGTATTCCTCCTAATAATTCAGTTCCCATATACGTGAATGGCATCCCTGCGATGATCGAAGAGCCCATGTTCACAAGCACGTTTATTCCCGGGCGTTTTACAAATTATGTTTCAAAGGGTGGGGATGTACCGAACGTGCAGGTCCAGCTCAATCAAAACGTCAGTGTGGGAAACTATCCAGAGTTGCGGACTCTCAATACGGACGTGGAGTGGCAGGATCCACAACCAGGGACCCGTCTCTTTCCCGAGAGTAAATACATTGAGGAGAAGAACAAGGGTTTCAGTTCAGGGTCTGTTTTGTCCCTTCAAGCTATAGGCCCCCAGGAGGATTACTTTTTGACGGACGACATGAGCAAGTCGCAGTGGAATCCTGCGTTCAAGAGGTACTCGAACTTCGTCATGTATCAAAAGGTTTATCCCTTTCCACCTCCAAATCCGTATTATCAGGGGTCTGTCATTCAGATTGAGCTGCGGCCGACCGAGTTGGGTCATCTTCTGTCGAACATGTACCTCTCGGTGAATCTCCCGGCCCTCCCAGGGAGCAACAGTTACACGCCAAACGTCGGGCGCGCCCTCCTGAAACAGGTGGATCTCCTCGTGAATGAGACGATCGTCGAGACTCTGTACGATGACTGGTACGTTATCCGGGACCAGATGTTCCTGGACGCTGATGAACAGCTCGGGGTCCAGACAGCTCTCAGTGTTTCAAACGCACAGGTTGGTGGCACGATCACGATCCCACTCGAGTTTTTCTTTTGCCGTCGTCATTCTGCTAATAATAAAGGGCGTGAGAGACTGCGGAAACCGTACCTCCCGGTGTGCGCCATGTGGAATCAGCGTCTTTATGTGCGGTTTACGTTCCAGCCAAACACCTGGTGGGCGAGTCTGCCAGCGAACACAAGTTATGACGTGTTCCCCCCGGGAACAAGTTTATGGCCGAATTTAATCACGGAAGAAATTCTTTTAGAGAATGCTGAAAAGTTGTACTATCAAAACACGCCTCTCAAATATATAGTGAATCGCGTCCAAAAGGAGTCGACCCTCGCATTTTCAAGTGCAAATCCGACTCTTCAGTTGACGGCCAACTACCCCGTGCAAGTTCTTGCATGGTTTTTTAGAAACAAAAATTACGAGGCTGTTGCGGACGGCAAGTATTACGCATCCAGGTATAGCTACGGATACTCAACACAGTATATTCAGACAGGTATAGAGCTCAAATTTCCATCTGGAAATTCAAATTTCGTGGATGTGATTAATAACGCTAAGATTACTTTGAATAACGTGGATATTCTGAGTACGTTCCAGGGGTCCCTGTACTACTCGTTCAAGCAGCCTATGGAACACTATCTATCGATACCTTCAAAAAACATTTACATATATTCGTTTGGTTTGACGCCAAAAGAATACAATCAGGGTGGGTACCTTAATTTTTCAAAATTGAATTCACAGACGACATATATACAGCTCAACTTTAACGCGGCTTATACGAATCAGCTCATCACTGGATACAACTTGTACCTGTTCTATTATGGATATAGTCTTCTACAATTTCAGGGAGGATTTGCTTCTCTTCCGTTTCTGTAAGAGTTCGAAGAACTCCGACAATTCCGTTCGAAATTGCCCATCTCAAAAAGTTCAGCTGCGCACACGTGGTTGTCAAACCTTGGAACTCTATGCGCTCCGTGCGGCAAAAAGGATCGAAAAGCTTTTTACTGTACCCGTCCAGACTCGACTTGTATGCGACGTGTACCGTAAACACCTTGCCGTTAGGCGCTGTGAATGACACGTGGTTATTCTTTGAATAGTTGGTCACGAACCATTCGAGCCTCCGGAGAGAAGGTCCCTTGCCCCGACCAATGATGTCATGGAGCTGGGTTCGATTCTCTGGAATCTCGAAAAATTTAGAAAGACTTGTGAGCAGAAGATCACTTTTGCTTCCCATTAAGCAATTTAGTTGCGAAATCTCTAAGCTTGCTCATTCCCAAGGGGCCACTTCCTTCTGCTCAACGACAGAAATCTCAGGTTTGTGATTAGGCGCCTGACATTGATGAAAGCCGCAGTATCCATTCTCCTTGGGCTTTTTCAGACATCTCTGTTTACTCTTCAGAATTCCACGACAAAAATTACCTTCGACACTTACCGTATCTTTTATAAGTCGCTCAACTGGAATCTCGTAGAGTCTCGAGACTTCCTCGAGTATAGCTCGAGATCTTATATTGACCCGGCGCGTCACCTCATCTTCTATGTTTTGAAGAATCTGTTGTTGGTACGCGGACTCGTCCATACCTACTATGGGACCGGAGCTTTTAAGGGGCGCGTAAACATGGACAGGAACGCCTTGCGCGCCTCAGTCTCTGCAGTACTCGACGTTTTGACCATGAACTTCTTGTCAAAGATGGCGTCGGCATTCACGAGCGGTTCAAGAAGGTCCTGTACCGGCTTTTTGAATTGGTTCGTGAAATAGTACTGGTAATCGAGAGGAATCTTGTGATCGAGGGCCCACGTCGGATCCTCCGCCTTTTCACACATCTTCCCTTCACCCTTGACGATGACGAATGCGACGCGATCACCCTGTTGCGGCTCGGACCCGGGGACGCGCGCCTTCATCTTGTCACGAACCGTGACGTGTGGCTGAACCACCTTGTATGCCGACGCGAGCTGTTTGCTCATCAAGAGCTTTTCCATAGGGACCTCACCTGCCATGAGTTTCCGCGCCTCTTCACGCGCAAACGTAATGACCGGCGTCGGATCGCTCGACTCGAGGACCATATTCAAAAGCGCCTTGAGCGTCTCGCGCACGAAAGGACAGCTGTCACGCCGAACCACCTGAAGGCCCTTGACGTCAATCTTTTTGAAGGCGACCGCATCACCCTTCTTTTCGTACATCTTTGCCGCGTAGCGCTTCTTCGAATACAAAAAGTATGGGCAATAAACTTTCTCGAGTTCCAGATCGTTCGGTGCCTTGAACAGCTTGGTACACTGCTCAGCCGCCTGCTCACCGAGCTGCCACGAGTAGTCGATCGCCTCTTGACCCTTGCGTCCCTGAACGTCAAACTCGACCATCACAGAGTCCGTGTCTCCGTACCGGACGCGAGCTCCCGGGAAGTTGGCTTCGACGTAATTCTTGGTCTCCTCAATCATCTGCCGCCCGCGCATAGTAACAGTTGATGCGATGGCGACGCACGGAAGCATGCCCTTGGAAGCACCCGTGAATCCGTAGATTGAATTCATCGAAATTTTGTACGCGAGCTGCTGACCGTTGTAAATCGCCTCCATAGGCGTCCCCTCGTGTTGGGCCATCAGCTTTTTGGCCTTTTTTCGGAACGCCTTCAGGTCTGACAGAATGGTGGGCAAAAGGGAAACCACAGGTTTCCCTTTCGACGTCTGCGCGAACCTGTGAGACCCGTACTGCTCATACTCAACTCCGGGCAAGTTGTCGTACTTGGGATCCATCACCAGTGTCGAATAACACAAGTTGTGGGCACACATGATGCTCGGGTACAGACTCGCAAAGTCGAGCGCCGTGATTGGTCCGTAGTACGCACCCGCCTGTGCCTCGAGCACGGTCGCGCCTTCGTATCCTTCATCGGGTGGCCCGGACGCGCCATACTTGAATGTCGGGATGATGAAATTGAGCTCGCGAGCCTTGAACGCCATCTGACTAAACACCTTGATCTGCTGACCGCGCTCCGACAGGAACGAAATAGGAACCCAACACGCCTTGGCCATCTCAATCTGGTTCTGAATCTGGCACAACTTTTCCATGAGCTTGTGCGGCAGGACCGTGTCCTGAATACAGTATGCAGCCACCTCACCGAGGCGGTCGGGGTCGCCCTCGGCATACCGGCTGAAGATTTCCTTGACGGGCATGTCATTCTTTTGGTCCTTCAAAAAGTGTTTGGACACGTTATTCAGTGAATAGCTCTCGAGCTTGTGTTCCCGCTTGACATCCTGGAACAAATCAAAGACGTAACGACCTTTCATTGGCGTCATCTTGAGGAGGTTGTTCCCGAGTGCTGAACTCGAAAGGTTCTTTTCGACGAGTTCAGACGGCGCATCCTTGACTCGCCCCCAGACCGTGCTCGCGCCGCGAAGAACTGACCGGAAGTGAAGAAACTCGAGGTCGAACCCGAAGATGTTCCAACCCGTGATAATGTCGGGATCCATCTCCACCAGATACTTTTGGAAAGCGTCCAAGAGCTCGCGTTCCGTCTCGAAGGACTCCACGTCAGGGCCGTTCGTCTTTTTGAGGCACAGACAGCGTTTTGTCAGAGATTCTTGCCCGAATGTTTTGGTCGTCATACCAATCTGAAACACTACGTCGTGTGGATTTCGTGGGTCCGGAAAAGCGCCTGTCGACGAGTAGCACTCTATATCAAAGGACATGATGCGCAGGGGTGCGACGTCGTCCCGAACAACCGGACTAATAAAACGCCAGTTCGGGGACCAGAGATTCACGTCGCACGTCGTTTCTAGATCAGGCTCACAGAGTCCTGGGTCGATCCAACCCGTCGACGAGCACTTCGTGACGTGCATGAATCTCAAAACGGGATCCATATTCGACTCGTAGACGCGGCACCCCGAAAGCTCTGGCCACTTGGCGTTTTCAACGCACCACGCAAACCCCCTCAGCGCCTTCTGAGATTTGAAAGTCACCTGAATAAACTCGGAGAGTTCGCCGTTCTGAAAACCCCATAGATCCTTGGCGCGCTTCGGCTCCGCCTTGATGCACTTGGTTTTGACAAAGTTGAACAACTCCTGTGACATTTTTTTGGGTTTTATGAAACAATAAGGTTGGAACGGTGTTCCAAGAGAGACTGATTTACCATCTGCGGCTCGGCCGAAGATGCGTATGGTAAATTGGTCTTCAATATCCTGGCCATCCCAAGCGATAGCTTGGAAGGCCAAGGCGGCAAAGCCGCTCATTTGTTTTATAGACGTTTTAAGAGTTTAAGCCTAGATCCCCGTCGACCCGAAACCTGCCGCGCCGCGCGCGCTCGGGGTGGCGCACAGAGCAGTGAACTCCGTGGGCACCTCAACCACATCCGCCACCGTGTAATTCTCCAGAATCAACTGGGCGATGCGGTACCCCGGGCGAATCACGAAGGGCTGCTGCAGGTCTAGGTTCTGCAGGACCACCTTGACCTCACCCGTATAGTCCGGATCGATAACACCCGCCAGCGTGTCCAGACCGTGCTTTACGGCCAGACCAGAGCGAGGTGCAATACGTCCATAAGTTCCTGGCGGGAGCTGAACTGAGATGCCGGTGGATACGACCACGCGGCGACCTGGGAGAACGACGTAGCTGTCAGTGCTGAAGAGGTCATAACCAGCTGCGTTACTTGAGCCGCGGATAGGGAGCTGGGCATTTGGAATAAGTTTCGTGACATTGAGCGCCATTGTGACATTTACAGTGTGTTAAGCTTTAAATATATTTGTTTATTATAAATGTTCAGGCGGTTGTGCGGAGGTGTGAAATGCAACGCGCCCCGCATCAACAATGCACCAAAGGTCCGTACGCGTATTAACAACGTGAAGAACTATCTCATGGCGTTTGATCCAAACTCAATTAAGGTTAAAAATAGACAAGGATTTAATAAGAACAAGCGTATAATTACAGTTGATATGTACGTTAATGGCCGGCGCGCTGGTAATGCCGCTATAAATATCGGACCTTCTACTGTAAATTTCAATTGGGGTCGCACTAATAAAAATTTTCAAGGTCAACAGGTGGCGCGTATTCTAAGAGCTCTCCTTACAAAAGCGGCTATAAATATAGGAAAATACGATACTATTGAACATCACGGGTCGAACATGAACAAACTTATTAGACCTAATAACACCAACAAGCGTCCTATTAGTACAAGAATTCTTCAGAATAAGCTTGGGTTCAAGCCTAATCCAGTCGTACCATTAACCATGTCGAGCTTTAGAAGAGGAAATAACATTTCACTCATTAACAAAACTTTGAATAACTATAAAAAGGGGCTAATAGGTCCAAAAGCACAGAGATAGAGAAACAACGCGTTTGAAAAGTAAATGGCGTACAAATCACTTCTCCTTGACGTGGATGGCGTTCTTGTACGCGACAAGCTCTTGATGGCTCACGTCAATGAGAATTGCGTCTCGTACGTCCGCTCAAAGCTCCCGCACTGCAAGGACCCTCGTGAGACGAATCGCCTCCTGTTTCTTGCGTACGGGCACACGGCTCGTGGTCTTCAGCGCGGGTTCCAGTTGGACGTGTCAGACTTTAACGAAAAGGTCTACGACAAGTCTTTGATGAACCACTTGGCTGATGTTCTCGCGACTGAAGAAATGCATAAGGAAGCGGCCGATCTTCACTCCTTGACGCATGAGGGCTGGAATCTGAAGCTCTTTACAAACGCACCGTGGATCTGGGCGTCCAGGGTGGCATTGGCGATCGGTGCCGACGTTACGATCAATTGCCCCGGAAACCCCTCAGATTCACCTTTGAAACCAGAGGTTGAAGCTTACGCATTCCCCAATCACCACCTTAACGTCTTTGTTGATGATTCTCTCAAGAACCTCGGAACGGCCCGGTTCTTGCCCAACTGGAAGTGCGTCCATTTTACAGACAGAAAGGAACATAATATGTGGTGCCCCCAAATTGAAACTGTTTGGGAGCTGTGTCTCTTGGCGCGCTCGATAAACACGTGGTGTAACGAGGCATAAAGTCTGCGTATGTATCAGAAGGAATGTTTATATTGGATTTTTTTATCGGCTTTACCACCGGCTTCTTCATTTTTAAACCTAAATTGAAGAAAAATATAGAAACGCAGACGGATGCACCACCCGTCAAGACTGCCCCAATGGGCATTCCACATCTTCGGGACTTTTGGACGCACCACATTTCAGAGTGAGTGTCCTCTACAATTACTTTTTATTCTCAATCTCGATCAAACGAGCTGCAACATAAACTGAAAGATCGAGAGCCTCCTCGAGCGCCTCTTTGACCCAGTCGTATCCAGAGTTTTCGAGGAGACCATGACCGTATTGCGCGCGCCCCTTTGCCATGCGCCCCTTGATGAGGTCTAGGATCCGGTCATTCATCTCCTCGTTCATTTTAGTTAAATAGATTCGGTGTTTTTAACTAGTCGCCGCGGCCACTCTAGGGAGACATAAAATCCTTAGTTTATTACAGGATGGGGTGCTGCACTAGTCCAGCACCTCTCTACGTGGTACTTCCATACTTTAACTTTTGCGGTTTCAAAAGGCGTCGAGAACTTTTCATAGAGTTTGTGAATAGGACCATTTCTCCGTCTGTTCGGATTGTCGTTGTCGAGGCTCTCGGTCCCGCATCGCTTCCCAGACTCCCTGTGCATAAACACCTCACGTTCAAAACGGACTCTCACGTGTGGCTCAAAGAGAATCTCATCAATATGGCGGTCAAGGTTTTTCCAGAAAATTGGAAATACGTCGCATGGATCGATGCAGACCTTGAATTTTTAAACAAAAATTGGATCCAGGATACCATTGAGGAGCTTCAGACCGCTGACGTGGTTCAGATGTGGCACACGGCTGTGAACCTCGGGTCTCACGGCGAGGCGCTCAAGATCGACAAGAGCTTTGCGTACATGTTCGTCGGGAGTGGAACAAAGTGGACGCCGACGGACAAGTATGGGTTTTGGCACCCTGGATACGCGTGGGCATGCACGCGCTACGCGTTTCAGAAGATGGGCGGGCTTCCAGACTGGGCCATCCTCGGTTCGGGCGACAGACACATGGCTATGGCCCTTGCCGGTATCGGGCAGAATTCGTGCCCAGGGACCGTCCATGAAAATTACAAAATGATGCTGAAACTCTATGAGAGAAACTTGAAGCAATTCAAGGTTTCATGGGTCGACGGCACCATCATCCACTTTTGGCACGGATCCTTTGCCGATCGCCGGTACAAGGAGCGTTGGGATATTTTGACCCGAAATGCGTTCGATCCCCTCGAGGATATAGGGTACACGGACGAAGGGCTCGTGCAATTAACCCAAAAAGGCCGCCGGTTTGAAAAGTTGCTGGACGATTACTTCATAGGGCGCAAGGAAGACTCGTGAACTTAAAAGAGCTGTGAGTATTACGTATAAATGCCTCAGAGACTTCACATGGCGACGGCTCTCGGAACTCTGGGTCTCATAGGCCTGGCGGGAGCCGGAGCCGGGGTTGGCTGGTTCCTTGGCGTCACCGGACCTCAGGCCAAGGACAAACTTGTACGCTCAGGCTATACATAAAAAACCTCAGCACAGAGTAAGACATGGTGAGGCGTCTCACCAATGAAGAGGTTATACAAAAGTTCATAGATGTACATGGCGATAGGTACAATTATTCAAATGTAGAATACGTGAATAATTCTATCAACGTTACTATAATTTGCCGTAATCATGGCTCATTTCAACAAAGCCCCGCCAGTCATTTCAGGGGAAACGGGTGCTCTTCGTGTAGTGGAAAACAACAAGGAACGACCAACGACTTTCTCGATAAAGTAAAGGAAACATACGGAGATGAATACGATTTATCACTCATAGAATACAAGAACGCAAATACTAAAGTAAAGGTAATATGCAGGGTTCATGGGGAGTTCAAACAACTTCCTAATAATTTGTTAAAAGGACATGCATGCCCTCTATGCACTGAACGCCGAAAAGAAAACATGGAGACTTTTCTTAAAAGAGTAAATGAAGTTCATGGATCAACGTATGACTATTCGAATGTCGTTTACGTTAATTGCTATACAAAAGTTAAAATTGAATGTAAAATTCACGGCCCGTTTTTCCAGCAGCCTCGAATTCATGTGAGTGGGGCGGGGTGTCAAAAATGTGAAAGATTCACCACATCAAAGATTGCTCGAAACTGGCTCAAGTCCTTGAATATACCTCATTTAAGGACATTTGATAGCCCTCTTGGTGAGTTTACTATACCGGAGACAAAGTGGAAGGTGGATGGATATGACGAAAAGACGAATACGGTATATGAATTTCACGGGGACTACTGGCACGCGCATCCATCAAACAAGAGGTATTCCAAAGATGAACCTCACCCAAGGAAGAGAGGAACATGGGGTGAGGTGTATGAAAGAACCCTAGAAAGAGAAAGAAGGATTAGAGATTTGGGATACAATTTGGTGGTCATATGGGAACATGAGTTCCTCGCCTCCGCAGGTCATTATCCGGATCGTATTTCCCTTTATACCAACTAAGAGGCGCTTTCCTCTTTGTGAGTAAAATGTATTTATATGTTCTACTGATCGCCCACTGAGGCGCGGTGGCTCCTGGGCGGCTCCCACCCGTTTTCCACGCCTTGAGGCCCCTGTTGTACACCGTGTTGAGCGTCGAACGGCTGATGCCCGTACGACGCGCGATAGCCTCTTTGTTGAACTTGAGGCCCGGGTAAACCTTGTGGAACTGCTGCGTCCACTTGGACTTGCGTTTCATCGCAAACTTGTTCGATGTGCTGAGTCCCAGCTTACTGTACGGCGTTCTGCGCCGTCTCAAGAGTTCCATTTCGCGTCTGATTTGCATCTTTCGACTCAGACCCGAGAAGTACCTTTCAGGCCACCGACGGCGTATGGTGACATGCCTAGGTGATCTCATTATTATACTGAAATATTTTCAGGTGCCCGTGGATTAAAAATAGTAAGGAACGCAGGCACCTCCCTTGGTGGTATACGAGGCGGGCATCTGTCCTGGAGGGCAGATCCCGATAAAAGCCTCCTCGATATACTTGGGCGGAGAAAAGCCCGGGCCCATGCGCATAAAGTACAGAATCACAGCGGCGAAGATGGCGAGGGCGATCCAAACTTTGTTCATTTACTTATAGTTGGGAAAAAGACTCTGGTCGCGCTGGACCGGGAACTCGAGGGTCTTGGCTGGCGTCCCCATCATCAGGCTCTGGGCGCGTCCAGTGTCGCTGATGATCGGCGCGTAAATCGTCGTGATGGGGCGAACGTAGGTGTCTGACGGGATTCCGACGAGGGACGAATCAATACCCTTGGGAAGGCAGTTGTAGCTCCAGCCAGCCCACGTGCTGTTAACTGGGGAAGGCACGTAGCCTGTAGGGCAGGACGAGCCGCGGGTCGAAGCTCCGCGGCGCCCCCACACGAGGAACAGAATAATGACGAGGGCCAAGATGATGATTGCAGTCTTCATTTACTAAAGCCAAATATTTTTCTTGGTTAATTTCAAATGAATAATAACAATAGCAACGAGAACTTGCGTAACAAGATCAATTTCCATAGAGCGTCTATAAACCACATGCACCGTCAGGGGCTTAGCGCCCATTATATAGCAGGTGCCACTATCCATCACGAGGCTCAGATTCGCGACCTGCAGCGTGAGCTCAACCGTCGGACAGCAGCCCGTCGTGCCGTGGCCAAGAGTCACTGGAAGAAACTCGGTGGCTACGTCGGGGCTCGTGGTATAGTTGGGTACCTGCGGCGGTTGTCTATGGCACCCCCTACGCGCGGCGGGGCGGGGTACACGAGGCTGATGCGCCAAACTGGCGTTGGACGCCGTAATACCAGAAATGTAGGAACGTCTATGAGCCCTCGCCGCCGGAGTCCGAGCCGGAGCCCGAACAAGCGCAGCCCGAACAAGCGCAGCCCAGGCCGGAGTCCGAGCCGGAGCCCGAACAAGCGCAGCCCGAACAAGCGCAGCCCAGGCCGGTCTCCTCGGCGTTAAATTATATACTAAAAATTAATGAACAACGTGGCCATCCTAGGCCCCAACAAACTCCTCAACAAGAGTCTACGTAAGAATGCCCGTAGACTCGTGAAGACGACTATAAATAAGAATTGGTTCAAAGAGGCTTACAAGTTCAGCAACCGACACTATACGGTTATAAATACGCAGGGGAAGTTGGTGGGGTTTGCCTTGGTCAACAAAAATCACCGGAACCAAAAGGGGGACATGCGTATTCGCCTCATAGGCACAAACAAGGGGAAAGGGATAGGCAGACTGCTTATGAACCGCATAATAGCTAACGCACGAAACAGGGGGCTAAATACGGTGACGCTCGAATCGGTTCCAGAAGCTCGTGGATTTTATAACAAAATGGGCTTCAGACCCATAGGTATCGGGAGCAATATGAGGTTCAATATACAAAAATGACCTTCTCGCCCGTCTCCAAAGCGGCCTTCATCTTCGTCAGCGTCTTCTGCGCGGCGTCGCGCGGGTAAAACGCCCCACCCTTGAATTCCTCCTCGAAATTGTCCACGTCCTCTTTTGTCAGGACCATCGTCTTGTTACCCCACGCGACCCCCTCGGCTGGTCGTGCTGCATCGTCATAGGCCTTGTTGAAGGCCTCGCGCGTTGGGAAGGCCTTGTCCTGATAAACGTTGTTGATCCAGCTCAGAACGTCCGGATCACTGAATTCGCCAAGCTTGTTATGCCACTGAGGCTTGGCGAACTCAAGGAACTTGCGCTTAGGCGCGTACTTGATAGGGATAGAGGCGAACTTGGCGAGCTTGCAGGCCATGGTCGTCTCTGTCAGTTTTGGGTAATTTTAGACGTGTGCGGGGAGACCCTGAGCCTCACAGGACACGTTTTTTAGTTGCGGGGCTTCACGGACCGGCGTCCGGAACGGGTGACTGTCGCAGCGCGGTTAGGGCTCGGGGACTTGCGGTTCGGCGTGCGTGGGACGCGCGGCCGAGGAGGACCGGCCATGAACCGGTTGTAGGTTGTCGTGACGGGCGTGGAACCGGCCAGCATGTATGGACGCATCAAAGAGGCCATCATACTGACGTTGTGCTGGCTTCCAACGCGACGCGAACCGGGGCTCGGGGGGCGACGCAGCGCCGCAACGTTACGGAGCGCCTTGAACTTTCCAGCCGCATTCTGGACGCGGCGGTGCACGGCAGCGCGTCTCTCATTTCCGAGGTTTCTGTTGTTGGAGTTGAGAGCCTTGTTCAACTTGCGGAACTTCACGAGGTACGGCATCATGGCCTTCTGCATAGTCGCGACGTTTGGGTAGCCGCCATTCGCCTTTATGCGTCTCATGATAGTATTGGCCGCTTGTCTGGGCTCCGTAATGTTCAGACCCATGCTCTGGGCATCCTTCATCCATCGAGCGATGCGCTCGAGTTCCTTCAGGTTCGTCTTGGTGAAACCCGCACCCTGTGGGATGTACATCACAACATGACGAGGAGGCGTCATACTTTAGGCTGAAATTATTTCAGGCTGGCCCGCAAAGTAGATCGGGCAGAACGGCGCCCGCGTTTCAAAGTACACGAAATCGTCGAGGCCTCGCCACACGCCTCGGTGCCTCCCGTTCGGCATATGGATCCACGCGTCGCCTTCTGGTTCTATTTCTTCGAAAATCTCCCACGTGAACACGTCGTACGACTCGTCAAAGTTGATGTACAGGAGCTTTTTGAGCGCCGGAAAGTATCTGAAGGTTGTGGGGGCGATGGGCCGTGGGACAAAGTCGGACTTCGGGAGCCTCCGGGGCAGGAATCCTAGGGCCCGCCGCGCGTCAAAATCAGCGAACGAGGCTACCCGTTCGATGAGATCATATGGGAGTTCGCGCCATATTTTTGGGTTCATCTTGTTGTTTTAGGTCTGTAAAACTTTAATAAGGACCCTCCATTTTGTTCAAGATGCGCCCCACTTTTTTCATAGAGACGCCCTTCATTTCAACATTTCCAGTGGTCGCATTTAAAGCCCGGTTGTACAATCTTTTATTGTTCGTTCCGAGCGTGTCGTAATTCACGAGGGAGAGGATGGTGTTCATCTGCCGCTTGTTGGCGTTCGTGAGTCCGGGGCCTGACGCGTTCGTCTTTGCGACGAGTGTACGGAGGCGGGCCAGCCGAGCATTGGTGTGAGTCATCTTACTGTGTGTGGATATTAAATCCAGGTCGTGATGAGAGCGGCCCATTCCTCGCCACGGAATGTGACGTTCTCTTCACAGTCGTACGAACCGCGCATAAAGTGCCGCCGGACGTTATACACGTCACCCTCGTCCTTCACGAAAAAGAACGCAGCCACCTGGGCCACGAGACCCGTGCGTATGTGATCCTCGGACCAGCCGATTTCGCGAAGTTCATCGTCGTTTAGCCAAGTGAATATCATTTAATTTTCAAGAGGTTCTCGTCTCTAAATGTCGAAAGACTCTAAGAGCTCGTCGACCGGTGACTTCTTCGAAAGGCCGTCCGAACCCATCACCTCCACGTACCACTTGCCTTGCGGACCGCATCGCGTCTTGTCGAGCCGGACTGCCTTGGCGTAGTCGTGGTAGACCTTGCCCTTGCTCACGGCAACGATGGAGCGGCCGCACGTCTTGTCACCGGGGTTGTAGTACAGGCAAATCTTGCAGAGGGCCGAGAGACTCATTTGGTTTTCAAGAGGTTGTCGTCTCTAATACTCTAGAGGCTCGAGGGGTTTATTACGAGAATCAATATTGCGTCGCTTCAGTGTGAGCTCTACGGCGTTTATGGACAGTCTACATTTTAAAGAAATTTCATCAATATTCATACCGTTCAGGTAAAAGTTGGCAGCCATCTTGCGCTGACGGGAACGGATGGCTCCCTGAGTTCGACGATGTGAAACTGAAATTTCATCAAGTTTCACACCGGCGGACAATTCTTCTAGAAGTTGCGCCTCTTCCTCGAGAGTCCATGCGCGTCCGGCCATTTTTACTTGTGATTCAAGCGTGGCACGTCTCTAAGTCCATGGACTCCGGTCGATGGGTCCGGGCATCTTGCGTACGATGTGTTCAAGGTTCTTGAGATCCACGAGTAGATACCCTGGAGCCGTAAATGGTGTTGTTAATGTATACATTATCATGAGCCCTACACGATCCGTCACGTACTCTTCCTTTTTAAAAGGGGGTGCGTAAGCTATAGTTCGCAACACGCCATACGTATACGCACCTATGCAGTATTTTATGATAACCTTTTCCATTTAGTGTTCAAGAGGTCATCGTCTCTAAATATCTTCCGCCGCCGCTTCCATAACTGGCACGGCTACGGGAAGCGCCTCTACCGCGGCCGTCCCTAAACACGGTGCGACCACCTTTACTGCTCCGGCGCACACCGCCGTCGCAACTACGCCTCCTGCAGCCACCTCTCCGACTTTCTTTCCCTCCTGTTTAGCAATCTTTGCTGGGTGTTTCATCATTTGAATTTAAGAGAGAAAATAGCCATGCCGTCCCCGAAGGTTCCCAAGGCGCTTCGTCTGTTCGTCGCCACCTCGGATCCTTTTCGAAGATTCCGTTCGATTCTGCATTCGCATCGACCCAAATAGGTTCTTTGACTTTTGAGAGAACCTTATTCACGAGTTGGGTCCCGAGACCCCTGCGTTTTTCGGCGACGCATAGATCTCCGAGTATCCATTTATTTCCCCATTTCTGAAGGGTGCACAAAGCCATGACTTTTGCACCCTCCCGAATTGTATAAAGCCTGTCAAAACACTTGGGGTTCCACAGGCTTTCGCCCTCCCCAAAGTTTTGGCGGATGAGTTCATCCATTACTTTACATACGATCCTCTGCTCTAAACAGATCGAGTGGTTCCCACGTGAAGACGTCCGGCATCTCGGCGCAAATCTTGATCGCCTCCTCGCGCGTCTCGACGTAGACTAAATTGCAATCATATTGAATATCACGGATGACGTAGATCATTTACAAAATTAACTTATTATTTTTTTAAATATTAATATTACAATGCCTCCTCTCATGCGTCTCCCGAACGCCCGTCCAGGCCACCCACGGCTCACGCAGAACCATCTCAAGCGTCTCAAGAATTCTATGAATCGTCAGGGTGCGCTTTATGGTGCCGGTAACAACAACACGTATAATGGAAACGCAGCCCTGCGTGAAATGAATATGCGGCGGAATATCGCACGCGAGGTCGGCATGACTCAGCGTGAAATCGCCCCCTACTACCACAAATATCTGAACCTCACGGCGGCCAACAACCGCAAGCGCGGCTCGACGAGAGCTCAGCGTGTGAATAACCTCGTGCGTCGCGGCGCGCGTGGTTTCAAGAATACGCGTCGGACCCACGCCATGATTGGCCAATTGGCGTCAGCCTCCGTCAACGCCGGTGGTCGTATACAGTCCATCCCACCCGAGATCCGTCGCATGATCGCTCGGATGATGCGGGAACAAGCTCTGCGGCCCAAGAGCCCTGCTCAGTCTGTTCGGTCTGCGAGCCCTCGGCGGTCCCCGAAGAGCGCGCGTCGTAATTAATTTTGTTTTACAGGAAACCACCAGTCGATAATCTCACCCGCACGGACAATCGCGTAGATGATGGCGGCTCCGACGCGTCCGGACATGGGACTCTGCTTGTCAAAGATGCACTTGTACGACAGGGACTTGAGCTCCTGTGCGTTTGAGGTGGAGAACATTAGTAATCTGTACGCGGGACGGCTTTAGCCGTCTTCGAATCAATCTCGATCGTGGCGCCCTTTGGGACGTCACCATGGAGATCTGGATCAATTTTGTTTCTTAATTCAAGCCACTTTTTGAGGTCCTCATCGGACATTGCGTCTCCCCATATCCGTTTAGCCTCGTCGATGTTCATTACGTTCTTCGTATTCATTCGCCTTAACTACATAGTAACCTACACCGACGCCCGCACCCACGAGTCCTGTGAGTGCGACCATCCCAAAAGTCGCGCCGATCCGGACAACTTGCCACATTGAAGTTTCCAGACACCAAGTCCTTAACTCACATACTTGGCGTCCTCCTCGGCCTGCTTCACGACGCGAGCCACACCCTTCAGACGCTTCTCGAGACACCCCAAAAGAATGAAGGTGTAAGCACCGACCATTCCTACAAAAAATAGCAAACCTGTGACATCGGCCGTTTCCATTGTTTGAAGGACTGAACTATTCCTTAACTACAAACATTGGCCTCTCGTTGAATGGTATACCGTTGAAACGGGTAGTCGCGGCAGATGTATAAGCACCCATATTCTCCCATACGAGCCAAGACCCTAGATCGGTTCCATCGGGCAACTCATACTCTTTATAAATCACGTCACCTCCATCACATGTAGAACCGAAGATTGTTCGTTTGATTGGTTGTCCCTCAATTTTGTTCCCAAGTTCGTCACGAACCTCTTTGAGCTGAGGTTGGGCGTGGTCGAATAGGATGCAATTGAAAGCACCGTAGAGACTCTCACTGATCGTGAGGCCCGAACCCTTTGTACCGATGACTGGCGTGTGAAGTTCCATCACACGCTCCACAAAGAAACGGCCAGGTTCGGCAATCAATTTGAGACCCTTTGGCGCACTGATAGTCTTTGGCAATCCGGACATGGAGGAAAACCCGCCTCCAATGTCTATGATGCGGGGGTCGTGTCCATGCTCACGTGCCAGCTCAATAGCCTTTTCCGCTTTTTCCATAGCGTCCTCAAAGGCGGTGATGCTCGACGCAAAGGAGCCGACATGGAAGGAAACACCAACCACGTCGAGACCGAGCGTCTTGGCTGTGAACAGTAACACGTCCCACTCGTGTTCCTCGGCGCCGTACTTGATGCCAAGGTTACACCGAGCCGATGGATCGTCGGCCCGAATTCTCAAAAAAAGCTTACAATCAGGAAACAAACAAGCCATTTTTTTGAGCTCGCACACGCTATCAAACGTGGTCCGCATTATTCCATTTTCTTTCGCGAAGCGGATATCTTCGACACGTTTGCACGGATTTGCATAAAGAATTCGCTCTGGCTCAACCCCCAAAGATAGAACAAGTTCTATCTCGGCCGGACTGGCGCAGTCAAAGTTAGAACCCATCTTGGCTAGGGTCTCGACGATGACTGGAGTCGGGTTGCATTTCACCGCATAATACGGCTTAACATGGGGAAGGGCCTCGGTCCACTCTTTGTACACGCGCTTGAGTACAGAGATATTTAGAGTGTAAAAGGAATCGTTGGATTCCGAGGGGTCGGTGAAGACCCCAGAGCCGACCATCAAGTGGTACTTGTCCTGAAGATTTTATTTTTAAATATAAATGACAACTATTCAGCAGCGCCGAAATGAGGCGGTTCGCTTGGCAAAAATTCAACTTGGCCGCAACATGAAGCGATTAAAACGTGTGATGCGCACGCCAAGCCCAAAGATGACGAGAGCCAATCACCTCAAAAACTTCGCCCGTCGTCAGACGCCGAGCCCAGTCTCGCACCCCCTGACGCCTGCTCGCAACTGGTTTAAAGGCCTCAGACTCTATTTGAGAAAGTAAGAATGGACCGCGTTTTTCTCCTCGACCGCTCTGGCTCTATGGAGTCCTGCTGGGACGACACCATCGGTGGCTTCAACGCCTTTGTGAATGAGCAGAAGGCTGATGGCGGGACCCTCACGCTTATTCAGTTCGACCACGAGTACCTCGAGTCTTATACCGCCAAGCCTATTGGCGAGGTCGAGCCATTGACGCGTGAGACGTTTACGCCTCGCGGGTCCACTGCGCTGCTCGATGCGATCGGTCGGGTAATCAAGGAGGGCAAGGAGGGTGTGACCCCGACAGTCATCATCCTGACGGACGGCCAAGAGAATGCAAGCCACAAGTTCACCAAGTCGCACATCAAGGACCTTATCGAGCAGAAGACCAAGGATGGATGGACGTTCGTGTACCTAGGCGCCAACCAGGACGCGTTCGCCGAGGCTAGCTCAATCGGAATCGCACCGTGCGCGACTATGAACTACGACGCCAACCGCACTCCCGATGCGCTCCGCCACCTGAGCGCGGCTTTGAGCTCCCAGGCGTCAAACCAAACCCAGACTTTCAACTTCGCGCCGCATAGCGTGTAAATAATATGACCTATTATCATGATGAAACGGAGAAATGCCCTTTTGCAACCCCCAAAAACAACGCGTCGTAATTTGATTCTGAATACAGCCAAGCTACCCACGCGCCGCGCGTCCCTCCTGAAACAGATAGGAACCCTCCCATGGATAATCACGGGATTCAAAAATATGAAAAACCGGCCGTTTTATGTAACTGTTAAGGGGAGTTACATAGTACGGGTCGATGGCAAGTCTTTATATGGACGCAAAGCCCGGTCTTGTCAGGTGCCGAAAAAGATTCGGAGAAAGCGCTGCCCCGTTTAGGCGCCGGCCACTGCTATTTTCTGAATGGCCCCCACCTTGTTCGTCACGCGGTTCTTCACGGAGGCGACGAGCGTATTGAGTTCAGACTTGGTCTTTTGCACCGCCGCCTCGAAGTTCTGTTCGGCGGCCCGGAGAGACTGCACGTTCATGGAGCCCTGGATGTTAGGAACCGTGGCGACAATCTCGTTCGTCGATGGCAGGTTCAGGCCCCCGAGCTTCGCCTCCGCAGCAGCCTCTGCAGCCTCGGCCACGGCCTCGGCACTGACGTCGTCCCCTGCGAACGCCTTGTATATAAAGTAGCCGCCGCCGAACAGCATGCACACGGAAAACACCATGACTGCAATAGAAAATTTGAAGCTCGAGTCCTTCGGCTTGTTTGTAGTCAGATAAGCGTTGATGGTGATGGCCGACTGAGCTATACCAAATATGGCCACACAGAAGAATATCGTCGGGATGGCTGCTTCTTTGAGTCCCATTATTACTTAACATAGACAATTTTTCGGCCAAGAACTTTCTCGGTCTGACGGAGAGCTGCACTGAAGTTCGGCTTGGACCACAAAAGCCATCGAGACCAGAACCCGGCCGAGTACCTCCCGTTCTTCCCCCATGACTCTCTTTTCGCATGACGAATCAAGTACCGCTTCATACGCTCATTGTCCTTGTGGATAGTATAATCCGAGTACCCCTTGCGTCCGAACCGCACCACCTTGGATTCGGGAAAGACCGCCATGAATTTATGGATCCCGTTCCGCGCCCTGTATAGCTTCACGGGGTCCTTCATACTTTTAGCGCAGAGAAATTCGGATAGAAATATAAATTAGGAGGGTCAATATGAGTATGTTAAAAACAAGATAACCTGTTATGAAAGGGAACGCCGTGTCCCGTATCGCGTTGTTTTCTAGTATCATATTTAATACTTGCTTACTCAAAGAGTCTTCATTTTCCTCGGAATCCATGGATCGCTTTCTTAAGAAAACGAGAGACAATTTTGATCACGAATTCACGAAGCTTGGCCAAACGGTATGCGTACTGGGCAAGTCGGGTATAGGAAAGACATGGACAGTTCACAATACCCTGGACCCATGTGTAGAATTGACGGCTGATATACTGAGCAGTAAGAGAGCGACCCTGAACTTTCTTGAAAGGGTCAAAGGGACGAATATACCGGTCGTACTGGATGAGTACGAGTCTGTACTGGATCTCGTCGGGATCCGTGAGCTCACGGGGGCGCCGACCAATGGACCGTTCATAGTCGTCTCCCAGATTCCTGTCAAATTTGATTTTGAAATTGCGACGTATAACTTTCCAGTACCTGATGAGGAGACTATACGTCGTATAGTCCCTGGGGTTTCAGACGAGGTTCTGAAAAAGTGCCGAGGGGACGTACGGTACGCGATCCAGAGTCTTATCCTAAAGAGTGATGACAAGGATGATTTTCAGGGTGCCAAGGACTTTGTAGAAAGTCTCGTTTCAAAAACTTCCGACGTCAGACCCGTGGATTTCATAGGACATGCGGTACACGAACCAGGAAACGTCACTGCAATTTTACATGAAAATTACGTAAATTCAAAAACATGCGACCCCGCCAAGGTGATGGACTCCTTGAGCGAGTGTATGATTTTTGAATCAAAAATATATGCAGGTAATTGGGAACTGTATCCCTACTATAATCTATTAGGGTGTATACTTCCTGCCGTGCAAATAGGCCACTCTCTTAAACTTCCTCTCAGACCAGGGTCTGTATGGACAAAGCATCAAAGTGCGTGTGCGCGAGCGAAACGTATAGACTCCCTTGCACAGAGGATACCGGGGAAACGCCTCTCGATGGATGAGATTATGATGCTACACTTGTACGCTGTAAAGGGAAATATAGATATTCTAAAAGAATACGAAATCAAACCCCAAGACCTGGATGTCCTGAACCATCTGAGTATATACCATAAAATCAAACCGAAAGACTTGACCGCACTGAAGAAAAGCTTGACTTAGAGGCACAGATCTCTCAATTAGCATGTCTGAGTGCGTGTGCCACACTGAAAATGAAGAGTCCTTTGTTAAGGTTCAGGGGTCCGACATTTACTTTCACTGCGAGGTGTGTGAAGAGTCGGTCCTTGAGTTGAATATGAAGCTCAAAAAGCTCGAGCTCGAACTTCTTCATAAACATCTCGATCTGGGACTTCATGATGTCCGACCTGAAATCCGCGTATGGATCCGTTCGGATGGCGGTGACCTTCACTCTGGTCTGAGCGCTATGGATGCAATTTCACGTGTAAAATCATGCAAGGTCCGGACGATTGCAGACGGCGTGTGTGCTTCAGCCGCAACCTTTCTACTCCTGGGTGGTCGGACTAGACATATGACCGAGAATTCGTACATATTGATTCATCAACTGAATATGGACGGAACCTGGGGAAAGTTCGAGGACTTCAAGGATCAACTGGAAAACCTAGAGAAATTTATGGAGAGAATTCGTAAAATTTATATGCGCGAAACGAAGATTCCTGAGGACCGTCTCGAAAAGCTACTGAAGAGGGACCTGTATATGGACGCCAAGAAGTGTCTGAAGTGGGAGGTTGTCGATTCTATTTGGTCTTGAAGATCATTACACACAATACTACAAATGCCATCACAGTTGCAACTGGTGATAGTTGGTTTAAAATATCATATCGATTATTTTCACCTAAAAATCCGATCTGACGTCCGGGTGTGATGACGGCCCAAATACCCACAGCGCCGATGACGGCCCAAAATATTTCATCAAAATTTTTCATTTATATTTAAGAACAAAATTACTCCTCATTGACACCCGGTTCCTCGATCACCTCGGGCTTTGTGGGGCTGGTCTCAACGACCACCGGGGCTGCGGGCTTCGACTTTGCGGCCGCCGCCATAATGTCCGGGATCTTGATGGACCCCGACTGGAACTTTTCGGTGAACTTCTTGTACAAAAAGTAACCAATCACAAGAATGGCGACAATTGCCACGATGTTGAAAACATTGAACGGGGACTTGGAGGTGATTTCCTGGATGACGGCACGCTTGGCGTGATCGACGACTGGAGCGCTCATTACTAAAAAAACGTGTTTTTTTCAGCCCAAGGGGGCGCGCTGACTGACAATTCAAGTTCAAATGGAGGTCGCGCGAGCCTGGTCCGATTTTGACATTTTACGTTCGGCTGAGACTTCGTATACGGAATCTCAACCGAGTGAATTCTTCTGCACCTTTTGCGGTGGCACAAAGGCATGGAATGGTCTGGAGATAGATTTGCCAACGTGTACGGGCTGTGGTCGTGTAGATGATGCGTATATTTGTGAGGAACCTGAGTGGGGGGGGCGGGGCGACGGGCAGGGTTCAGACCCGGGACGCGCCGATCCGTCACGTGTGGGTGCGCCCGTCAACACCGACCACTTTTCAGCCGCCTGGGGTCAGAACACGTTTATGAACGTCCGGTACGGCGCCACGTATGCGGAGAAGCGCATGGCCCGGATAAACCAGCACGTGTCTATGAACCACCGAGACCGCGCTTTGTTTCATGCGTACGCCGAACTTGATCACATCGGCAAAACCATACTAAATCTTCCAGAGGCGGTAATGTACGCCGTGAAGATCAAGTACAAGGCGTTCAACGAGGCTGTCCTGACTCGCGGTGCGGTTCGCAACGGCATCAAGGCGAACTGCATCTTTCAAGCCTGCCGCGAGTTCAATGTGGCGCGCACGACTCAGGAGATTGCCGACGCGTTTGGAATTCCTGCGCGCGACTTGTCTCGGACGTTCGAGATGTACCAGGAACAGGTGCCGGAGACTGTCGTTCACGTGACAACGCCAGCCGACCTCGTGAGCCGGTTTTTCAATGAGATTGTAGGCATTCCAGATGCGGAGAGGGGGAGGATCAAGATGAAGATCGTGTCCAAGTGCAAGTCGCTGGAGGACAAGGTGGAGTTGATGGGGAGAACGCCCAAGGCGATAGCGTGTGCCGTCATGGCCTCGCTGCTCAAGGGCGTTCCTGGAGCACCAGATCGGCAGACGCTGTGCAAAATTTGCGATATTTCCTTGCCGACGCTCTCGAAAATTGAGAATATTTTGAATAGTTAAGGACTTTCTTCGTTTTCCCCGTAATGAGTCAGGTCACCCTTTTCGTCTCCACGCCGTGCTATGGCGGCGTGTGTCTCCAGGCCTACGCCGAGTCTATGCTCCGTCTCCAGCGTACGTGCGCTATGCACGGTATTCAGATGATGCTTGATACGACCGAGAATGAGTCGCTTGTCCATCGTGCCCGAAACTTGGCGGTTGCTCGGTTCATGCAAAAGACCCAGGCGACTCACTTTTTGTTTATCGACGCGGATATTCACTTTGATCCCGAGTCGGTGATTCGTCTCCTCAAGTCTGGTCATGACGTGTCGTGCGCAGCGTACCCGAAGAAGTGCGTTATGTGGGACCAGGCTGAGAACTATGTCAAATCGGGCAAAGAGGGCCGGGACTTGGCGCGCGTCGCCTCGTCTCTCGTCATGAATTTCAGGTACCAGCAGACCCAAATCAAGGATGGGTTTGCAGAGGTGCTCGACGGCCCGACGGGTTTCCTTCTCATCAAGCGTGACGTGTTCAAGAAGCTCGAGGCCAAGTATCCAGAGCTCAACTGCGTCAATGACCACCAGAACCGCGACCTGGATGAATACCACGCCTGTTTCGACTGCATGATCGACCCTCAGTCGCGCCGGTACCTCTCTGAAGACTACGCCTTTTGCAGGCGCGTGCAGCAGATGGGCGGTCAGATTTTCGCAGACTGCATGACTGTTTTGGGTCATGTGGGTAATATCCGGTTTCAGGGGATCCTTGAAGAGCGGCTTAAGGCTTGAAAATTCGTGTTGTGACCAAGCCAAGTACTGGTGAAGGATCACAACTCCAACCATAATGGAGACTCTCGATGCTATTCGCCAAGCCGCTAGGACCATAATTTTAGAGTACCCGCACGGTGAGGATGGACGCATCACGAGCGCTGTAAAGGAATCCGAGTATCTTCATAAACTCAAAGAAGCTCTCGGGGTCCAATTTAATTTTGAAATTCCACATAAAAGACACTGGTATGATTTCAAGGTTGATGGTATTCACATCAATCTTAAAATCACAGACGGTGGTTGTGATAACGCCTTTAATAAAAAGGCTTTCATATTCACTTGGGGTGGGCAGGTTCCTTTGAAGGCTCCCGGGAATATGAATAATATGCTCAGAGTTCTTCGGGATCTTCCACGTATTACCAAACGTGATCCCCTCACGGAGTACTATTACCTCACGGTTCACAAGGAAACGGGCAGGACCCTTCTAAAATCACTTGTGGATATTCACATGTACAAGGACAACTGCGCCGGGAACGTCATGCAAATAAACTGGAATTCTGAATTTGAAAACGAGGCTTACACCGCCACGGACCGCGGCGCCAAGATGATCGAGCTTCTCAAGACCGTGCAGACGGCTTGTCGCAAGCAGGCGGGTAACATGGCTCAACTCTTGGCATTTAACGTCGATAGTTTAATGTGACACAACTGTCTGTGACCCATCTTGAATCGCCCCGAATAGGTATGGTCTCTCCGCGTCTCAATTTTGTTTATAAATTCAACAACCCTCTGAAGATCCACGTTCTCCTTAGGAACCATACACAAAAGGGCCCCACCAAAGTACTGAACTTCTCCAATAAATGCAGGCTCTATAGACCGCGTTAAATTCTTCACGTATATACACGGCCTTCCCATGAGGCGCTCCATATGTGTTATATTTCTAGGGGCTCCCCACTCGAACCAATTTTCTTCTGAAAATTGTTTAATTTTCCGAGCCATGAGAGCCTCCTTGTTCGCCTCGAGATGGGCGGTGATTTCCGGTGTGACCCTTCCGTACGCAAATTTCTCGACGCGACCTTTGTCTACGAGAACTTCCATATTGCCAAAGGGCACCTTGAAAACATCATCCTTTCCAGATACGAGACCTACATACACGTCGAAAAGTTCATTGACACTCTTCCCTGACGTGTCTCCAAAACTGATAATCCCATCGACAACACTATATGGTTTCTCAACTCCATTCACACAGGTTCGATATGACTGAAATCCTTTTTGATATCTGAATACAACGACGTCGATACTCGCCCCGTCGAAAAGCTTTTCGTCATGTGGAAATAAAAAGTCGGTGAAGGTCCCACTTGCGGCCATGCGAGATATGATAGGTCCCGCACTTGTGAGTTTAATAAAGTCTGAAGGGACGATGAAAATAAGTTCCCCATCGTCGGTGAGTAGGTTGAAACATTTATCTATGAATTTAAGATATAAATTTCCAGACGTATGCTTCACATAAGGTGGGTTCCCTATAATAGTCTTGAATTTGGTTTCAAAATTATGCTTCAGGAAATCACCCCATATAATAGTTTGTGACGTGAATGTCACGAGAGGTTTCACCGTTTCATCGAGTTCGCAACACGTCATAGGGTACCCAGCGTCACTCTCTAAAAAGAGTTTTAGAAGGTGGCCTCTGCCGAATGATGGCTCAAGAAGAGGGCTTGATTTGTGTTGGACTTTTTCAAAAACGAATTTCTGAAGATTTTCAGAAATTGTAAAATATTGTCCAAGCTTCTTTTGATGGGACATATTTAATATATATCTAGAATGTTTAAGCCACTTAAAACATAGCCCCTCATAAAACTCAATGACCGTTCTGCATGTGTGTATGGTCACGCGAAACAAGTCCATTAGCGCTACATCACTCCATACAGCCATGAATCTTCACATGCTCTGTATGCAGCGTGGTATGCACCTAGAGGTTCACTTTGTCGAGGACAAGTCGACTTTGCCGAAGCTCATCAAGACGGGCGAGCGCATCTTTTGGATGGATTACGGGACGAATCTCAACAACGAAATTCTCTCCAAGGTTGTTGAATCGTTCGACAAGGGTGTCCAGGTCCTCGTGTTTCCGTCGGTCAAGGAGGGTATCAACTGGGATCAATTTACTAAGAAAACCAAGGCGGATTCAAAGGAGCCCGCGCCACAGAGGGGTCTAGAGTTTGATACGACCGTCGGTAAGAAGCTCGCCGACGGCCTTTACGATTGTGAAAAGACATCGGCGCGTGTTTGGGCCATGGATGCCAAACCTGTGGATAAGAAGCTTCGGGGAGGCAAGGAGCAGCTCAAGCTTCCGCTAGATTCAAATGAGGCAATGTTCTCAGCCCTGAAAAATATGGGAATAAAAATTGGTGTTGCATCCGAGGCGATCGTTGTGTGTCACTACACGCACGAGTGTTTTGGAAACATCTTGGAGGCGGCGGGGGTTGAACTGACGCCTTAGAGACAAGAACCTCTAAATTAACAAGTAAAAATGGGCGAAGCCCTCTTGAATTTCATCCAGGAGTGCTGGAAAGCCGACCCGTCTCGCTTTCCAGGACCCCAACCCGTCTCCATCGAAAGGAGACACTTCCCCTTGCTCAAACGCCAGCCGTACCTCGTGTGTGAAAAGACTGATGGCGAGCGCCGGCTTCTCGCAAGCATGAGCGAAGGCGTGTTTCTCGTAAACAGGGCATTTGATATTGAAAAAACAAATGTACGCGTCGCAAAGGATACACTGCTTGACGGTGAACTCGTCACAACGAAAACAGGCAAGGTACTCTTCATGGTATATGATGCCGTGCGCGTCAAGGGGGAGGACGTGACTCAAAATTCACTTACCGAACGCCTCGACGCGGCGCGGAAGGTTATCAAGGCGATCATCAAGACGGCGAACGCATCTCTAGAAATCAGAGTAAAGACGATGGCGGACCTAAAAGACTTCAGGTCCTTCCCTGATCTCGGCTCGTTCGAGTACGAGACGGACGGTCTGGTATTCACACCTATAAACGAGCCTATTCGGATGGGGACCCATGAAACCATGTTCAAATGGAAACCACGGGAACGCATCACCATCGATTTTGAGTTAAAAAATGGGTCGGAACTCTTTGTACAGGACAGAGGGGTCCCATACAGAGAGTCGCAATTGAACTTGAAAAATGAACGCCCCGACTTGCCCGACGGAACCATAGTAGAGTGTGGGTTTGGGGATCTTGGATGGTTTGTGGAAAAGGTGCGCAAAGACAAGACCCACGCCAACAATCGCCGTACATATTTCAGAACAATCGTGAATTTGAGGGAGAATATTCAGCTCAGTGAATTTATGGGCCTGTACCAGGCCTGATAGAACTCCCCCTTGAGGTTCAATATGGCGGGCACTTCAACGACGCGCTCATCATCCTTTATGTACCACTTATCGAAGCGTCTTACCAGAAGAGCATAGTGTCCTCCGTTTTTGTGTCCTTGATGGATGACACAGGCAAACAGCTTGAGTCCTTCGAATTCAAACGGAATTTCTATTGGAAATTTGTAGTCGTACATGGAAAATGAAAAGCTCGTAAACTTTGGCCAACGCTTCACCCGGGTCTGGATGGATGCACTTTCATGCGTCTTCCCAGAACTGTCCATGTAATTTTCAACTGAAATTGGTTCATACCGATCCTTAATGAGATCCTGAAGCCTACACGGCTCGGACACATCCAAAAGTAAAGTCGTGAAAGGGGTGGAAATGGTCGAATCTCCTTCACCCCATGAAGTCACCTGAACTTCCTCACCGTTGAATAGGTCCGTGATAAAATCCTTTCCTAGTGAATTTTCAAACACATCTATGAGGTGCAGAATAGCCTCTTGGGCGTCGTGTTGGCGACCGTCGGCGAATTCAGGGAACCTAACCTTGAATGCCCCAAATAGGTCGCTAGGACTTACGGGGTCGGTCTTGCCTTTTATGAAAAGTTGTTTCACAATCTTCTGATATTCTCGTGTGATGTCACAGGGGCCATCGTAGGGGTGTTCGAAGAGATACTTTGTAAGAGGTGGCACGTGAGCCAAACACTGAATTGACGTGTTGAACCAACACGTGTTTTGAAGGTTCCAGAGACCTCGCATCTTGTCTTAAAAGACAAACGCGCAATATCTCTAAGACAAAATGGCGTTTGAGATTCGCCCCGACGCCAACCCCATGGCCAAGGCTCTCTTTGACAAGTGGGACAGTATCATCGAAACTCACAAGGATCGGCAGAATATCGAGGTTGAGATTCGTTTCGGCCGTCGGGCCACGAACAGTTTCGATACGAATGTCGGAAAGGCCACCTTCGACAAGGTTCTGAGGGCCCTGGACAAGTATGATAACTGGGAATCGAAGAAACAGTCGACAAAGACGGTGTACTATTTTGAGGGTGGAAAGCGACTCTCGGTCAACGAGGCGACGGATGAGCAGGTGGGTGAGACCAAGACTCGCGTCTGTGTGTCTGACATGGAGCTGAAGGACCAGCCTCTGGACGTTCGCCTCGGTATTAGTACTGAGGCGCCCTTCGAGTATGATGGTGAAGAGACGAGTACGGAGCAAAAGACCAAGGAGCGTTTGTCTTTTGTTCGCAAGAATCTTTCTATTGATATGACGATCGTGAAGGGAGACCCGGATGACAAAGACTCCGAGGAGGATACAATCTATCAAATCGAGATGGAAATTATTAAACCCTCCGAAATTCAAAACAAAATTGAGCTATACAATCTTCTGTACAAGGTGTTTGACCTGCTCAAGTGCGTCTAGGCTTTTTTGGGCGGAGGAGTCCTCTTCGGGATGACGGGGCTTGGGCGGCGTGCGGGTACATAGGCCGGAAGGTGCTTCATCTCACCCGTGACGACATTCTCAACGGTGCGTGCTGCGCGCGGGGGGCTCTGAGGCACCTCACGGTTTATCCAACCTCTGATGGCCTCCTTCATATTCTTCTGAGAAGGTTTAGGTTTCTGAAATGCTAGGCTAGTCACCAAGTTTTTATAGGCTTGAACCTTGTTGGCTGGCATCCAATTTGGAACTTGAATTCTACCAGTGAAACGCGCCTTGGGGGCCTCGTTGGCGCGATTGACCCGAGTTTCTTTGAGGAATTTCTTGTAGGCCCGGTTGATGTTCGCTTTGAGGGGCTTTCCACGCGCCCCAAGTGGCAGTTTGCGATAGATCTTCATAAAGAGGCTCTCATTACCTGCGCGTGACATGTTACCGAGATTTGCACCGAGACGTGCGGCGTACTCGAATTCCAGAGCGTTCGTGTTGTTGTTTGAACCAACAGACGATGGGCTCGGTGCCGCCTTTCTCGCCGGCACCGGCGCCGACATGGCCGCCTCCTTCCGCTTGCCGTGAGCCACGGCCCGGAGAGCGTTAAATCTGTTCGCAAGATTCATGCCGTTGTACTCTGCGTGTAAATTTGCCGGCAAAATTGCCTTGGCGATTCTGTTCCGTTCATTGGCACCGAGAGTCGCCCACTCGCGCTGCGTCTGAATACCCTGCTGAGTTGTGCGAGCGACGCGGCCGTTGTTGAGTAACGTATAATAAATACCATTAGTATATACATTGAATGTCCTATTTGGTCTATTTGAAACGCCCGCCTTATTCTGAATCAGCGCAATCAGGGCTGCCGGGATCATCTTGTTTGACGCGCGCGCGATGTTCAGGTTCCGGGCGATGGCCAAGAGCTCCGGCTTGGTCAGACGCGTCGCCTGGCGGTTGTTGATGCGCAGGACGCCGTTCAGGCCCATCTTGACGATGTGCTCCGCAGTTTCCTTGGCAGTTTTAACATTCTCTGAAATCTTGAATATTTCACGTACAGCCTTGGGGATATTGCGGCCGGCAGCCTCGTACGTCTTTATCACAGTCTTGCGACCGGATGCCAGGCCTGCTGGAATTGCGAACCAGTACGGCTGCTTCCCCGGGCCGGGTCGGACGTAAAAGCCCGGCTTGGTCGCGTTCCAGCTCGGCGCGCGGCGATTCTTCAGGGCCGCCTCCTTGGAACCGTTCCCCTCTGGCTCCTCAAGTGGGTGTCCTGCGGCGGTAAACACCTTGGCCGTCGCCGCTGGGATGGGCTTTCCCCACTTTTTGAACGCTTCGAGCACCTTGGGCGCGACCGCCTTGAGATCCAAGGGGCGGATTGGAACATTCACACGCACAACCTCCGTACCAAACGGCCCGTAATTCGCGCCACCGCGTCTTTCGAACAGAATATACGGGTACAGACGGGGCTTTCCGTCCGTCCCTGGACGAATGTAGTACCCCTCGGGTGCCGGTCGAAGCCGTTCCCAGGTTCCAGCGAGTTTGTAGCGTTCGGCGAGCCGACCCGTCGCGTTCGACTTGCGCCGGGGTTTCGTGAGCATCGCACGCTTCTCGAAGTTGAAAATAAACATGGGTGCCACGCCGTACTTGGGGCTCAACATCTGATTGAAAAACTCCTTAGGGACCTCAATGTCTTTCGGGTCTTTTATACCTGAAAACAGAACGGTTCCATTCTCAAAAAACTGATAGGTCCATTTTGGTTTCTTTAATTTCAGCAACACTGCAGGAATGCTAGATCCTTTCGGCCCCGTGCTCCTCACCGACTCGCGAATATCTTCGGGCAGTGTGCGAAGTTGAGACGCGAGGCCTTCCAAATCCAAGTGGCGATTGATGTGGAACATGCCGTCAATCTTCCTATACGTGGGCTGTGCTCGAAGCAGCAGCTTCGGGGCCCATCCATTTCTGACGATGGTCAAGAGAGCCTGCTCGTAGTTGCCCGAGCCAAGCACGTCAAAACCCGCGTCTGTAAAGACGATGGTGACGTTTCGGTACCGAGCCATGAGCTTCTTGACGCCATCATCCTCCCCAAGCCACCGACGCGCCGAAGCGTCCCAACGTACCACCGGGATCGTCGTCTTGTACCCGATAATCTCTGAAAATCCCTTGGGTTCCGACTCGAATACAGCGCGCCAGTTTGTCGGCAGCTTAAAGGACACTATCTGAGCCGTGATGACTGATTTTGAAAGTTTATACAATTGATGATTATTTGTAAAAATCAGCTTCCGCCGGAAAACCCCTTGGATTTTTCTGGCGGCCGCGTTCGCTTGACGAACGTCGTTCATCTTGTCTAGTACATAGACACATTTTAATTTTCCACAAAGTCGATACCAAAGATGAATGGCTGGGATGAGTACGAATTCCCGTTCCAAATTCGGGACTCTGTCCGGACCTCGATTTCCCGCGAACTGAACGGACCTGCGTAAAAGTCCTGGTTGAACTTGAACGTGCCGAGCATATTCTCCTTGCAGTGCTGGTTGAACCGCTCCACAAAGATTCGCTGCGGGACGCACAGGTCCTTGCCGAGACGCACCTTCTCCGAGCACAGCAAATGCTGCAGTGCGTTGGTGACCGTCGCAATCTGGTTCTGAACCTGCTTGAAATAAGCCGGAAGGACGTTCCAGATGTCCTTGTCAGCGTACTTGTGTGCGTAGTCCAGGTAGGCCCGCAGACACTTGCAGAGGATGGACGGTAGCTCGAGCTCGAGCTTCTCGTCCAGATGCGGGTCGGCCACATCAGGTGCGATCTGTCGGCCGAAATTGACCGTCGCGAGGCGGCGCAGGATAGACCCGGAGTTGTCCTTCCAGTTGGGAACCTCGTTTCCACCCAGAATGCCTGGAGTCTTCCATTGGACGCTCACAGCCGTCTCGCACTTGCGCGCGACAGAGACGTCCTCACCAGACACGAGCGACTGAAACTCAGCCTGCTCGAGTTGCAAGTCCCCCTTGATTTCAGGGCTAATAAACATGAAACCCTTGTAAATGCTCTGAAGTCCAAACTTCTTCTCGATGTTGTTCGACAGGGTAGACACGTCCTCGCACTCGTAAAACTTGCGCGCCACCTTCGTAATCAGGGTCGACTTGCCAGACTGGGCGATGCCCTTGAGGAACGGAATGATCTGCCACCCGTCCAGCTCGTTCACGTCGAAGCACAGCCGCCCCATGAAAACGTAGATCCAGCGACACACCGCCTCGTCGAACCGCTGATAGTCCAGCACCTTCTGGAAGTTGGGAGTGCCAATCTGGTACCAATCTTCAACCTCGTGATGAGGGTCGAAGGGCAAGTCAAAGTACTTGCACGACACGATACTTGGGTCAAGCTCGTGAAACTCCTTCGACGTGTACTCATAAAAGGTGAACTGACGCGCACCAGTCACAGGGTTGCGATTCTCGTCAATCGGGCGGGCGTCCAAAAGGCCGTTCCCAAAGGACCAAATGTGCCGGTCCTTTTTGATTTCAGAAAACTGGATATCCTTGCAATTGGTCAAGTGACGAATGACGTCATTCGCCATACCGCCTCGGTTTGTTAGATTCATCCACATCTCGGCGTTATCCTCCTTTTGAGTTTCGTCGTACACAAAGTCCTTGATTTCCTTGATGGGCTTCCAAGCTCGGGTGTTGCGAATCTCCTTGCAACACTGATCACGGTACCGGCGGTACCCGTTCTTGTACGCCTGCCTCAAAAGATAGATGAGAAGATTCTGGTAAGGACTGGTCGCCTCGCCGATATCAAAGTCGACGTCAGGATTCTCAACCAGAGGCTGGTTAAACATCTTGTATTCAGCATCATTCTCGATGAACTTGTGCACGACCTTCTTGTAGCACTCGCGGAACCGCTTGATGCGCCGCTCGAAACTCATCTTGTCGCCGTTAATATCTTCCGTCTCGGACTTGGAGATTTCCAAAAGCTCGGCACGGGCTAGCATGTAGCCGCAGATGTTGATTGTGACGCGCTTCTTCTCGAGCATTCGCTCGAGATCGTCCTTGTTGATATCAATTGGAAGTCCGCACTCGTCGCGTATCGGACTCGCGGGAAGCCACTTCTCCGCCAACTTTGAATAAATCTCTTGACGTCTGTCTGTATTTTGCAAATTTAGAAACAAATTTCGTTCGCAATCAATTAGCTTGCTGTTTAGATCGTCGGCAGTCCAAGAGCTGATTTCTTTCTGGTAAACACTTCCATCTGGAGGAGGTGCCTTCTTTTGTGTGGACGCCTTAGACATTATTGAAATAACGCTAGACTTTTTTAAGCGGGTACCAGACCACGTCCGAATGACGTGTGATTTAAGCGGGTGCAACAATGCCAGTTGGCGTCACGGGAACCATCTTGTTCAGTGTAGCTGCAATCTTGACTAGAATTTTGTTCTGCATTTCCATATTCAATGCCATTTTCTCAGCAGCATCCTTCAGGCTCACCAGGGCGGTGGCGATCGTCTCGCCCTCCTCTGTGGCAAGCAGGCTCCCAAGCGCCTCGAACATATCCATACCCTCGTCGAACTCGTCACCTTCATCGTCTTCATCCTCAATCTCATCGAGCTCCTCCTCCTCTTGGACAATCTTGGGTGGCGGGGCGCGTGGGCGAGACATCTGTATTATTCTTTAAGGAAAAAGGTCTTGAATATTTTCGCAGTTGATAGTAAATGCCCGGGGGCGCTCTTATGCAACTTGTCGCCTATGGCGCTTCCGACGTTTACCTGACCGGTGATCCCAAGGTGACCTTCTTCCAGACTGCCTACAAGCGTCATACCAATTTCGCCATGGAAACCGTGCAGCAGACCGTGGCCGGTGCCCTGACTTCCGGTGGCCTGACCTCCGTGACCCTGTCTCGCTCAGGCGACCTAGTCGGCGACATGTTCGTGGTCCTGCAGCCCACGCCGTCCAGCTATTCCAACCTGACGACAAACAATAGCGTGGCTGACATGGCGTGGGTCGCCGAGCGCGCATTTTCTTCCGTGGAGGTCTTCATCGGTGGCCAGTCCATCGACAAGCACTACCAGCTGTGGTTCCGTCTGTATGCCGAGGTGTTCCTGAACGACACCAAGAAGCAGAATTACGGTAAAATGGCGTCGTGCCCTTCCCCAAGCAACTCGATTACATCCCCAAGTTACGTGTACCTGCCCCTGATGTTCTGGTTCAACCGCAACCCAGGCCTGTACCTGCCCCTGATTGCCCTGCAGTACCACGAGGTCCGCATCGACTTTAGCATCAGCTCCCAGTACGCGAGCTATTTTGGAACGAATCCATTCGCCGTCTGGGCCAACTACGTGTACCTGGACACCACCGAGCGTGACGCCTTTGCCAAGAAGCCGGCCGAGTACCTGATCGAGCAGGTCCAGCACGTGAACGCCGATCCAGTTGGCTCGACCAACGAGAACACGCCAAGTGTCATCCGTATGCAGTACAACCACCCCGTCAAGGAGCTCGTGTGGTGCTACCAGAACCCCGCCCCCTCCTCCAACCCCAATTCTATGTGGAATTTCTCGTCCGGCGTGTCCAACGTGAATGTGACGGTGGATCCATCCAAGCTGGCGGGCTCTCTCGCTCCATTCTCCCCGGCACACGTTGGGTCACCGGCTCTTTTCGTCCCGGCTCCTTTCGGCACGGCTCTGTATGCCTCATCTAACACCGTCGTTACATCGAGCAATATCCAGACCGGAACTCTTGTGACCGTCCAGTCGAACGTTCTGACCGGCAACGTCTTCTGGGTCGAGTCGGGTGTGCCCATCGCCTCCTCGAACACGGTGTTCGGTCAGGAGGTTGGGCCGATGCACCAGGCCAAGATCATACTGAACGGCACGGACCGCTTCGTCCCCCAGTACGGCAAGTACTTCAACCAGTACCAGCCGTATGTTTACCACTCGGGCGTCCCGTACCCGGGCATCTACGTCTACTCGTTCGCCCTCAAGCCTGAGGAGCTCCAGCCGAGCGGCACGTGCAATTTCAGCCGTATCGATATGGCTCAGATTGCCGTGAATCTCAAGACGGGTATGCCTGCCCTGAACCAGCGTATGTTTGCGGTGAACTACAACATCCTCCGCGTTCAGTCGGGTCTTGGCGGTCTTGCGTTCGCAAATTAGTAAAATTTTTTTCTTGGAGCATAGTACAAAGCGATCATGGCGGGAGGACTTATGCAGCTCGTTGCTTACGGCGCACAGGATGTGTATCTGACTGGTCAGCCCAAGGTGACCTTCTTCCAGGCGGTGTACAAGCGCCACACCAACTTTGCGATGGAGAACATCCAGCAGACGGTGAACGGCACCCCCTCCAACGGTGGCCGCGTGTCCGTGACCATTGCCCGCAACGGCGATCTGGTCGGCGACATGTACATCCGCCTGCAGCCCACTCAGGTGAACGCTTCCAACCTGACCTCGACCAACGCCAACTTCGACATGTGCTGGGTGGCCGAGCGCTCGGTGGCTGACATTGAGCTGACCATCGGTGGCCAGCGTATCGACAAGCACTACCAGACCTGGTGGCGCCTGTACGCCGAGCTGTTCCTCTCGGAGTCCGAGAAGATCAACTACGGCAAGATGACCTCGTCCAGCTCCGCATTCGCCGACTCCGTGAACCCCAACAGCGTGTACCTGCCCCTGCTGTTCTTCTTCAACCGCAACCCGGGCCTGTACCTGCCCCTGATCGCCCTGCAGTACCACGAGGTGCGTCTGGACTTCGACCTGACCAGCTACTTCACCAGCTACTTCGGCACCAGCGCCGTGTTCGAGGTGTGGGCCAACTATGTGTACCTGGACACTGAGGAGCGCCGCCGCTTCGCCCAGAAGGGCCACGAGTACCTGATCGAGCAGGTGCAGCACACCGGTGGTGACTCCATCACCGCCACCGCCGGCGGCCTGTCGTCCAGCCCGGCTGGCGCCCAGACTATCCGTCTGTCCTTCAACCACCCGGTGAAGGAGCTGATCTGGTGCTACACCAACACCGTGTCCACTGCTTACAACAGCCTGTGGAACTTCTCGACCAGCGCGGCCAACGTGAACGTGACCTGCGCGGTGACGCCGTCCCTGGCGGGCGCGGCTCTGCCCCACACCCTGGGCGCTCCCCGCGTGTACGCCAACGCATACGCTCTGACCGGCGCCACCATTGGTCTGACCTCCAACATCGGCTGGGTGGAGGAGGGCTCGTCCAATGTGACTACGGGCTCTGGCTTCGCCACGGAGGTCGGCCCGCTGTACAACTTCAAGCTGGTGCTGAACGGTCAGGACCGCTTCAAGGAGCAGCAGGGCAAGTACTTCAACCAGTACCAGCCGTACGTGTACCACTCGGGCGTGCCTTACCCGGGCATCTACTGCTACAGCTTCGCGCTGCAGCCGGAGGAGCACCAGCCGACCGGCACCTGCAACTTCTCTCGCATTGATAACGCCCAGGTGGCTATCAACATGAAGGGCAACTACACCACCCCGCTGCAGAAGATGTTCGCCATCAACTACAACATCCTGCGCATCCAGTCTGGCATGGGTGGCCTGGCCTTCTCCAACTAGAGAAACTTGCAGTTTCTCCCGCGAAACGCGAAACCCCAAAAAGTGGGCTTCGGCCCCAAGAACGCCAAGGTTCCTGGGATCGAAATGAATTTTAGCGCGAAATGACATGCCATGTCCCCTTGAGAGCCGCAAACTCCTCCTCGATGATTAATGAAGTCATTTCAGGATTGAAATTAGGAGAACAACAAAACACGTCGATATAAATCATATTGTGCTCCGGATACGTGTGGGCACTAAAGTGACTTTCAGACAGGACCAAAACGCCCGTAGTTCCATGGGGCTCAAATTGGTGAAAGGATCGGCCCACGACTGTAAAGCCGCACCTTTCAGCGATTCGATTCATAATTTTCTCAAGATGGGAGGCGCGAGAGACCCACACCCCATCGATGCGACCAACCAAGTGCTTCATCTTGATTATTTAAGGGTTGCTGATTTTATATACAATTAGACCGAGAGCCAACACCAGGTACAAAAGTGCAAAGAACCGCTGGCCAAATTTCTCCTGACCCTCGCTGCTCGCCTCGACGAAGCTGCTGACGCTGAGGGCGCTTAAGATCATAAACAGCAGAACCATGAAAGCCAAATCAGACTTAGAGTCAGCCATTTATATATTATTATAAAATAAATGGACTCCCTGTCGGGGTCAGACCTTGTAAAATATATACAAAAAATAAACCCGGGTGCGAGTATAGAGGAGGTTCTTGAAAAAACTCGGACGGTGACACTTGAACGAATTTTGTTTCAAATTAAGAAGGTGGAGTATGAAACGCCCATGGACCTTCTGGAAGACCTTTGTGATTTTCAACTAACAATAGAGGATGCGAGGACTATTATGGATTGGTGCGGGGGTGATGCGAAACAGTTGAGTGAATCACGGTCTTTCCATACTATTTACAATTACATGTCTAGGAGGATTAAAACCCCTTGTTGCCCGTGGAGACGGTAACCTCCGTGTACCAAAAGTACAAAAAGTACACACCGGTCACCATCAGGAAAGTGGCCTTGATAACCTCAGAGGCGACGGCGCGGCGGTCTGGGTCCAGGAAGGCCTGGAGACCGATGAGGATCATTGTCAAGGCGACGACCAGAATCATCACGTCATACAGAGCCATTTATTAAGAGCGCGGATAAAAATTACAATTCTTGTCTGTACAGAGACCAGATGAGTTACTCGTACATAAATCCTTCACAGGGTATTCTCGAGATGACGCTCGAAGCCCTGGGTGGGTTTGCTCCTGCACCGGCCCACCTGACGCTTCCGGAAGTTCCCACGATCGATTGCGAGCTCGAAGCGGATTGGAAAGAGTTTGAAGGCAAACTTGGCGAATTCAAGCGCAAATTTTACAAGGCCAAGAGAGACTTGGGCATCAAAACAAACGAACTCGACGAATTGCAAAAAAGTTCAATAATTGCAAAACTGATTTTAGATAACGTGCCTTCTGAAGACTTAAAGGCACGAGTGGCATCAGTAATAGACAACTACGAGTCTGAAACGGGCGTCGTCGCCCTGACTCAACAATGTGGGGAACTTAAGGGGCAGATTCAAGCAATGAAGATTGTTCTGCAGGACACGGAGGCTGAAAGGTACGAGAGATTCACATGTTTCATTTGTCAAGAACGCCTTATTGACTTGTTTATTGACCCGTGTGGTCACGTGGTGTGTTCGAATTGTTGGACTCAAACCCGGGACAAGAGAAAGTGTCCCGGGTGCCGCGCAGCGATTAACAACGCCAAGAAGATTTTCACCATCTGATGCCCTCATAGCACAGTGGTAGTGCGCTTGTTTAGTAGCGAGGAAACATCGTTTCCGAGTCGCCGAACAGCAAGAGGTCCTGAGTTCAAACCTCAGTGAGGGCAGCGCACATAGTATAGTGGTTAGTACAGGACCCTTCCAAGGTTCAAGGCGGGGTTCAATTCCCCGTGTGCGCAGGTGCGTTAAATTTGAAAAGTAAATACCTTGACGGTTTCATAGTATAACGGTTAGTACACGAGACTCTGAATCTCGGAATGGGAGTTCGATTCTCCCTGGAACCTTGCGTCTGACCTTAGCTCAATTGGTAGAGCGAAAGACTGTAGTTGTTAGTAATTATCTTTAGGTCGGTGGTTCGATTCCGCCAGGTCAGACTGACCCGAGTAAGTCGTAAAACTGCTCCGTGCTCCTGTAACTCAGTTGGTAGAGTGTGAGGCTGTTAGGAGAGGTGCTTATACCTCGACGCGTGGGACCTCAAAGTCGCAGGTTCGAAACCTGCCGGGAGCGTTTTTTTCAATCGTTCAACCCCGATTGAAAAATACGCTAATATAAATGCTAAAAATATTTAGAAAATTGTTCAGTCCCAGAAGATCCCCAAAGAAGAAAAGCCTCAGTCCAGCGACTAAACGGGCCAACAATATACAAAGAAAATTCAAGAAGTATCTGAAGAATGGTTACTCAATAAACCAGGCGCGTTACTGGTCAAAGTTATAAAGACTTGAGGCTTGATGAAATAAATGTCGTTGGCCCGTCTCGTCGATGCCATGCCGCGAGGTGTGAACGAAGGTGACGCGGCCATCGTACAGGCTGCCCGGGTCTCTTACGGAGCCGGTACAAAGTCCGTGAGCGACGATCGGGCCCTCATTCGCTATCTCATGCGTCACAAGCACACCACACCGTTTGAGATGGTTGAATTTAAGTTTCATATTCGCGCCCCCATCTATGTGGCGCGTCAGTGGCTCCGTCACCGCACGGCCAGTGTGAACGAGCTGTCGGCCCGGTACTCCATCGTACACGACGACTTCTTCTTGCCTGACGAGCTCCGCAAGCAGGCCAACACACGTGGTCAGGGTGGGGAGGAGGCGTACGGTGATGGATCCTCGAACCTTCTGGCAAAGCAAAAGGCTTCGTGTGACCTCGCATTCCACACCTATGATGAGCTCATCAGCAAGGGCGTCTCCCGTGAACTGGCTCGGTCCCACTTGCCTCAGTGCACCTTTACTGAATTTTACTGGAAAATTGACCTTCATAACCTGCTTCACTTTCTGCAACTCCGCATCGATGATCACGCCCAAAAGGAAATCCGGGACCTGGCTGTGCAAGTATACGATTTGATCAAGCCCATGTGCCCTATGACGTGCGAAGCCTTTGAAGACTTTCGGCTCGGGTCCATCACCCTGAGCCGTCTTGAAGTCGAGGCTCTCAAATCGGGAAAGAGTGATATTTTGGGAAAGGGTGAGAATCAGGAGTTTAAGGAAAAGATTTCCAGAATTATGAATGAAGGTGAAGATTCCGGCAGCACTGCGTGAACAGGTTTGGCTGACATTCTGTGGGGATCGACTTTTCAAACACAAGTGCCTCGTGACGTGGTGTGAAAACGTCATGACGCCTTTTAATTTTCATGTGGGCCACAATCTGGCCGAAAGCAAAGGAGGAGCTACTGACATTAACAACTTGAGACCCATCTGCGCCAAGTGTAATATGTCAATGGGGGACGAGTACAGCATCGACGAGTTTTCTGCTTTATCGGCTCCTAAACAGGCACGGCACCTGTGGGAGTGTTTCAAGTACTCAGGAACTTCATCTTCTCCTGCGTCTTCACCTGAAAGAACATGAAAATAAAGACCATCAAGGGTAAGCTGCGGAGCTCACCGAGAGCCGAGTGCTCGTATCCGTACCAGCCTTCCATGGGGAATGGTATATTCTTGATGAAAATTCGAGCACCGTAGACTATGGCTGCCACGAGTCCAAACTGAACACAAACCTCGATGAAGGTTTGCCACTTTGGCTTTGTCTTGTCTAATTTTGGTGTAAAACTGTCAAGAATTCTGGAAACGACGAATGCAAAGACGAAGCAAATGACACCAACCCATGCAACTCCCAATGCCCGAATGAGATCGTGTGACATTGCTTACTTGTGTTAAAGAAAAAAGTCCTTTGGAAGTTTGGAGTGCAAGCTCCAAACCCAGCTCCAATAACATAATCGGTTAGTGTATCGGTCTTATGAAAATTGAATTTTCATGCAAGTGAGCCGAAAATCCGAGTTCGATCCTCGGTTGGAGCAGGAATCTTTGATTCCGTCGCGACTTCAAGTCGCTCAGGCTCTGTGGCGAAATTGGATATCGCGTGGGACTTCTATGAAAGAACGCAGTTCTTGAGTGGGACGGCATCCCGAGATTGCGGGTTCGACCCCCGCCAGAGTCAAATTATTATATATCTAAATATAAATGGCTTTTGTTCTAAGATTCGGCAAACCTCTTTCGATGTTGGTGGCCTGCGTCGCGTGCATGATTTGCAGCGGAACTCTGGGAGGGTACATCAATGATATTTATGTCAAGAAAACTGGAGAAAATGACAAAACAAAAGCAGAAAAGGGTTCTGCTATTGCATTTTCAGTCGTCATGTGTATTGCATTGATGATATATTTTGTTTTAGGTCTATTCATCTAGCATCAGTGTCCGAGTTGGTTAAGGAGGCAGACTTAAGTCCCAGTCACGTAGTGACTGTACTAAACGTGATCTGCTGCTCGTATGAGCGCGTGGGTTCGAACCCCACCTGATGCAAGGGAGTTAACTGAAAGTTAACTCGTGATTCGTAACGTTCCATAAAATCTATACATAGTAATAGATGGATTTTATGAAATGTATATGGGATTCTGACGGTATTGCCCATGTCACGCTCACGGTCAAAGACTATCCAGAATATGGCGTGACCCTGGACGACATCAAACCCATGATTCAGGAAATTCGTGAAAAGTCTTCAGGTATGATCATCAAGGCGGACTTGGCAGGTGCGGGTATTGTTTCGATAGACAGGTTTAAACTCATCGTGAAAATTGTCAGGGATGTGGTTGATTACACGCGCCATGACAACATCCTCAGACAAATTCAGTTTATAAATACAGGCTTTATCTTCAGGGCTATTTATGGTCCCATAAGTTTCGCCATTCCCAAATATTTCCGCGATATTGCTGTATTTTTATAAACCCTGCGCCTTTATAGATGGCTCAGGAAACAGTTTCCTGGCTCCGTTTCCAACCTGACGAGGACGCCAAGATCCTTTACGTTGACATTCTCGTCGGGAAACTCATAGAACTTCAGCCCAGCACCACGGAAGCCACGGACGCGTTTTGTCAGGGGCTTTACCCAGTTCTTGACCAAATTCAAGCGCTGTGTGTCCAGAACGGTTTCAAGCAAGTGTGTTCAGCGGACCTTCATGGTATTCGCGTCAGGTCTATCAAACCCATGATCATTATGCGTATGATATGGAATGTCTATGAGCATACCAAGAACTGTATTTTACTTCAAAATTGTCAAGTGTCTGGAGGGGGGCAGTTCTTCAACACGCTTGTCGGGGCGCTCCGAGGTCTCCTCCCACCATTCATGAGGAACCTCATCACGTTAATTCCAGACGAAAATTGTATAGACTCTCAAGTAGATGGATCAGATTCCGAAGGTGACTCATCAGATATGGTTTCAGGGGTGGAACAATTTACCTGAAAAATATCACCGTGACACTGAAAAGCTTTCAATTTTGAATCAAAATTGGGAACACGTGAAATGGGATGAACAATCCCTGAGAGCCGAGTGTGAAAAGTTCAGTCCAGAGGCTCTAGTAAAATTCGATGGATTCACGAACATGATTCAGAAGGTGGATTTCGGGAGGTATGTCGTTCTTCACAATTATGGAGGGGTGTCTGTCGACTGTGACGCGGAATGCCTCAGACCTCTCGACAAAATACCGGGCTTGGACAGATATGATATTATAGTAAGTAAAAATTCACTAAATAGGATGGAAAATAAAGTGGCTTCATTTGGCTTTGCAAAAGACTTGTTGATGTTTAATAACGCAACAATTGCATGCGCAAAAGAACACGCCCTCATGAAACAGTTTATTGAATTTTTGATCGAAAATGAATCATGGAATGAAGATGAGACACTCGATACACAGCTTCAAACAGGACCCCTTATCATGAGTATATTTTTCAATAAATATATTGACGACATTTTCATAGAAGATGCTGAAATATTTGAACCATGGGGTAATATTACGAAAAGAACAATTCTTAATCATAAATATGACCAGTCGTGGGTTTCACCTATGAAGGTTATGCCTCTTAAAATTTACGGGTTTATTAAGAACAATCTTATATTGGTTCTATTAACATGTATTGTAATTATCAAATTCTTTTTCATACGTAAAGTAGTGGAGAAGAGTCTTACATAAAAACACGAGACGCGAAATCCGCAAGATGACAGACCTCCTCGTGTTCTACCCCAAGGGAAAACACCTGTACATTGAATTCCTGGGGGCGAAATATATTGAGAATCAACCGAAGAATGCCATGGAGGCTTCTGAATTTTCACTCAAAATTAAGCCTGTAATTGACCAACTGGATGCTTACGTGGAGAAGCATGGGCTCAAGGAAATTATAGAGTTGAATCTCAAGGGGGTCCCAATTTCAAAACTAAATTCAGAGACGACCGTACACTTGCTCAAACTCGTGTCTGACATTCGTCCGGAAAAGGGTCTTCTTGAGAAGATCAAGATTACAAACTCGAACCCTATTTTCAATATGGTCTACAGGGGTGTTCGAGGGCGTCTCCCTGACCGCATCACGTCCATCGTCGAATTTGACAACGATGGTAAATTTTTTTAGCGCGTTAAATTAGGATGACGAAGACAGACGACGCTCGGTGGCATCCAGATGAGCAGGAGTTCCTGGCGAAGCTCGAGCAACAGTGTAACGTGTACACAGACTACCACAATAAAGACCACATTTATTACCAAAAATTGGCGTCAAAGTTCAATGTCCCTATCCTGATCGTGTCTGCCGTGAACGCCTTGACAGCCGTGGCCCTTAACTCTTTCATTGCCCAGGAATTCGTCAGTGTTCTGAACGCCGTTTTATCGGCGGGTACAGGAGTTCTTGGATCTATTCAATTGTACATGAAAATTAATGAAAAGATGACAAACTCTGTACGGGCCGCGACGCTCATGAAGCGTTTAGCCCTGAAAATTTCCAAGGAACTCAGTATCGCACCTGAAAACCGCGTCACCGACGGGCAGGCTTTCTTGGCCGATTGTTTCGCCGAGTTTAACACAGCGCTCGAACAAGGAAACCCTGTTGAAAAGAATTTACACAATCACCTGGCTTTCACGCCGATGCCCAAGAGGGAAAAACAGAGTCTTTTAGATGTCATAACCGGAACGCCGCGGAGAAACTCAATCACGGGCGACTTTAGTTCAAATGGAAGCCTTTCACGTCTTGGGGAGCCTCGCGCCAAAAAGCTTTGGGGTCTCGTTGAAAGAGCTCAAATAGACGCTCGTTCTCGTCCCGAATTAGCAACTCCTTTTCGTCAGAACGAATCATCCCCGGGGGGATCGACTCCAGAAGAACCGGATTTAGAGCTTGGAGCTCGGGGCTCCTGAGCTTGGCAACCTCGAAACCAATGTCTAGATCGAGTGGGAGGGACGGATCCTCCGTCTCTACCCGGATCCAATAGTGTTCACACGCCTCCTTAGTCTCTGGTATGACGCAAAAACCCTTGACCATTTCAGACCGTGTTCCCTGGTGGTCAAGGACTTTTTTGAGAATAGCTGCATGATGAACGACATTCCCTGATACATTGCGCAGTTTGAGGCGGAGAGCCAATCGCCGGAGTTCAACGTCCATACTTTTAGTATCTTTTTGTTTCTCTATATTATGAGTTGGTTTACAGGACTTTTAGTTGGAATTTTGGTGACAATTATACTCATTGTCGTCATAGCCAACGTAATTCCACCAGACCAGCCGCCACCTGTCGTGGTACCCGTCGCCGCCCCTTCTCCTGCTCCCGGCCCTTCGCCGAGTCCTGCACCGTCCCCGGGTCCAGCAGCCTTTTCACCGGCCACGAGTTTCGCGCCTGCACCGTCCCCGGGTCCGGCGGTCTTTTCACCGGCGCCAAGTCCGGCGGCGTCCCCGGGTCCAGCAGCCTTTTCACCGGCCACGAGCTTCGCGCCAGCACCAAGTCCGGTGGTGACCGGCAGTCCCAAGAAGGGGTTCGTCTATGATTTGAAAATAGATGGCGCCACAAACACTCAATTTAATCAGCAAATGCAGAGCCTGAACCTTGGATGGTACTATAACTGGGGCCTGACAGGGTCACCTGGTTTGAATCTGAAATTCACACCCATGTGTTGGGGAGCGCCCGACGCTGCAAAACTGTCCCAGATTCCAGCTGGGTCTACAGAGCTCTTGGCGTTCAACGAGCCCGATGGCAACAATAAAGGCGCCCAGTCGAATATGAGCATCGCTCAGATTGTAGAGCTATGGCCTACACTCAAAGCGACAGGTCTCAGGATAGGTTCTATTGCAGCTTACACGAGTCCTTTAGCCCCGTCATATACAGAGCCTCCTGGCCCACCAGAATCTGGACGTCTCACACCCGCGCAGGGTTCTTTAAGTACATCTTACTTTGATGCCCTCTGGACAGCCTTGAGTCAGGCGGGAATGACGCCTGATTTCATAGCTCTTCACTGGTACGCACCGCCTAACGCGACTGGATTTTTGAAATGGATTGACGATATCTACGCCAAATACCAGAAACCTATATGGATCACCGAGATGTGTCCCGCGGATTGGAGCGTGGGTAAGCCGGGTGGTCCGGCTTTTGAATCATTTTCAACGGCCGAAATTCAAACCTTTATGGACGCTGTTGTTGCTGGTATGAATTCCCGTAGTTATGTCGAACGTTTCAGTTGGAAGACCCGCCCCACGACTGACGTCAACATGGGCAATGGCGCACTGATAGCACTTGATGGTACTTTAACGCCCCTGGGTCAGCACTACGCAAGCCTTTAAAAAACTCCGACGCTCTATTAATATGGACCCAATTCTCACCCCTTCGACAGCCCGTTTCACAACTTTTCCCATCCGGTACTCCGACCTATGGGCACTTTACAAAAAGGCGATTGCAAGTTTCTGGACGGTCGAGGAGATTGATTTGGCGGCCGACCTCAAGGACTGGGACCGTCTGACTGATTCAGAACGCCACTTCATCAAGACGGTCCTGGCGTTCTTCGCCGCCTCAGACGGAATTGTCATGGAAAATATCGACATGAACTTTTCGAAGGATGTACAGATTTCAGAAGCTCGGGCGTTCTATGCGTATCAGTCATTTAACGAGTCTATTCACTCGGAGACGTATTCGCTTATGATTGACAAATTGGTCAGGGATCCGGAAGAGAAGGCGGGACTTTTCAGGGCTATAGAGATATCACCCGCTGTTAAACACAAGGCGGAATGGGCAATGCGATGGATGCACAGGGACTCGCCTTTTGCACAGCGGCTAGTAGCTTTCGCATGTGTGGAAGGAATCTTCTTCTCGGGGTCCTTCTGTTCTATTTTTTGGCTCAAAAAGCGGGGTCTCATGCCTGGTTTGTCGTTCAGCAATGAACTCATATCCCGCGACGAAGGTCTTCACCAGGAGTTTGCAGTGACCCTGTACCACAATTTACAGACTAAATTGGAAGACGAGACTATCAGGGACATTGTGAATGAGGCGATCGCAATTGAGAGTGAGTTTATCACAGAGGCTATTCCGTGTCAACTCATCGGTATGAACGCCAAGGAGATGCAAGAGTATATCCGGTTCGTGGCAAACCGGCTCTTGAAGCAATTGGGTTGTAAATTCACTCTGGACCACGCTGAGAATCCTTTCGACTGGATGGAGAACATCTCGTTGGAAGGAAAGACCAACTTCTTTGAGAAGAGGGTCGGCGATTATTCAAAGTTCTCGTCAGAAGGTGAAGTGAGATTTGACGAGGAGTTCTAGGCCGTCACGGAATAGACGAAACGGTCCTGCTGAAAGTGCTTGGTGTTCTGATCATCCTGGTCATCGCGGGTCTCGAACTTCAAGCCGCCGGCCATCAGGTACCCCGAACGCTTACCGAAGAGGGCACCCAAAACAGCCATGAGAATCACAAACACGAGACCATGGAGCAGAAGGCCCGGGACTGTGGGAACACCGATGGGATCGGCGACCCAGCTTCCGAGCTGGCGCGTCGTCCTGTACGACATGGGACTTGCCAGAGCTGCAAAGACCAATATGGCAAGAAGACTACTCATTTAATATGTTGTTACAAATTAAATGGAGGAAGGTGCCATTACGCTTTTTGTAATTTCACTTATTCTTTTTGTAGCTGCTGTGGCTGTTATACTATACAACGCAAGCATGGCACCCAGTCCCGTCCCTTTAACAAGCTCAGGAATTCCAAACCCAAATAGCACCATGATAGGCGCCAAGTGCCCCGTCGGGTGTACGTGCTTTCCGAACACGGACGCCACCTTACCTACAGACAAACCGACTCAGTTTTGCGGGTATCTGAGTAACGACACCATGTTCTCGTGTCCGGCTGAGTGTTGCCAACCAACGTGCATCAACCAGGATGTTCAGGGAATCGCACAGCGTTCCAGTGTTTAGGGTCACAGTCGCTGCGCGACTGGTTCAATTACACCGACCGCCATAGCACGTGTGATAGCACTCGTTGCCGTTGTCGCAGTACTCACCGGCCATTTTGGGACCGTAAAAGTTCGACTTGCGAACGATCAAAAGACGCATCAAAAAGCCCACGACGGCTATGAAAACAATTGCGTGAAGCACAAGGCCTGCGTTCGTTGGCAGGCCTTCTGCGTTCGCGACCCAACTTCCCAGGATCCCACGAACCGCCTTGTACGCGGCCGGGTTCGCAATGACCACGTAGGCCACAAAAGGGATCAGGTAATTGAGACTCATTTAATATTTAGGGGAGAGAATTTTGGAAGTCTGTTTACTGGTCGACGTCAAAGTCTCCTGGGTGCATGGCGAGTCCCTCGACACCGTGCCCGCGGGATACAACGTACTGAGTACCGACATCGCCGACACCCATGTTTCCGAGCTTCACAGTACCACCATATCCCGACTTCTTGGCGCCCCAGACCAGGCGCCACAGGAAGTGCGCGACGATGACGAATACCAGGGCGTGCAGAAGCAGACCCGCGGTTGTCGGCAGACCGTCGGCCGCCGCGACCCAGTTGCCCAGAACCGAGCGGGTCAGCTTGAAGGTGGCTGGGTTGGCCACCGCGAAAAACACGGCAAAAGGAACAGCCTTCTTCTTCAGATCAAAGTCCATTTGGTACTATTGTATGAGATTTTAAAACATTCCGTACCCTGAGGGCGGCTTCCATGCCGGTTTGGCACTCGAGCTCGAGGACTTGCCAGCACTACGCGCACCGCGTCTCTCGCGGTTTTCCTGGGCCTGTTCGTTGCGCCGCTTCTCTTCATTTTCAGCCTTCATTGCAGCTTTATGGGCTGCGATATTCTTGTTACGATTTCCAGTAAGTTTCCCTTTCACTTGGCGTCTTATTTCAAACCGTCCCTTGGTAGGCTGGGAAGCTATTGCGATATTCACGCGACGAATTAGGTTCTTCTGGGCATTTGTAAGCTCGTATTTGTTAAGTGAATTTACAGCCTGTTTCCAGTCAAGTTTATTTGGATATCTGCTTCCCCCAACCGGTATGAGCATATTTTTACTCAAAAAACTATATGCATTTATCGACGCCGTCCCTGGTTGTGTTCTCGTCAAGGTGTTTCGCGGGCGCGCACCCGTGAGTTTGAAATTTTCAAAGAAATTTGCCAAGGACTTTTTGGGCGCCATCTGTGCCACAAGCCCGGCCCGACGTCCGGTCAACGGTGCCGCGCCCATTTTTGAAGCCAGGACCGCCCTTCTCAAAGCGTTCCGAGCCTTTCTAGCCTTCTCAGCCGCCGCCTCGGCTAATTTCCGCGCCGCTTCTCGCTCTGCGGCATTTTTAGCTGCAGCGGCCGCTGCATTCGCTTCGGCTTGGGCGCGAGCAGCCTCTTCCGCCGCCTTTTTAGCCGCTGCGTTGTTCGCCGCCTTTTTAGCCGCTGCGTTGTTCGCCGCCTTTTTAGCCGCCGCCTCTTCCGCCGCCGCCGCTGCGTTGTTTGCCGCCTCTTCCGCCGCCGCATTGTTCGCCGCCTTTTTAGCCGCCGCGTTGTTCGCCGCATTGTTGTTATTCGAGCCCCCCGAGGGTTGTTGATTAGCGGGGGGCTTTACGGGTTTAAAGTACTCTGATGACGTATGATGCGATTAAGCGCTGCATTTACGTTAGCATTCTTGAGGTTCACACCTGCAGCCTGTGCTGCGTTGCGAACTTCCGCCAAGAGAGCATTCGCCTGATTACGGGTAGAAACCTCGCCCAGGAGTTTGTTATTCGCCGTCTTTGCGAGAGCCGCATTGAGCCGAGAACGGTTCGTGACGTTCGTACCAGCCTTGGGTGGCAGACGAGACTCGTGATTCATAATGCGAGTGATGGCGGCGTTTACGTTCTTGTTCTCGAGGTTCACACCCGCGTCGGCGGCCGCTTTCTTCAATTCTTGTAACAGAGCCGCTGATTTATTGCGATTGTTAATATTACTCTGGAGTTTCTGATTAGTGGTCTTGGCGATAACGATATTTAGAGCAGATCTGTTGGGAGGCGGTGGGCGTGCCACGGTGCCATTCAGTTTTGCTTTCGCATTCATGAGCAAATCATATTGCCGGCTCGTGGCGTTGAGAGTTGGAAGCTTGGCATTTATGGCTGCGCGAAGCTTCGCCTTGTTATTTGCTGAAAGATTCTTGTTCGCTTCGGCTGCCAGCGAATTGGCATTCATTTTTGTGTAGTTCAAAGGAGGGACGGCCGCGTTCAGAAGAGCGGCACCCTTATTGTATTTCTTAATGAAATTGACTATTGCCCGGTTCATGGCATTGCGCTGAGACGCAGTCATCATCATCGCATTTTTCTGATTTTCTGGGATTGTAGTGTTGTTGCGAATTTTACGCAGGGCATTCACAAGACTTCTCACTTGTGTGTTCAAAGTCTTGATGTTGTTCGGTGAAAAATTCAAGTTTGTTTTAAGCACCACCGGTGCCGCTCCTCGCCGAAATCTGGAAAAAAATCCATTCGCCATGTCTTACTGAGTGCCGAGAAAAAAGACCCAAACAGGGCTTAAGGACCTGAAGCCCTAATACAGTAGAACAAAGCAAATGGCCACTCTCCAGATGTTCAGCTCCTTCGATGCCTCCAACGTCACTTTCTCGGATGTGCGCAAGAACGCCAAGGGTGGCAAGGCGGTCTATCTGAACGCAGCGGGTGGTGGCAAGCTAATTTTCCAGCTTCCTCAGCTCCGTGCGCCTTTCGGTCTGAGCGAGTACAAGGATGAGGCTTCGGGTCGCGTGAGCTACACGCTTCCCCTGAGCCTCGACAAGCCTGAGGTCTTGGAGGCGTTTTCCAAGCTGGATGCCCGTGTGCTCGACTACATCACCGAGCATTCCGAGGAGCTTCTGGGTAAGAAGATGAGCCGCGAGGTTATCTCCGAGGGCATGTACAAGTCGCCGGTCAAGCCGAGCACCAAGGAGGGGTACGCGCCTATCCTCAACCTGAAGGTTATCACCGATCTGAAGACGGGTGGCGTGGCCACCGAGGCGTACAACGCACAGCGCCAGTCTGTGCCTCTGAACAGCCTGGAGAAGGGTCAGGCGCTGAGCGCCATCGTCGAGATCAACCAGATTTGGCGCACTCCAGCTGGCGTCGGTATCTCGATCCGCGTCCACCAGGTGATGTTCGCACCGACCAACAAGCTGAAGCCCTGCGCTTTTCTTGCCCCAGCTGACGAGCCCGTCTCCGACAAGGGATCCGACGCTGGCGAGATTGAGTACGAGACCGACCCCGATGCGGAGTAGCCCCAGTTCCGTAGGAGGACCTCCGGTCCGACGGGAAACCATAGGTTTCCCTAGACTTGTGAACCCCGCGGCGCACAAGTCCTACGGACTTGGCCGGATCCCAGACTTTGAACTCTAATAAAATATGTGTAATAGATATAAATGAGCTGGATAAATTCCAGACAATTTACAATTTCTAACCGTAATGGTCGTCACTATGTGTTTCGTCGAAACAACGCCGGTAACACAGAGATTAACATTCCCGCCAATATCGTCAGCAAGGGTCAGGCTGTCGCATGGCTTAAGGCCCACCCGAACAAGGTGGCCAATCCTACGCGTTACAAAGCCAAGGGCGCGCGCGGCGCGGCCAAGCCACAAGAAAAGAATAATAACACTATACTTGTTCCTTATGTAAATCAAAAAGGAATAAAGTTTTACCGGCGCGTCAAGAGGGCCAACTACAAACCACCTCCACCTGCTCCCAAGTATTACCCGGGGCGGAAAACACCTCCAGGTGGCTGGAGGTACCCGGCGCCCAAGTTGGCTCCTTTCACAAAGATGCCCAACATAATCCCCAAGAACGAGTGGGCCATGACGTGTGACCAGCTCAAAGCATCGCTCGATTCCATGAAGCCGATAGGCAAGGGCCGTCAGGGTATAGTGTTCACGGCCAAGCAGATCGGCGGTAACAAACGGCCTTTCGCTGTGAAGGTGGCCCCTCGCGATCTCGCCGCCTCGAAGCGTGGCGAGCCCCAACCCGTCGACATAGAATTCAAGATTCAGGACGCCGTTCAAATTTACACACCCAATGTCGTGCGCGTCTACAAGAACATGCGCTGTGAAAACTTCATCCCGCCGGCTCAAATGAATATGCCTAACGTTCAGAATTCTACCCATTACGACAAGTCGAAGCAGGGCATCCTCCTCATGGAATACGCCACCGGTGGTTCACTCGATTCTTGGATGAAAAAGCAGACCAAGGTTGATGACGCGACTATGGCTAAAATCATCTCAGACATCCTTACGGCCCTTTTTAATATTCAATTTAGACAACCTGATTTCAGACACAACGATCTTCACATGCAGAATGTGTTTGTCGCGGAGCGCGGCTTCCTCATAGGTGACTTTGGATGGGCCCGTCTGAAAAAGTCCGGTACCAATCCTGCTGTGAACACGGCCAACGGCACCAAGACGGCGGCATTCTGGGGCGTGGGCCCCAAAACTGATGAGCGCTATGACCATCACCTATTTCTGAATGAATTACTCGATTGGGCCATGAGGCACGAGCCAGCTTCGCACCCCAAGGCCATAGAGTTTTTGAAGATGGCCGTGCCACCCGGGTACCGTGGTGCCACGGATACGCACGTCTCGGAGTGGCGGCTCAAGTATGGGGACCCGTGCCCAGGTCTGCCTTCACTGGCTCAAGTTCTGAATCACCCATTCTTGTCTGGAAAGCGCGTGACGTCACTCAACCTCAAGGCGGCCAAGGCGGCGCTCAAGCCAGTCAAGGTCAAGCGCATTTCGTCTCTGGAATTGCAAAAGGCCAAGGCGAAGCTCAAGTCCAAGAATCTGCGCAAGCCCGTGCGTTTCATCACGAGTCTGCAGCTGAGAAAGGCCAAAGAGAAGCTCAAGATGGTGGCCCGTCCCAAACCCAAGCCGCGCATCACAGGCTACAACCTGCGCGCGGCCAAGGCGAAGCTGAAGGCCATCGCCCGTCCACGCCTGCCGAGCCCACTGAGTCCCCTGAGCCCGCCCAAGAAGAAGGTGGCGCTCCCCAAGGGCCTATTAAAGAGCAATAAATTCAACAAATTGGTGGAGAAAATATGGAAGAATGCAGGTTCTGCATCAGGTGCTAATTTCCAAAACGCATGGAACAGTTCTAGATTGAAGGCGATCAAAGTTATCGAGAATCGTCTGCGCGACAACAAGCCGGCCTTCACCCCCAGCCCACCCAAGGCGAAGGCGCCGAGCCCAGTAAAGCCCAAGGCCAAGAGCCCGCCCAAGGCCAAGCCCAAGGCTCCCAGCCCAGTGCGCCGCCCCAACTACAAACTGAGTCCCAGTTCAGGAAGGGCCAAGATCAAGTCCAAGAATACGGGTCGGTGGGTCTATGTCAACATTCACTATTCTATGGATGAATTGAAAAGACTGGCGGCGAATTTGAGCGTGAACATCAAGGGTCTCCGTTCAAAGGCGAATATTGCCAAGAAACTTTTTGGTTAGTAATATAAATGATGAAACGCAAGGACATGTTGATCGTCGCCCTGCTGATAGCCCTCGTGTTTCTGCTGGCCACCAAGATTGTGTCGTTCGGAGACGCACTGACCCCTCCAGACAAGGGCAACATCATCGTGTACGGCTCCAAGGCGTGCCCGTGGTGCGTCAAGCAGGAGAAGTACCTGATTGACAACGGCCTCCCGTACACGTTCGTGGATTGCAAGCAGGGCAACTGCCCCGACTTTGTGTCCGGTTTCCCGACCCTGCTGGTGGACAACGTCGTGAAGGTGGGCTACAACGAGGTCTAAATGTGAACAGGTTTTTTGAACAAAATCCAAAACCCATCCCACAGAAACAAAGCTATTGAAAAGCTTTTTATAAACAGGTCGTCGTATTCGTGCCCTTTTCGGGCAAGAATAGGACTGACGATGAATACGGCTGCGAATCTTCCCGGCTGGTCTCCGAGCGGCGAAGCCGCGAGCCGGTGCACGGCACCGCCGGCCTTAACAAAGACACTGATGGGTTCGTGTAGCGGTCGTGCTAGCCAGAGTTTTCAGGAGGGTGTTCATTTATTAAATTAATATTCACAAATATTAAATGTCTGATCCGTGGAAGCCTGCGAATAACAACTTGCGTAATAACGGCAAGGTTGGCTACGTCCCCACGAGACGTCAGAATAACCGTGGCCCCAACTTTATCAGGACCTATACTCGCGTTGTGAAGGGTGCGAATGGTAAATGGAGCGTCGCTCCCGGTACAAAGGTGGGGGACTTTTACAAGACCAAGAACGGCACGAACTTCAACAAACTCACAAAGCTGTACGGAGGGTTCATGCCTATCCAGACGAACCTTAAATGGTCGACCCTACCGAGAAACGCCGCGAGACGCGTTGCGTACGTGTACAATGAAGGGGTGGGCCTGAGACCCAATATTAATTAGTTTCCCACATGTGCCTTTCCCAATCGGTGTCGAGGGGCTCCTTGTAGACCCACGAAGACTTCTTGGGTCGGCGGAAAAACCAACACATTCTTTTTGTAAAATAAGCAAGTCTACGCCTTAAACGCACGAACCTTTTTCATACCAAGAATGGTCCGTTTCACACCCACCTCTATCATGGGTCTTATGTGGAAGGACTATTGGAACCAAAATGAGCTAAGTTCAAAGGAACCTGAAGAAATTCAGAAAGAGTACGAGAAGTTCTGTCGGCGCTACAAGATTAACGCGCCGTGTTGGGAGCCTATCGGACCTTATCCGGTTCCAACTATTAGTTAAACAAGGAGCGCATTGTTTAACTAATGGCATTCAATGCAGACACCGAGACCCTCAAAGTCCTTTCGTACACCGCCATCTTCGACAAACGTTCACGAATGTCCGGGCGCGTCGCGTCGGCCATCCTATACGCCGTAATCCGCGCGGGTGATATTATTGACTGGTGGTTTCCAGTTAAGGACGCGAGCCATTGAAAAGTCAATGGAATACGAAGCCACTGAGATGGTTGAAATCATGGAAAAGTTGATTGCGCAAGACGACGCCGACACGGCATGGAACATACAGGGTGAATTCTGTAGGATCTTCAACGCTCAACCACCAAATTCACCCGAGCGTAAGGTTATGGCGGCGATTAGGGAAAAGGCTATGCTCAAGTGGCATTAAACTCACGCACCCTCAAGGCCCTCTTAATTTCGTACAACGACGAGGGCGTCATAAGCGCTGAAAAGTGGAAGAAGATGCTCGAGCCTTATACAATAAAATCAAAAAAGAGTACAAACGGATGGTGGATCGCAACGGCGAATCGGGTGAGATCCTGTACCTCGTCAAGAAACGATCTTAGAGAAGAATGGTGTATAAAAAAGAAGTAAAATGATTTACGTCATACGAAGTCTCGACGGATGCAACTTTGTATACGTCGAGACGCGCGAGAAGGCGATACGCATATGTGCGGATCTACCAGACTTGTTTACTTGGGAACCTCTTGAACTATTTAGCACTTGAAAGCAGCCACGGCCACCGCCAGCAGGAAGGTGTGCCACAGGGTGTCCACCGGCTTGAGCACGCTGATGTGCTTCACCAGCGACTGGTTCCACAGGAACCGCAGGAGAACGGTCAGGATGATGATGTAAATAGCGAACACAATCAGGTTATACAAAATCTCCTTCTGGTTACGGGACTGGAGAATATTGAGCATCTTTATTATTGACAAAGAAAAAAGTTGTTAACAATAAGATGAAGACCCGGAAGGTTGTTCGGGTCAAGAAGGTGGCGACCCGTGGCGCGCCAAATCCATGGGCACCAAAGTACACGTGGGCACCCTGGGGGACGAACGGGGTCGTCCACGACAACTGCTACGACTATGCGTTTGGTTCGTACTCGTCAAAGCGCACGTCGAAGAGCGTACCTGGAAATAGAAGCAAAATATCGTCAAACGGTCTGACGTTCACCACCTGCGCAGGCATCGCCAAGCGTGTCCTGGCCGACAACCCCGGGAACGTGTATCTTATGCGCAACCCTAACGCAAAACCCAGACCAGGGTTTTATAAGGTTATGTGTTTCGTGGCGCCCTCGAACGACTTTGGCGATTCCACTGGGGATTTCCACTGGTACAAGGAGATTAGCGCTGTCCGGTACAAGATCCGCGCCGGGGATACGGTTGCTGGTCTCGCCAAGTTTTTCCGAGTCACTCCGCGTGTGATTCTGGCGGCGCTGGCCAAGGGGCGAGTTGGATCGGGTGCCAATAACGGGCGTATAGCAAATAAGAACACTGATCTGTACGTCCTCGGGCGATACAACGACATGGCTCTCAAGATGTCCCAAAGGTCTTTAAAATCTCCTGATGCCCTTAGGGTCCTCAAGAAGTACAACGCTCAATCGAACAATACACGTCTGACTCCTGGGAAAGTGATTGATTTTCCAGTAAAATTATGGAGCCACAAGACGGGGTGGGCTGGTGGCCCCCTTTTGATCGATGCGTCGGGTAAGACGATCTCCGACCCCCGCAAGGCCAATAGAAGCTACAAGCCTGGTTTCCACTACACCAAGTTTTGCTCGGCTTACGGCGTTCGCAGGGGTTTCGCCAAGACTGGAGCGAATAATAACCGCAATGGCTCTAAAAATTCTCAGGTGGGGCTGGTAAACCGAGTTCTCTGAGAATATTATGAAGAATCTCCCCGGGTTCTATATCAAAGTGTATATCAGATAGGAACCTCCCATGATTTGGTACGAGATCTCGAAACTGGATACCAAACCCATCAACAATACTCGAGATATTAGCCGTTTCAAAGTCTGTGATATTTCTTAAAGAATCACTTGATCGCTCGATGATGAGCCGACACTTGTACGTCGGCGCGTCAAAGGGTTCGCGGCACATAGGACACGTGGGCGTCTCCTGACATGTCAATTTCCAGCGATTCAGACACCGTTCATGGAATTCGTGCCCGCAATCGAGTTTGCGTGTGTTGCTTTGACCCCCCATGGCGGCAAGACAGACTGCACATTGTGTACCCCTGTGTTGCCAGCATCTTTCCTGACCCTCGCGTAAAATTGTTTTACACGATCCCCCTGTGAGGGTTTGGGAACCACATCTTCGGGGGTCGGCCATTATTGTAAACCTGTATTACTTTTTAGCGGGACCTACGCGCCTCGAGAACTCGGACCTCATCTTGAAGGGTCCGAACTGCTTCACGGTACTTTTCACGTATGTTTTCCTCGACGTTCTTCCGAAACACGACGATGGGGTCGTCGTCCTGTTCCATGCGGCACTGAGGGCACTCTATGCTCGTCTCGAACCATTTCATGATGCATTTTGCATGAAAAATATGCTTGCACTTGAGTTTCTTGTCGGTCCGTTTAGTCTCTTCAAGACAGACGGCACATGTGTTGGAAAGGTGGGCACGGCACATGCCGTTCTCGACCGCTTTTTGCTTGCACTTGGTCCCGTTCCTGGTCAATGCGGCGCAATTCATGGTCTGATATGATCCTACAGATTTCTTTGTGAATTTCCTCAACGCTCCTGTTGGCGTTCACAATATATACTTGACACGGCACATTCTTGATGAGATTCTGATATTCCTCAGCAAGTTCGCTCCAGTACTCTTTCGTAACCCCTGAATCACCCGCCTGGTGCCGAGCCTGGATGTGCTCCCATGCTAGCTCAGGGGTTTTTGAAAGGAAAATGTAGAGGTCCGGTAACCACGAATATTGTTCATAAAATTTAGAGTATGTAGCATCCTCCTCTTGCGTCACGAGACCCTTTTTGAGCAGTACGGGCCAAAAGACCCACCTGGAACTGAGGAGTGACCGTTCATACACGACCGTATCCCGAGTCCTGAGAGGCCTGAGTGTCTGAAGAATTACCATGTGAAAATAGAACGCCCACCGGCTTGGATCCTTATAAAATTCCTCGAGAGGCCAATCATCAATGGGCTCCCGGCGAACTTTGTACCCGATTTTTTCAAGTAAATCGAGTTGGGTCGTTTTTCCTGACCCGATATTGCCATCAATCACAACCTTCATAAATCATAAAGGAGTCTTTTCTTTAGTTCAAGCACCCTGGCACTGAGCCTTGCAGTAAGACTCGCCACCCGGCTGAGACCCGACCCATTCAGCGCCTCTATAGAGGGTGCAAGAATTTCCCATTCTTTCAAAATGGGTGCAATCGGACGTGGCGTCGCACGAAGACTTGCACGTGTTCACATCACCCGTCACCGTCTTGATCGTCTTTGCTGCACGACCCGAATCGCCTCTGTAAGCAACTGTGTTGGGGGTCAATCTGTAGGTTGAAGCCGCCGCCGGTGGGGGTGGCTTGGCAAGCGGTGCAGCCGCGACGGCGCTCGGGGTTCCTGCGGGAGGTGCGGGAACAGGGGCTGCGCGTGCAGGGGAGGGCGCAGCGGGGGCTGGGGCGGCCACGGGGGCTGGGGCGCCAGCTGCCGTCGAACAATCCGACCCGAAACTGGGGCACGAGACGTTCGTGTAATACACGCCAAGAACGGTTGATAAAATTACAGCGACGACGCATATCAGGACACCGACGATGACGACCTTGCTAGGCATTTATTATTTGATGATATTTTATTCATTTTCCACAAGGACGACCACCTGGCCATTACGGCACGCGGCATTCTTCACGGGCAGGCTGAACGCCTCGGGGCCCTTCTCCTGAAGGAGAGAGCGGTACTTGTAGTTGTCCTGGAAAGCCACCTTATTTTCAGCCATAATCTGGTCGTTCAGAATGCGGGACGAAGTGAACTCGGTAAGGCACCGGCCATCGGCCATGCCATAGCGCTGAGACATTTACTAGTTGATTACATTTTATTTAGAACTCGTCCCCACTCTTCAAAGCTTGCACCCATGATGTTGTCGAACAACTCGGGAACGGCGACCGGCTTGACCAACACGTCGGTCGTGACAATTCGGTTGATCGTCTCGTAAGCCCCCGCAATCTCGTCCAACGTCTGAGCCCCAGTGACGATAATCTTGCCCGTGCTGAAAATGCTGGCGGTCACCTGCTTCTGTTCCGGCTTGGGGCTGAACTTCACCTTGACGGCACTGTACCTGTCAGGGTCGAAGGTCACCTTGAACCGCTTGTCCTGTGAAAACTTCTGAATCACCTTGTTCAAATTGACAGATGCGTTGAGCGAAAAGTTGGTGTTGATCATTTTTATGCTCGCGTCTTCCGTCGGCGGAAGCTCTTCCAAATCGAGAACCACCTTCAAAATAAAGGCGAGCTGTTTTAGGATGCGCTTACAGTCAAACAGGTCGGAACACCCCGCAACCTGAATAGACCCATTAGGAAAGAGCTTGATGCTTTTGCGAGAATACACGTCCTCGTAGCCAATTGTAACCTGGTTGTAAAATGCCGTGTCTTTCATCTTCCACTCGAATCCCCGGAAGCGAGACCCACTTCTCCGAACCGTGAGCGATCCGAGCTTGGCGAAGTTCTCTCTAAATTTCTTCAAGTCAATTTCCTGAAGAAATTTGGAACACATGGTGATCGTCGTGATTCGAACCCACGATGGTTGGGGCCGCGTGAGGTCGCGCACGAGTTCACCGCGAATTGCATTCAGATCCCGAATGTACTGGAACGTGGCGGCGGTCATTTTTCTTTACATTCCTCAAGCCCGCCGACTCTTTAACCCTGGGAGGACACGTTTTTTAGGAGGGACTCCGTCCCGACTCGAGACCATAGGTCTCTCGCCCGTGTCCCGGGGTCGGGGTGCTTCGCACCCCTCACCCACGTTTTTTTGCCGCGCCCCTGACAATCTTCGCAAAAGGCGTGCGAAGGATATTCGCCTTGAGAACCTTCTTGTAGTACGCCTTGAGCTTCTCATCGTTCGGGTGGATATTGTGAGTCTTTGTCACGTTATGCGCCATCAGAGAAATCAAACGCTGTTTCTTGACAGCGCTAATCACGCGATTCAGCTCGGCAATACGAGGCTTGAGAACTTTGGCGCGGCGAGACCGCGACTTGCGCTTCCGCGTCGCGTGCGTCTGCGACATGGTATTCAGACCCTCTAGAACATTCACGGCGTTATTTGGCCCACCGAGTTTCTGGACGGCATTCACGGCTGCAGGGCTAGCGCCCTTGACGGTTATAGCAATTGTGGAATTGCCACCAGACTCGTTCAGAGCCTCGGCAGCCTTGGCGATTTCAGGCGCGCCTCCTGGAACTTGTACGACGGTGTTCATAGCACTATTCACACCCCCTGCATTGTTGATTGCCGTTTGCTGATTCGTCGGCAGGGGTGGCGGTGGTGGCGCGCCTCCGTTCCCTGCACCACCTCCGTACCCGCCTGCACCCCCGCCTCCGTTCCCTGCACCACCTCCGTACCCGCCTGCACCCCCGCCTCCGTTTCCAGATCCTGCCCCCCCGCCGGCGCCGGAACCGCCGATGCGTGCAGCGCGCCGGCGCCGTATGAGGTTCAGAAGCTCACGCTGTTTCTCCGAGTTATTTACCCGTCTGGAATAATTGGTGTTGCTCTCGCCGTACCGGCGGGAAATCACCTCACGGCGCTCACCACGACGGGGAGTCTCGTTCGCGGTGGTCCGTGCGAACCGACGACGCTGTTCCTCGAACGCGCGACGAATATTCTCATTTGGAACGCTTCCCAAATTTGAACGCAAATTCGAAAGCTCCCGCTTGTTCCGGGTCTCGCGAACGTCGTTGACGACCATGCTCGACGCATTGCGGCGGCCGTTGTAGTTGCGTGGAAGCAGACGAAGGAGATCCCCGAGCTTACGAGCACGGCGCGAACGACTATATTCGTATTTTACATCTCTGAGCTCCTTTTCAATAGCTTTCCGAAGAGCATCCATAATAACTGGCCGATTTTGCGGGTACTCGCGCAGAGCCTTGATAAGTTCGCGCGTGCTCATCTTCGTGTAGTTACGTGCAGTGTTCGACGGAGGCGCTGCCCCGGGCGCTGGCGCCGCACCTGGGACGGCGGCACCCACGTTCTTGTACCAACCCGTCTTTTTGTTGCGAGTTGTCAAGACGTATCCAGACGCGGGAGGCTTCTGATTATATGTATTTCTTCCCTGATTATTGACGCCCGTTTTTACAGGCTCGATAAAGTTCGGTTGAGATGCGGGACCATAAACCGGCATCTTATCTTTAGGAGAGAAAATTCCCGACCATGGCCACCTGAACATTTGTTTCAGTTTATCTATGAGACTCTGGTGTTCTGGGCCTAGAGTTTCGACCGCTGCAGTGACAACTGGCCGCGGAACACGAACGCTATTCTGTATCAATTTTGTAATGGCATCCGCCACATTATTCGCATTTGCCTGTTTGATAACTTGAACAGCCGTCTTTGACTTTCCACCCACCACGAGGGTCGGGATGGCCGCGACCGTTACGTTCGATGGGAGTTTTACACTATTTTTAATTAATTTTGTAATGGCATTTGCCACATCACTTGTTGGGGCGGCTTGCACGACCGCCACAGCCACCTTGGAATTTTTACCAATCGCCCCCTTGATAATTGCGACGATACCCGGCACAATATTCCTATTTTGTTTTAAATTTGCGAGACCCTGTTTAGGGTTGACATGTGTTTGAATGATGGCGATTATTCGCTGAACAAGCGCATCGTTATTCGACATGACCTATTAGAGCCCGAGGAAAAATTCGTGTCCTGTCCACGCCAAGAACCGGTGAGACCCTAGGCCATTCAACCAAAACCAAATGGCCCTTCGCACCCGTCTCATTTCGCCCTACCAACACGACGGCGTCAAATGGCTAGTTGCGCGCGAGCTGTCCCCTTCACTACCAGGTGGCTTTTTATGTGACGAAATGGGTCTGGGCAAGACTGTCCAGCTCATCGCCACTATGCTCGCCAACCCAAAGCCGCGCACGCTAGTCCTGGTGCCCAAATCCATAGTGGGTCAGTGGTGTGAGGAAGTGCGCCGGTTTGCACCCAGTTTGCGTGTGGGCACTTTCGACGGCCCCAAGCGGTCCCTTCCTGAAGGTGCCCTGCCGCACATCACAGTGGCCCCCTATTCCGTGCTGCCGGAACGCAAGGGGTCTCCCTCGTGCCCCCTGCTGCGCATCGGCTGGGACCGCGTCATCCTGGACGAGGGCCATGAAATTCGCAACCGCAAGAGCAAGACGCACATTGCGTGTCTGGCTTTGCGCACCCAGATCCGCTGGGTCGTATCTGGCACGCCCGTCTTCAACTCAATGAAGGACTTCGTGGCGCTGTCTGCTTTCCTGGGAATTCCACGCGACCAAGTTCAGGGGTACACTGACCAGATTCGTCAGACGTACGTGCTACGCCGTACAAAGGCTGACGTGGCTCAGCACAACCGGCGCCTGGAGCTCCCGCCTTGTGATTTCGAAAACGTCGAGCTGGAAATGTATCCAGAGGAGGCGGATCTGTACCGTGACGTGTTCGACACTGGGCACGAAATCGTCAAGCACATTTTCCGCTCTGGAAATGTCGCCATGCACCAGATGGAGCTCCTGGAGTGCCTCCTGCGCGTGCGGCAGGTGATGGCCTGGCCTCAGCTGTACCTGGACGGCCTAGCGGTCAAGAATGACGTGGATCCTGAGATCTGGACCGGGCGGTCGCGCAAAATGGAGACGCTACTTGAGTCCATCAAATCGCATTCCAAAGAAAAGACACTGATATTCACCCAGTGGATGGGTGAGATGGATCGGATACAGGAGCTCCTCCACGAGGCGGACATCCCAGTGTTTCGGATAGACGGCTCGGTTTCCAAGGAGCTACGGGAGGAGCGCATCGCCGCCTTTAAAGAAGAGGTGCACGGCCAAGCCGCCCCCGTCTTCCTCATCCAGGTCAAGGCGGGTGGCGTCGGCCTCAACTTGCAAGAAGCGACGCGCATCTACATCACCGCGCCCACCTGGAATCCCGCTACGGAGCTCCAGGCGATCGGCCGTGCTCACCGCACGGGGCAGACCCAAAAAGTGGTCGTACGGCGATTCATCTACGTGGGCCAGGACGGCCCCGAACCGCTCCATAGCGTCGAGCAGAGCATCATGCAGTTGCAGGAGGGCAAGGCCAAGGTGTGCGCGCAGGTCCTGAACGACCCGCGCCTAGAGACTCTGGTGCCGAACGCGCCCAAGACGACCAAGATCAATATCCAGACTTTGCGCAAGATTTTCGCTGTGTAATCAAACGCCCCTTCTACTAACCTAGTCCCAGTCCAAAAAAAAATAAACGCAGAAAGTAAATGACCGTCGGCAGCCGCGCCCAAGTGTACCACGGCAACGCCACCGAGACTGCAGGTGGCCTCAAGAAGAAGGACCTGAAAATGAAGGACGGTGAGATTGTGTCCAAGAAGAAGGCCAAGGATGCCAAGGCCAATCCCTGGATAAAGGCGGTCTCAAAGGCCAAGAAGGAGCTGGGCATCAAGGGCTTTGCGCTGGTTCAGGGGCCTCTGCTGGCCAAGGCTCGTGAGATTTATTCCAAGTAGATAATAAAAATGCAGACCGTTCTTGGTCTCAGATATTCCACGAGTGAATCAATTTTGAATAAAATTCTGAAAAAGTCCAAGACTATGACAAAAAAGCGCAAGTCCCCTTCGGTAAAGAAAACTCACAAGTCGGTTCGGGTGTCGGTTCGTAGATCTCCTCGGTAAGCATCTTCACCTGATAGGTCCTGATAGTCAGGCCCCAATTTCCATTGAAAAAATACGTCGAGTCAATGTCGATGAGACACGACACCTCTTGACCTCTAAACAGACCCTCCTTCACTTCAGGGTTGATCTGTTTTGAATCCTTGTCGAAAATATAGACCGAATCATCAATCTTGAGTCTAAGAGTCTCTCCGCGTAGGTTACTACTGAACGTCTCCACAGCTGGGCACAGCTGCGCCTCGAGTTGGCGCCACCACTGGATGAAATCTGGGTCGGAAATTCCCACCTGAAAACTCTTGTAAGAACTCACACCCCACTGACACATACCGCGCGGAATCTGGAACCTCAGAGGACCACCCTTGTACTTGAAACGAGTCCGGTCTTTGGTCAGAGGAACCGTCTCAATCTGACTTGGAACTATATCGAACCAAAAGACCATTCTAAATAAAATGTCTATTAGTTTTAAGCTATAATGCCCCATACGATAAAGGGCCAGACGCCGCGGGAGTACCGCCCGAGTGCAACGCGCCGCCCCTCAGGGTTGTCGCCAATCAATGAGAGATCAAACGCGCAAAAACGCTGGAACAAGCTCCGTCAGGCTGTGAAGCCCGCTTCACAGGCTATGCGCAACCTTCGCGCCCAGGAAGCCGCGGCAAAGAGCCGTAACGCCAAGTTGCTGCGTCTCGTCACGAATCTCAACAGGAACTGGGTGAAGGCGACGGCAACCCACGAGGCCCAAAAGAAGCGCCTTCACAACCAAGCCAAGGCTATGAACGCCCTTCGCGATCCAAATTACGTAAACGCCCAAAGTTCGGCGTTAAAAATTTACAAAAAGCATTTAGCCGCGCTTCACATCGCTAGAAATATGGTGGTGAGCGAGCTCATCCGAAATTCTACGAGCTCACAGATCCGCCGCAATCTCTACGCAATGGGTATTGAACGCGGTCGTTACGGCACGTCACAAAACAACTGGCAAAACTGGACGAATAAGCTGTGGCACCTGACTGAACTGAAAAATAAGGGGAAGCAGTTTTTAAAATCGGCGTCACGTGCTTGAAGAATAGTTCAAGACCCGGGCCAGACCCGACCCCTTGAGCAGAACCCGCAAATCAGTAACCCAAGGATCACGACTAATATATGACTGGAAAGTACCGTTGGGTGAAATTATCTCGACAATATGCTTATCCTCTGTATCATTAAAGACCCATAGACCGGCTGTATGATAGTTTAATTCTATAGGTCTCCTAATGATATGAGATCCCGGTGCACGAAAATTGTAAAGGGATTTTGTTTCTAAATTATAAATGAGCCCGTCATGGGACTTGAGGAGCCACCATAACCTCCAAGCTTTTGCTTCATTAATTTTCTTTGGTGCAATTTTGAAACATAATTGAACATCGATCGAAGGTTCGGACCATTCAATTATTTTTCGAACCAATTCTGTTGGTAAATTCTTCCATATTGTTGGATCCATTACCTACTTTCTTTTACAGTTTTTAAATGGTGCACAACTTGAACGCATAGTAAACCCTTTTATAGGGCCCAAAAGACACCGAAGTTTACTGAATTTACGAGGTAAATTAAAGACCTTTTTGTTCGACTTCCTCACGCACTTTTTGTTCTTCGGCCCAGACCGGCAACAATTTTTCATCTTAAATTTAGCTTGGAAATTAACCTGAACACATCACACAAGACTCGGGGTTTTCACGGGAACACGCGAGCACCTCTTCAGCAGTTGGCTTCTGTGCAACTGGGACCGTCACCTGCTGCGCCTTGGCCTTTGGGCGCGTTCGCAGGTAGTACATACCCGTCTTGAGCCCCTTCTTCCAGCCGTACATATGCATGCTCGAAAGCTTCGCGGCTGTCGGGCTCTCCATGAAAATGTTGAGACTCTGAGACTGGTCGATGAAAGCGCCGCGGTCCGCCGCCATATCGATCAAGCTCTTTTGTGGAATCTCCCATACGGTCCGGTAAATCTCCTTGAGACGCGCGGGAATGTCGAGACTCTGGACCGAGCCTCCGTGACGCACAATCTCCGTCTTCATGGCTGGGGACCAGAGACCGAGCGCCTCGAGGTCCTTGACGAGGTGCTTGTTGACAACCACAAACTCACCCGCGAGGGTCCGACGCAGGTAGATGTTGGTCGTGTACGGCTCGAACGCCTCGTTGTTCCCCATGATTTGTGCGGTTGACGCGGTCGGCATCGGTGCCACGAGCAGTGAATTGCGGAGACCGTGTGTTTTGATGTCCTCTCTGAGAATCTCAAAATTGAAGTCCGGTTTGACCCCCCACGTGTCAAACTGTAGAATACCCTGTGAGGCGGGCGACCCGGTAAACGTCTCGTATGGCCCCTCCTCCTTGGCGAGCTGGCACGACTCTTGTAGGGCCGCGTAGTAGATTCGTTGGAAAATGTACGTGTTCCAGTAGCGAGCCTCTTGACTGTCAAAGGCCCAGCCCATCATCTGAAACACGTCTGCGAGACCCTGAACCCCGATACCGATGGGACGGTGACGCATGTTCGACTTGCGAGCTGCCTCGGTCGGGTAGTAGTTCTTGTCGATGACCCGGTTCAGGTTCCGCGTGATGACCCGAGTCACGTATTGAAGCTCGTCAAAATCAAACACCAAAGGGTGGGTCCCTTCGGATGCGGGTTTCTTCACGAAAGTCGGCAGGCAAATGGACGCCAGGTTACACACAGCCGTCTCATCCGGTCCAGAAACCTCCATGATTTCGGTGCAGTTGCCGGTGATAACACCGTTGAAGATACCCATGTGACGCTTCGGCTCGTTGAAACAGTACGTCGCATCCATGCGCCCGTTATCCTCGATTGAAACGACGCGGACATACTGCCGAACATCTCGAGACACTGGGGTAAAGTCGCTCAGGTCAAGACGATGCGTCGCGAAACCCGAATTGATCAGGGTCTCTACGCCGAGTGCAGACACCACAAGTCGCCAACAAGCCTGTGTATCGAACATCTTCTTGCCACCCTTGCCATCGGGGAGCTCACGTTCACCCGCCTCGTGCAAGAGACCGATGGTTGAACTCACACCGAGCGTATGAAGCATGAGCTGGATATCCCGAAGAAAGTTGAGGTGGATTGAGGCAACCGAGATGCTCTTTTGGGTCAGATTTCCAGGGCACCCCTGAGTGTGACCGTCTGCGTCACATAGTCCGGCGAACCAGTCGAGGCGGGTTTTCACGGCGCCCCGTAGAGGAACTTTGAACTTGTTGGGGAGATCATACGGGAGCTGCACATTCAAACGACCTGACGCGTCTTCTTCACCCGACATCGTTCGAACCTCCAAATGCTCTACGAGCTTCTTCTTTTCACCGTAGAGTGAGACTGTTGGAATCGTTTTGAAACCTGAGTATGTCGAGTGGTAGGTACCGTCCCCGCAGAAAAACCCGTGAGTATACGGATAACTGAAATCTTCCGTATCTCCGAATTCAACTGGACTTGGAGGGGTCCACTTGATGAGGCGGTCACCTGGAACAAGATTCGTGGTTGGCTTGATTTCCGTCTTTGAACCATAACCGACCTGAAGATGAAACTTGTGATATTCGGTGCACTCGAGGAAAGTGCCGTCACTGAAATTGACACGGACCAAACGACTCTTGGCACTCGTATTCGAGATGGTGACAGCAGACCACTCTTCACCGTTCCATACGTCCACTACTTGCCCGACAAGATCTGATATTTTTTGGTATCCATTTTTGGTTAGAATCATCGTCTCGGGTGCGACACACAAATTGCTCGACTTGACCGTCCCGATGTTCATCTGGTTAGACTTGGAGTTGACGCTGTCCTTGTAGCACATGTAAGGCGTTCCAGTCTCGACTTGGCTCTTGAGAACGGCGTCCCAAACTTCACGAGCCCGGACCTTCTTCTTGAACCGCCCCTGTGCGACATATGTACGGTACAACTCGTTAAATGATTCGCCCCAAACATCCTGGAGCCCCGGACACTCATTCGGACACATGAGGTACCAGTCGCCATCCTCTTCAACCTTTTGCATGAACAAGTCAGGGACCCACAGCCCCGTGAACAGGTCGCGGCACCGCATCTCGTCATCACCCTGGTTCAGACGCAGCTCGAGAAAGTCCATGATATCTGCGTGCCACGGCTCGAGATAGATGGCGAACGACCCCTTGCGCTTCCCGCCACCCTGATTGACGTACCGAGCCGTATTATTGAAGACGCGAAGCATGGGCACAATGCCGTCAGCCACGCCGTTTGTGCCCTTGATAGGTGTGCCATTTGCACGGACGTTGCTTATGTGCATACCGATACCCCCAGACCACTTGGAAATCTGGGCGCACTCCTTCAGTGTGTCGTAGATGCCCTCGATGGAATCATCCTTCATACCCACCAGGAAGCACGAGCTCATCTGGGAGCGAGGCGTTCCGGCATTAAACAGCGTAGGTGTTGCGTGTGTGAAGTACTTCTGGGACATCAGGTCGTACGTCTCCTTGACGCGCTCGAGGTCATCCATGTGAATTTCCACAGCGACGCGCATAAACATATACTGCGGCGTCTCACCTGGAAACAGGTAGCCCTTTTGGAGCGTCTTGATCCCAAAATACCCAAAGTCGTAATCACGTTTCTGAACGATATATGAATCCAGTGCAAGGGCCACACATTTGATAAACTGTTCAGAGAGGATACCCTTATTGTACAGGGTCAGGGTACAGTCACTGAAGGTCTTGGGGCAATTCTTCTGCAAATTTGAGACGATGATTCGCTTGGCCAGGACCTCATAGTCAGGGTGTTCCGTGATCATACCGATGGCCACCTCGGCACTCAGGTTATCAATTTCACTCGTAGAAATCCCGTCATACATGCTTGTGAAAACCTTCTGAGCCACCTTGTCTGGTTGGACATTTAGGGTCTCAAACTCAGGGGTCCTATTTAGTTTTGAAATTCGTTGAGTCACCTTGTCGAACAGCATTTCAACCGAGTCCCCATTTCTCTTGATGACCTTCATTGTACTGAAAGGGCCTGATTTTTTTAACTTGAGTAAGAATAATGAGTATGCTCGAGACATATGACGTCAAGCCGATTCGTCTGAGTGTCTTTACGCCACTGGGAAATGCCTTTTTCTCGGAGTTTAACCGGGAGGGTATTCACCGGTCCATCATCGACACCATCAAGTCCCAGACGGGCTACGAGCTGGACCGTCAGAGTGACGGCGATATCCAGTCCCTTATGCGTGTGGTGTACACGGACCTGGCAGCCGACCCGTACACGGATGTCAAGAACCAGGTGGGCCGTATGAACGCCGAGGTTATCAAGCGGGCTACCCAGACCATATCCACCGGTATGCTCCAGCAGCTCGTGTACCTGCGCGACATCTCCGAGAACCCCGTCCCCCTCGAGATCCCAGTCAACACCAGCACGTACGGAAACAAGATTCCCAGCAACTTCAAATTTGGAATCTTTTAGGGAGTTCCGAAGGAACTCGGTTAAGGGCTACGCCGTAAATAAGTTCTGCGAACTTACTAGATATGCGCGCTCTTGACGACCTTCTCCTTGGCTTTCTGATATTCTTTGCCATCGAGAGATTCATTCGCCTATTCAGTAACGGTATCATCGAGCCGTGGGCCAAGAAGCGTACAAAAAACCCAAATGTGGTTGAAAATTGGAAGCTTGTGACCGAGTTTGCGTTTCTCATAGCCGCGTGTTTCCTCGTCGTGTACTTCAGGAAGCCTTTGGCTCGGCTCATAACTTAAAAGAACGAGGCCTTTTGTACTTAATGAATAAGTTTCGCGATGAAACTGCACTCATGTGCCACCAGAAGGGGTGGGACAAAGCCCCTATTAGTATCGTATGGATGCTCTTGAATGAAGAGATGGGCGAACTCGCCTCGAGCATCAGGCAGAAGAAGCAAATTTATAAAAAGACGGGCCTCAAAAAGGACAGGGGAACTGACATCATGATGGAGATGGGTGACGTGTTCAGTTACCTCTTCCAGCTCGCGTCCATGTTGAATGTAGACTTGGACGAAATGTGGGAACTTCACCAGCAAAAGGTCAAGACCAAAGTCTATGCAGTCAACAAAAATAATGTAAGCGTATTTTAGAAATGGCATCAGCCTTGATGTTGGATGACCGTCTGCAGATCGACAAGTTTAACCCGACCACGTGGACGGGCGACTTTGGCATCAATAAAGACGGGTTCCGTAAGGACCTCTTTATCGATGGATCGTACACATCAGCCATCGATGAAAAGCCAGTAGATTACTCAGACGATCTTGATGCCGGTATCAAGCCCCGTGACCTCTCAGGAAACGTCCACCTCAAGACCATCGATCCCAACTACGCCCCCCACGGCGCGTTTCCGACGCGCAAGTTCGAGTACTCGGATGGCACCGTGACGTGGTACCGCCCCGAGCTTCCGTGGAAATGGATGGGTCGTGACAGTCAGAAGATCGGACCTTTCAAAATAAAGAAAAATATCCTTCTGATGCTTATTATTTTGGTTATCGTGTTTTACATTCTGAGCCGCCTCAAAAAGTAAGCACCTTGGGTGCCACCACTTTGACCAATTTCTTTGATAAATTCTCCTTTTCAATTTTAGACCGTTCATCCAGTTTGGGACACATGTGCACCTCAAGCTGAATGCATTTGCAGCAAAATGACCCAGCACACTCCCGACACTTGAGAAAGCGGTTCTTGTGTTTACACTCGAGTTTCTTGCTGAAAATCCGAGTGTATGACTCCATGACGGATGAACTTGCGTTCATCCTCTAGTACTTCACAAGCAATTTGTTTCTTAAACTGAGAGTCCCGAGGGGACTCGTCCAGTATCTCACAAAGGCCCTCGGCGCGACCCTTGAGGACGCGCTGCCACACGACTTCCAGCGCCGGGAGAACTCTAGCAAACCACTCACGGTCCCTATGGACACGGACAACCACGAATTCTTCCGCCTTGGGAGGGACGCTGTTCGCGTCCCCCGGTCTATACTGCACAAAGTCACACTCGTCCAAGTCTGTAATCTCGAGTTGAAGTTGAACCTGTGGCAGGTAATGGGCCGGCACCTTGGGTTCAATCTTCCGAGTCAGGGGACACTTAATTTCGACCAAAATTCCATCCTCGGTGACTCCGTCCGGTGATGCGCCCAGCCAAGGATACTCACGGTGTTGCACAAGGCCAATCTCGTGGGACTTTCTGTTAAATTTCTGATCATACAAATCTCGGACAAAAGGTTCGAGTAGGGTACCATGCGCCGTTGCGGCGTTTCCGGCCCACTTGGTCCGCAGAACCTTCTTTTTTACAAATGAATCTGGAGATTCGTAACGATTCTCACCAAGGGCGCTTGCTACGTCACTCGCAGTGATCATATTCTCTCGGAGGTCTAACCATTCCTGAGACCTTTGTTCGGCGTATTCTTGCGCGATGAGCTCACGCGCTCGAGCCACAGTTCTTTCCATTGACTGGGATCTTCTTGTTCTTAAAACGAGGGTCAGTCTTAAGTACAATCTCAGCTGCATTCTGCTCAGCCTGCTTTTTGGTGGTTGAGAACCCCGAGCCGCAGTCCATTCCATCGACTACGACCGTGATGAAAAATTGACCGTTCGTTTGACCATCCAAGCGATATTCGGGCAGCGCGTACTTGAGAGCCTGACACCATCGCATGAGTTGATCTTTCCAGTTATCATCAACTAAGGACGTCTTGACCTTTGTGAAGGATTCCAAAACGAAACGCTTCGCGTGAACCATACCGAGGTCAAGATAGATGGCACCGACAAAAGCCTCGAAAACATCCTCCATGATGTGTTCGTTGGTGTTCCAGCCGTTGCGCTCGCCCTTTTCATCCATCAAAATCATTTTGTCGAGACCGAGTACTTTGGAAATTTCACATAGTGTTTTGCCTCGCACCATCTTCGTCCGCGCCTTGGTCAGGAACCCCTCCTGCTCCTTTTCGTGAAGGTCAAACAGATGCTTGGTGATGACAAAGCCGAGAACTGAATCTCCCATAAACTCAAGAGTCTCATAAGAACCAGTCAGGTCTGAATAGCGCTTCAGAGCTGACTTGTGAGTAAATGCACGGCGATACAAGCTAAGATCTTTGATTTTAGTTCCGACCAGAGCATTCACGACATCACGTGAAAGTTCTGGAGGGGGGGCGAGAGGTGTAGGCTCCTCCATTGTTATGTTATATTACACATTATGTTTTGTTTCTCTAAGCAGACGCGGCCGGTGCGACCTTTGCCACCTTCGGGCGCATCTTCTTCTCCTTTGGGGCCTCCCCCGTCGAAGACTCCGTCTTCTCCTCCACCACCTTCTTGGCGCGGGGCTTCTTCTCAGTCTCAGGCTTGACCTCCTTCACGTAGTGCGGGTTGATGTACTTCTGGATATTCAGGAAGGTCACCTGGACGCCCTCCGGCACCTGCAGCAGGTCCTTCAGGGTCTCGTCCAGCGAGATGTTCTGACCCGCCTTCAGACCCTTGGCCTCGACATACTCGTTCACACGGCGAGTCACCTGCGAACGAGAAATCTTCTCACCGGTCGGCAGGCTCAGGAAGGCCCGCAGCTTATCGGAAACGTCCAGGGGCTTGTTGAAACCGTTATTCTTGGTACGAGCCTCCTGCTTCTCACCGGTCGGGTCCTCAATGTGCTGGCGGATCTTGCGAATGTCCTTGCGCAGAGCACGCTGCTCCTTGGCGATGGCCTCCAGTGCTACGGACAGAGAGTCGAGGGTTGCCATATGTACTATGTGTACCACGGGTCTCTTTAAGTCAGGAAGCACGCCAAAACAAGTACCAGCAGCAACGGGAGAATCGCAATCAGTAAAATTTGCCACACCTTATACTGAGGCTGTGTCTGTGTAATTCCTGGAATACCCCCTGGTAACAGTGTTGTAGGTGTCGATATATCAGTCGCCCCTGGAAGGTTCGACGGTTCGTTGCTCTGCGGAATGTTGAAACCGTACCCATCAGGAAGATCGATACCAGCTGACGGTCTAACCTCGACTCTTGTCACCGGATCCTTATTTTCACACTTTCCCAAACAGCACCCTGAATCGCACGGATACACGAGTCCATTCTGTTTGCTCACGTATCCACATATATTTGAGTAAAAATTGAGTGGGTCCGCGAGACATGAACAATCGCGAAGAATGTATTGTGCTCCACAAGACTGCATCTTCTTCTAGAGTTAAAGAATATTTTTGTATAGGAAATACAGATGGAATACGGAAAGCCCCAGAAGCTGCCAGACGGGCGTTACTTTCTTCGTATTTCCGGAAAGACGCAGCAGGTGAACGGTCTCGTGCTCCAGGATTCCCTTGAGACCAAGACGGTCAACTTCAAGGTCCCAGAGGGTTCAGATATTTTCAAGCGTATTGATGAGGAGCTGCTGACTCAGGCCAAGACTTCCAAGGTGGAGTGGTTCGGCAAGGAGCTGTCCGACGAGACGATCCTGAACGCGTTCCAGGAGAGCGTGACCGATGGGGTCCTTGGCGCGTCCCTTTCTTCAGTGAAGGGTCAGGTGACGACGACTGCTTTTGATACTCAAAAGAATTCCATTGAGCTCCAGGCCGTGAAGCCCGAGAGCAAGTGTGATGTCATGTTCGAGCTGGCCGGTCTATGGTTCCTGAAAAAGTCGTTCGGTCCCATCTGGCGCGTGCTGCAAGTCCGTGTCCGCGGCTCCACGGTGCCCCCGACCCCCAAGGAGTACATGTTCACAGACGAGCCCGAGGACGACGAGGACCCAGCCGATTTTTTGGACTGAGGAAAAAATATCCCAACTTAGTATAAATGAATCGCAAGGGTCTGGCGATCGTTGTCCTCGTTGTCGTTATTTTGTTCCTTCTGTTCAGCGGCCGGAAGAGTGGATATGAGATGGTCACTCAGGGCCATGCGGGCTTGATTGGTGCCAACATCGGCGACCGTTCCGTGTCTAGCGGCGGTGCCGCTCAGACTATGATGTTGGCCCCAGCCCCCGTCGGTGGCATGGGTGACAACATCGGTCAGACCGTGTCGTCCGCCAGCCTGATCCCCCGCGATGTCGTGGCCACCGAAGACTTTGGTCAGTTCAGCCCGGACAAGATCCTGGGTAACCAGAACTACCTGGACCCGCGTAGCCAGATTGGTTACCCGGAGACGCTGGGCGGCGTTCTGCGTAACGCTAACCAGGACTTCCGCTCCGAGCCCCTGAACCCCCGCACCCCAGTGAGCATCTTCAACCTCAGCACCATTCCCCCAGACGTGATGCGGCCTAAGTTCGAGATTGATTACGAGTACCAGTAAGCGCTTATTTTGTATTAAAAAAATGATCCATTCTTTCAGAAATGGACTTTAAAAACGCTATGACTGAATGGGTCGCCCTCAAGGCCCAGTTGGCCGCAGCTCGCAAAGATCTCCAAACGCTTAACACGCGTGAGAAGGATCTTCGCAAGTTTGTGACTATTCACATGCAGCAGAACGAGATTGATACCGTAAAGGTCCAAGACAAGGTCAAGGTTAATCTGAAGCTTAAAAAGACCAAGGGTTCTATTACTAAAGAAGTGATCCTGAAAGGTCTTCGCTCGTTCTTCAGCGGGAACGAGGCTCAGATCGAGGGCGCCTGGAACGCCATCCAGGACGCGGCACCCATCAAAGAGACGTCTTCCGTGACCGTCACGGGACTTAAGGAGCTGACGCCCTAAATACTCAAGTCAAAAGATGGGTATCAACGATGAATACTCGCGTGATGCGTATCAGTACGAGCAGTCGTGGGACTCGGACGATTCGGACGAGTTCGACTTGCAGCTCGACCCAGAGGACTGGCAGGCCATCTACTCCGAAGAACTTTTGAATGCATGGATGACCATTCGTGTATGGCACGAGGACATATACCTTCCTATCCGGACGACATACAATTCTTTTGTAGAATTCGTCTTGACTCCGTTCCAATGGTACACCCAGGATCAGCCGAGCCCAGCGTGTTCTACAATTTGGGATGAAATTTCAAAGATCAAGGTGATCAGTGAGCGTGTCGGACGTGAACAATTTTGCGGATGGTTCAAACATAATATTGAAAAACGGTAAAGATGATTGACATTACGGGCCCCAAGGTTCTCGTGCCGACCATCCTTTTTGCTCTCTTGAGCCCAGGGCTTTTGCTTGGTCTTCCCCCAGGCTCTGGACTTTTGATGCAGGTTTTGTTCCACGCCATGGTCCTTTCTCTCCTCTCTTGGGTCATCATCAAATTTGTTTTCAAATTCACACTGACCCCGGCAGATCTGATCGTCCCGGCACTTCTCTTTGTGCTGCTGACGCCAGGTGTCATTCTGACCCTCCCACCAGACGGTGGTCCCATCTTCTTCTCGGGTCAGACGGGTATAGTGCCGATACTGGCTCATACGGCCGTTTTTTCTATTCTCTTCGCGTCTCTTCGCGGTGTGTTTCCTCAGTACTATTAAATTGCGAAAGCTCTTTGTAAATAAGTCCTACAGACTTACTAGACTATGAAAAACCTCATCATAGGTCCAGGTGCGATGGGGTTCTTTCTTTATCTTGGAGTGATTTCTAAACTTAAACGTGAAGCCCAGCTTGATGACCTCGAGGCAATTTCGGGGGCGTCTGCCGGCGGGCTTCTAGGTTTCCTGTTTTGCGCGACTAAGGGGGACCCGACAAAGGTTCTCGACTTTGCACTCAGCGTTCCCGTAAAACAGATTATGAAACCTAGTATAAAATGCCTTATCAAAGACTATGGTATTATCCCGTACACCAAAGTTCGCAAGGTCCTCGTCGATGCGTGCAAGGCCTTTATCGGTAAAGACGATGTGACCTTCCAGGAACTCTATGACAGGTATCCTGTGAAGCTTCACGTGTCTGCTTATTGTGTTGATTTCATGAAGACTGTTTATTTTTCAGTGGATTCTTCACCGACCATGAGCGTCTTGGACGCCGTGTGCGCCACTATCGCCATACCCTTTCTCTTTTCCAGTGTAAAATTGAAGGATGGCTGGAACTACATAGACGGGGGTTCGGCCGAAGTCATACCCGGTGGGCCCTTTCTTGGACAAGAGGCGTTTGCCATGAAACTTGCGTGGAGCCGTCTCGAAAAGGTCAAGGATCTCAAGTCATACGCCTTGAGCATCCTCTATTCTACCATGAAATTGAGACACACCTATGATTTCCCACTCATAGACATAGATGTCCAGGGGGATGACATATATGATTTTAGTGCGTCAAATGACGCCAAGCTCAAGATGTTTCTGAAAGGGTTTGAGCAGGCCCACTAGTTTTTTTCGCATCAAAGAGTAAATGCGTACTATCATCCGTTCAGGATATGTCCAGCACCGGTCTCGCAAGACGATCACCGTGCATCGCAAGGATGGTACGACCTACCGGTACACCCGCAAGGCGGGCGTGTCGCGTGTGCGCGCGGTTCCCACGAAGGATGTGGGCGCCATCGGCAAGGGGCCCAAGGTGATCGGCAAGCTCAAGGCGGGCATGCTGACCCGGTACCACTACCACCCCGTGGAGGCGACCACCAACCGTCACAAGGCGCTGACGCGCGCCGTGACCAAGGGCAAGGAGGATCCTCACGCCGTGATCCGTCGTTTGATTGCCATCAGCACGCTGACCAAGCGGACTCTGCCCCGCGCGTCCCGCATCTACAAGTCGGATGCCGCGTGGGTCCACAAGCGGTGGTCCAAGATGTTTGGACGCCGTTAATTTCTATGTAAATATTAATGTCAAGATTTATGCGTTGGTTGACGCTGTTTTTGGCTGCAACGAGCGCCGCGCCGCGCGTCATGGCGCGAAGAAATGTGAACGCATCCGGTTTCGCGCTAAGAAATTGGGGTCAAATTGGTAAACAACTCGGATCTAATAGCGTCAATGGCGCCGTTTTTGCCCTGCCGAATTCGCGTTACATAGTCAAGATAATACCAAATTTAAACCAGGCGCGCCGGGAAGTGAATATTCAGCGTCAACTCGGGGAACTGGGAATAGCACCCAAAGTTCACAACTTCCAGACGATTAACGGCCAAGGCGCCATCATCATGAATCGTCTAGGAGGTCGTAACGGAGAGACGTATGTGAATCTCACGACGTACAGAAATAAGTACGGTGCCATTTCTCAATCAAATTACAACATGATAAAGTCTCAATACAATTCCATGAGACGCGCGGGTGTTGTCCACGGTGACCTTCATTGGGGGAACATCGCGCTAATTCTGAACAAGAATGGATCCGTCAAAAACGTCAAGATTATAGACTTTGGTAGAAGCTCCAGGAACGGGTCGTCTTCTTCTAATAATGAATACATGAGTCGGGCGCGTCAGACCACCAGGTCTAATAAAGAGTTTGAACGACGGCGCCGACGGGCCATATAATTTTCTGGCTGAATATTAAACAGATGTCTCCCAGTCCTAAACGAAATGGAAACGGGAACAACGGGAAAAAACCCAATCTATCGGGAGGTCCCAGACGACGATCACCAAATTCCAACGGAAATACAACCGTTCGGGGACTTATGCAGTACGCGCGTTCTAATTTCCGGAAAGCGGCGTCGGCAGCCAAAGTCCAGTTTATCGTGTTGGGTATGACGGCCACAAGCGCTGCTTTGATTGTCAAAAAAATGATCGACTCATACGATGAAAGGTACAATGAACCAGGACGAAAATACAATAGAAATTTTGCAGAATTCAAACGTGCCGAAAAACAATGGAACAAAGAATGTACCGTGGGGGGTGGATTGGGTGGAGCTGCTTTTAAAAGAGGATCTGGATTCCGCCCGGTGGCGTGTCCGATAAGGAGACCCGTGGAGCCCAATAGACCCCGTGTATCACTGGGTTCTGATATTACCTCATTGCGCAAGTCCGTGAGTATTATGAACCTTGCGTGGGTTGCTCTTATAGTATTTATAATCAATAAGATAGTGGTTACTGTGACAAGTACATGGGTGAGTGTACAAAAAGGCAGATTAGTCGGTGTGGCTGTAGGGCGTGCGAAAAACGAAGCAAAACACAGTGGGCAAATCGGTCAGCAGACCGTGAACACGGCCGCTAATTTCAGAGAAATTTCGCGTCCTCTTCTAGAAAGTGCAAAAGATATAGCGCATGCTATAGCGGAAATAGAAAAGGACATGACAAAGGTTATAAGGACGCAGGGCGCGAGGGCACCCAACAGAGCTAGACTTGAAGAAGATAAAAAAGCTCTAGAAAATTTACTCAAGTCCAAAATTCCATTAATAGAAATGAGCACTATTGCACAGGTTGAATTTCAACGTATGTTAAATGCTCCAGCAAGATTGGAATATCAACGTGTATTAAATGAAACAATACAACAAACGCATCAGATCGCAGGAGACGTAAGCGCTAATTTAAATACTAAAGGAGTCGGAGCTGCTATACAAAACGTAACTCGGGGTGCGGCGAACCTCGCCAAAACGGCGGCGGGGGCATACATTACAGGTGGTGGGTCATTATTATTAAAGGGTCGTCAGGCAAACCAGGCGCCACAGCCCAAAGCGGCTTCACCACGGCTGGCAATCCAGGCACCACGACCGAACACCAATCGCACTCGTTTAAATGCCGTGCGTCGTCGGATTGAAGCGAACCAAAATGCTGGAGGCGCCGGACCAGGTTTGAACAACCTCATACGCGAGGAACGCCGTTTGGCAGCGGCCGTGGGCTCACCATCACGGTACCCGAGCCCACCTCGCCGTCTCCAGATCAAGCCCAAGACTCCCAGCCCCCCTCGGCGCCGCTCACCAAGCAAGTCTCCTAATTCAAGAAATGTGAACAAGACGTTAAACACCCTCTTGAAACAGTTCAACTAGACCCACTCCACCGGATCCCAAATACCGTGAATAGCTGGACCATACGGGAAAAAAGGCTCTATAGACCATTCACCCGTGTGACTCAATAGGTCCATGAGTATATGGAACATGTAAATATTTCTGGCCCTTGAATTTCTGATCAAAATTAGAAACCATAAAGAATGGGGCAGTTTATAAAAGTATGTATATGATGACCAGTTTTTTATCACCCGCCAAGGCGTGTTCGGGTCCACGAACGCCCCCCCGGGTGACAAAAAAAGTGCCATGTACAGGTCAGGGGCCAGTGCCCAAAAGGCATCCTCCAACCGTAAAGGGCCAAAGTACAACCTTGTGGTGGCCAAGTGACCTAACCACAACATCCCTTATTAAAAGGGATTTTAGTTTAAAAACCATGGAGCAGCTCCTCAAGTCTATGGCGGAGGATATCTGGGCGTCCCTCGGACCCGGCTATTCCGAGTCCGTGTATCACTGCGCCTTTGAAGTGGCGCTCCGGTCAAAGGGCATTTACTACGAGACCGAGCGTATCGTCCCGGTGTACTATGCGGGTCTAAATGTAGGCCACGTCCGGGCGGACCTCATCGTGGACCGCAAGGCGGTCATAGAGCTCAAGTCGGTAAGCAAGCTCAATGAGACTTACCGAATTCAGACCCAAAATTACCTCAAGCTCCTCGACCTGCAAGAGGGCTTCCTCATCAACTTCCCGGACAAGCGTGGTGCACTAGAGTTTGAGTGTATCGAGCGCGTCAAGGATCCCGCTCCGGAGATGCTTGATATGTACTAGGTAGAGGCCTTCCTGTTTAGAACTTTAGGTAAATCACATTTTTCAATATGCGGGAACTTTATTTGGCATTCTCCAATTTTCCGGCATCTTTCGATAAACGTGTCAGGGTCATAACAACCTTTCATCATATTGCAATGAGTGCAGCAGGGAACACAGTTGCATTCTGAATAGTTTTTTTTAGAGTCTAAACGATCTATTCCATTTACTGTGATGTCTAGGTTTAAAAAGCCACAGTATAAACAAGGAGAAGTAATCAACTTTAGAGCCGTTTCATCATCAAGTTCCCATGGTATATCTCTTTTTATGGCACCTGTTTTGCAGTTTCTTATCTTTTCTGTAGCGCATTTCTTTCGTGTAGCTTGAATTCTGGCATTATAGGCCGTTGCGTCTTTTTCTTTTTCACGTTTGATCCATTCAACTGCAACTTTTCTCATTTGCACCTTTATCTTTTCTTTGTTATCTTCCCGCCACTTTTCAACCAACTGTTTATGTTCCGGGTTCGAGTTCAGTCTATTATACTTCGTTCTACACTTTCTACATAATTTGCATACCTTATTTCTAGAATTTATGAACTCTTCTTTGGGTTGAGGAAGCCTTGAACAATTAGAACATTGTACGAGGTCTTCCATTTAATATGGTAGTACATAAAAACTTTAATACTTAATCAAATGGTCGGAATGAATTCCCAGCGTAGTTCATCGCATATTTTCTTCCAAATTTGATCTTGGACGTATAGTTTCTCCCTGCTTTTCAAGAGCGGAAAACATGGAAGGTACTGGTCCTCTCCCAGCAGCTCGCTCAGTTTATAAAGAACAAACGAGTACGACAGGAAATTCTTGCGGTTTGCAGGCTTGTGCTTCTCAAACGGTGCTTGAATAGTATGAAACATTAGTCTTAATTTGTCCTCAAGCTCTTGAGGCATCGTTGGAGGAGTGATGCCGCTTACTATAGTCGCTATATATGGAACATGTTCGTAGTATTTTGCATAATTGAGTTTCTTCAAGAGAGCCTTGACCTTTTCATGTGTAATCTCAGATAGGTCCTTGACCTTTTGTTTCCTGAATTCTGTCCTTAATTTAGCCACAACCTCGTCCGGGACGTGCGTCGACTCCTTCGCCTGAAACTGGCTTATCCACTCGTTGAAGTGGTTCTCGCGTTTGTATGAATAGACTATGTGCTTCTCAATGTCCTGTTCCTCCTTGAAGCCCACCTCCTCGCCGAGGAGGTACTCGACAGCCCCACACTCCCTGCAAATTTCCTCAGAAACAGCCTCTTCAAAAACCCGCGAGTACATGGCACCACAAGATCGGCACGGGTTATCGTGTGCTTCCCGCTCTTTGGGTTTGTCATCGTATCCGTTCTCCACCTCTTTGAGATATTTCTTGTAAATGTCATTTCTCTGAACACCCTTTCTCGACGCAACCTGCAAGTTGGCCACTTTCTTGGTCGACGTCAAACCACCCGTTTCATTCGTATATTCCTTTATGACAGGAACACACGAAAGAAGATACTCTGCAAGTTCTTCTTCTGACGTGCATGCACGTATCCTTTCTTCGTACCTGGCCTCCATATGGTTTTATCCTATATAAACTTTAATTACTCGGCATCTATCTTCGGGGCTAGGTAAAATTTCAAGTCGCCTAGATTTGCAATTGTATATCTGAAGATAATTGGCATGTTCTCATTCTCAGAGTCTTGCATGAGCTGGACACTAGAGCACATATTAGTCGCCTTGGTAAACAGGTTGATATACTTGAGACTGAACGTACTCCCGGTCCGCTTGACCGTCTCTGGAAACTCGATGACCGTCTTTTGATCCGCAAAGTCACCCCGACAGCTCAGCTCCAGTGTGTTGCCCTCGCGGATGATATCCATCTCGGCTGCAAGGTTCCCCATGTCCCTCGTGATGCGTTGAAAGTCGATAGCGGGCAAGGTGGTCACGACATTCATGTTAATATCAGGGAACTCGAGTATGTCCTCGTTGATGTCTAGCAATTTTAGTTTGAAATTGGTGGATGATTTTTTTTCCGGATTTTCAATATAAATTTCCATATAGTCTCTCCCTTCGATGCGGACAAACAGGGTGTCTTGGCTCCCCACAGACTTGAGGAGCTTGTACACGTTCGCCATGTTCAGACCAGCCACAATCTCTTTGGGGCACTCGTACTCCTCAAAGTTATCAGCGCTCAGATCCATGTGCACCAGGGTCACGCGGGCCGTGTCCAGAGTCAAGATGTGAATACCCTTTTCGTTGAAATAGACATTCACATCGTTGATGATATCTTTCAGGACCTCAAATACGGACTTGAGAGCTGAAGCCTGAATTGTCCTAAAATGCATCTTAAAATTTAATGTGCGCGAAATCTTTAAGACCGAGTCTTGTACGGATCACAGTTACTACGTAACTGGTCTCTAGCCCTGTCTCTTGGCCTGATAGGCGTCGGTCACGCTCATGTTTATTCTAGCCTCCAATTCAGGTGTCAAAATAGGCTGAAGAGACTCGCCGTACTTGTCAAGCTCGAACATACCGGGTGCATCTGACCCGTCCAGGTTCTGACACAACCCGTTGCCACAGTCCCACGACTCGAATTCAGTAGGAATCATAGACAGAAGCCACGCCTTGACTTCAGCACCGACGCACATCTTCCCTTCGTTAGTCACCAGGGTGGGCACGCGCGTAATCTTCTTGGAAGGCACACCGGAAGTCGTCACGTTATGGAACCTGATAATTTCGAGGAGAGCCGGCTGGGTCTTTATAAACCCGATAATATCCTGTGAAAATTTGCACTTGTCTGAATAGACTAGAAGAGCCATCTACTTTATGTTAGGGTTTTTGGGGGAGTCAGTGAGCGCAGCTCTGCTTTTTTGTTTGGGTATAGTAATGAAGGATCTCGCGGTTCTGGTCCTCGCGGCCCTCGTCCTATTTTTCGTATGGAATGGGCGCCAGGGTAAAAAGTCCATGTACGCCGCCGGCGACGTGAACCTGACGGCTCCTGTGCCCCCTCTCATCGTCCAGGCAATCATCGAAAAGGTTCAGTCCATGAAACCGGACATGGCCCCTATCGATACTTTGTTTGTCAATATTCAACCTGACGGTAGTTATAATTCCCGCATCATGTTCTTCGATACTAAGCACTTTCTGGGTGCGCAGTACGACGTCAGTGCGAAAGTGAACACTGACGGCTCGGTCGATATTCTCAAGCTGGGTGACTCGTCGACGGTCGACCCGACCACAGGATACCTGCCGGACGTGTACCAGCCATGGGTCGATGTTCAGAAGAACCTCGACGACCAGTTCAAGGGGGCTCTCAAGGGGTACAAGAATCAGCCACCCCAGCCCAGCCTGCAGAGCATTCCGGCTGCATACAAGGAGAATATGATCTTGACTCAGAGCAACCTGTTGACTCGGTCCTAAGGGGCCTACGCGTAACACCTCCTCCTCTTAATTCCATACCTAAATTAGATGGCCTTGTCAGCCAAACAACTCGTCGCCTCTGAAAAGAAGCGGGACCTTGCGAAAAAAGAGTACTACCGTGCCCTTCTTGAGCAATTTTGTCGTAAAATTAGAGTCTCTTCAGAACTCGGGAACAAGGATGTGATCCTGACCGTTCCTCCTTTCGTCGTCGGGTTCCCCAGGTACGATCTTCCAATGACCGTTGGGTACATGTGTCGCCAGCTCCAGAGACTCGGATACATTGTGAATCTCGTGGGTCCACTCGACATTCGCGTTCAATGGAACAGAGCCGCCGGTCTCGATTCTGAAATGAAAAAGGAAGAACTTGATCCCGGGACGTACCTCCCAAGCCTCGTCAACCTCAAAAAGACTGCCGAGAAACTGCGCATCACGAAAAAACACTAAACTTTTACTCTAGCATTGTACTAAATGGACTTGCTGAACGAGTCTGAACGCCGTTTCACCAAGAAGTTGTGTGACGCTATGATTCCCGTGATGATTGAAGCATTCTGGGAAATATGGCTCGAGGCCAAGAAAGAGTCCCAGGGCAAAAACACGACTCGGGTGTTTCAGGAGCTGCTCCGGGGCGTCAAGACGTGGAACTCTTCAATTTCACTCAAAAATACAGACGCCATCATGAAGAACCAGCCCCTGTTTCCCAACCTCTTGGCGGCCGTCTTCGTCATCCACGTCAAGATTCTGAGTGCGATCCGGACGGACAAAAAGTCAAAGAAGATCTCCATCAAGCTCCCGGCCAATGACGTATTTGTCCAGCGGTGCTACGAGGCGTGTGCCAAGGACCTCTATGAGAACCCCAGTATCATAGTGGATAACAAGTCCGAGGAGGAGCGCAATAATAATTTGAATGAGAGATTTAATAAGAAAATTTGCGTCGTCATTGAGGACCTGATTCCGACGGCTGAGATTCTGAACACGTACCTGCCCCTGCCAGCGGCCGGTGAGGATCTGGACATGGATCACGATGATGAGGAAAATCCCGAAGAGGAGGACATTCCCGACATAGACGAGGATATTCCACAGGATGATTTATCCACCATCCCTCAAAACACGGGAAATATGGAGTTTGGAAAAACTCCAGGCGGTGTGGATACGGCTGTGACCGTCAACAATTCACTGACGCCACCGAACGTTCCCGGTGCGACCCCCGCCGCAGAGGAGGGGGAGTCCCTGTTTCCAGACGCGCCCACACAAATTCAAAAATTAAACCACACGTAATAACAGAGCCATGGACCAGTACTTTCGTGAGCCTATGAGCGCAGCCGTCATCGCCGCAGCAGCCGTTATCGCGTACATATATTTAACATCAAAAATGAACAATGATGAAAAAAAGAATTCAGATTATTTCAAACCCGCATTCCTGGTCGCCGTTCTCGTGTATTTCATGGTGAGTCAGGGTCAGGGAGATTCGGGACCTGTTTTGAAGGAGCCTTTTTAAAAATTGCAAGAGAAACAACTTAAGGACTATGTCCTTATTTTGGGGTATATGACTACTGTAAAGGCGTTTGATGAAATGATGAACCAGTTCCTCGGAGAGCTCAAGAACGTGTTCCCCGACGAGCCAGACAAGACGGGTCCCGATTGCAAGACGTTCATCAAACAGATGGCACAGTGGGCTGGGCAGATGTCTTCACGTGACGATTCATTCTTTTGTGAGAATAACGAGTTCGCCAAGGATCTAAATCTCCACGTCATCTGGAAGCGTGAGGACTGTACGCCAGCGACCAAGCAGGCTATTTGGCAGTACCTTTCGTCGCTATACATGATTGCGACGACTCTGAGCATGTTCCCACCCGAAACTCTCAGTGCCATCGAGGCGGCTGCTGAGAACTGTGCCAAGAATATGAAGCTCGGCCCCAACGGTCAGCCCGACGAGGCGTCTCTCATGGCGAGCGTAAACAGTATGATGAGTCAGATGATGAGCAGTGGAAGTGGAAATCCCTTCGCGTCTCTTCTCGGACCACCACCGGGTCAGGCTCCAGGGAAGAAGAAAAAGAATATTCGTAAATAGAAGTATGGATCCCAAAGATGTTTTCAAGACAAGCGACCTCTTGACTTTTTGGCCCACGGCGACACAGACAGGTGACCAGCGCGTCTCCGCGACGACTCGTTTCATTCTGTATGCCGTTTGTATCGTGTACATCGTAAATCGTGATTCGCGCATTTTTGCACTTGGCGGAATCGCTCTTGCAATTCTCTATTATATGTGGACCACAAACATGATCAAGGATGGCAAACTTCGCACGACGATCGGCGACGCCCGGTACTCGACGGTTTTCCGTCCAGACGCGACTCTACCGACGGCGGAAAACTCCATGGGGAACGTGCTCTTGAGCGACTACGTGGATAATCCAGACCGCCCAGCTGCCGCGTGGTATCCAAGCGTGCGCACCCAGGTCCAGCAGGTTTGGAGCCAGATTCACCCGTTTGAACGTCAGCGCGATGCCGAGCGCAATTTCTACACCATGCCGGCAAGCACAATTCCCAATGATCAGACGGGGTTCGCTCAGGCGGCGTACGGCAAACCCTTCTCCGCCAAGTGTCACGACCAGGGCGGTGCGGCATGCGATCCAGATCGCTTCTACTCCGCGTTCCCAGAGCGGCCGCAAATGCGTGCCGGTAATGGTCGTTAAATTAAAATATGACAATACAGTAATAATGCCGACTCTTTACACGAGCCCTTTGACCCTTGAGAAGGGCGTCTGGTATGGTCCAGCGCAGGTTGTTCTAGAGGACAAGACGAGTGTCGAGGATTCTCTTCGTGAACAGACGACGACGGCGTGGAAGAAGGGCTGGTCCGAGCAGACATACGACTTTCCAAACACGTACGTGACCCTGCCCCTGCGCGTCCTCGGGTGGAATCCAGTGAATACTTTTGGCGAGTATCAGAATCAGCGTTTCGCTCAGCGTTATTACAACAAGGACCTCAAGACGTGGAACCGCTAAAAAAAAGATACATTAATATCAATATGGACCCCCTGGCCCTGGCTGCCGTTGTTGGTCTTGTGTTTGCCGGAAAGACTCTAGCCGACGGGAAGGAAACTCCCGCCTCGAGTCCCAAGCCGCCAACCACGAAACCCCCCTTGACCCGTCGCGATATCGATATGATGGCTGATTCAGTCGGTCACAGCGCGGATGCATTTGATCTCAGAAATACCAACCCAGATTTTGGACGTCGCATTGGCGATTGGCGTCTACAGCGCAAGGATGCCGTTCCTAATCTCCAGGATGTGACCCCGACGAATTCTCGTTTTCCGTACGGTCAGCCTGTGTATGATCTGTACAATCGCGAATATGTGACGAATAAGCAGAACAACTTGTCCCCCCTCGAAACTCCCATGAACATCGGCCCCGGTCTCGGCGTCGGCTCGAAGGTGCTTGCAGCTGGTGGTTTCCACGACTATTTCCGTGCTTTGCCGACAAATATTAACGAGGAGCGTCTCACGACCCTTGAAGGTCGTGAGGGTCCTCGCAATCCGTTCGTCAAGAGTGGAGGCGCCGCTTATATCGGAGACATCACGCACCAGGCGGCCGCTACCAAGACGGCGTTCCGCGATCCAGGGGCGTATGGTGGTGGTGGCGCCCAGAGCGCACTGGTCGGTGCAGAGGGCCGCCCCAACTTTCTCAAGACGAAAAAGCCGACGATTCGGTCGGAAACTGGTCTCCGCACGGACACCCTGTCGGACGGACCGCCGCAATACAACGTGTCTCAGCCGTATGCCGAGGGCAAGACGTGCTACACGGATACAGACCTGACCCGCTCTTCCGGCTACCGCACCAAGCCTGATCGGGCCGGAAACGCAGCTCGGATGAATGTTCGTAACGATCCAGTTAACCAGGTGGGCGCAGCGACCCAGCTCCGCATCGAGTCGGAGCCCGTTCCAGTCGGGCCCATGGGCATCACTGGTTCGAATCAGGGTCGTGGCACTCTTCCCCCAGAGTTTGATGATCCACTCAACGAATTCAAGTCCAATCCCAATCCACGTGCTTCGAGCGGATTCCTGGATATTGCAATTCAGCAGCTCGAGAAAAATCCCCTGGCGTACTCACTGGCGGACCCGAAAAAGGCTGATCCATCAATGCAGACTCGGCCATTCAACACCATTTCGGTTTCGTAGTTCAGACTCTAAAAAAATATCAATACAAAGTAAATGTCGGGAGGTGTTGTCCAACTCGTTGCAGTCGGCCCTCAGGACGCTTGGCTGACCGGCAAGCCCGAGGTTTCTTTTTACCGGTCGAACTACAAACGCTACACGCACTACGCCAACTCCGTGGAGCGTCAGGTTATTCAGGGAACTCCCATCGCGAACGGCATCTCCACGATCCGCTTCGAGAAGAAGGGTGACCTGCTGAGCTATGTGTATCTGTCCGTCCGTGATAACAACGGGGCTCATATGGTCAACCCAGACTGGACCCGCATCATCGACAAGGTGGAGCTGCTGATCGGCGGCCAGATTGTGGATACCCAGGACATCGAGTACATGACCGACATCGAGCCCATCACCGGCGCCCAGAACTTCTCCCAGCGTTACCTGAACAACAACAGCACCACCTTCAATAACCAGAAGAACTCTTTCCTGCCTCTGAAGTTCTTCTTCTGCAAGGACTGGTCCGTGTGCCTCCCCCTGATCGGTCTGCAGTTCCACGACGTGGAGGTGCGCATCACCTGGTCCCCGTATCTGAGCCAGACCATCACCATCGGCAACACGACCACCCCCGTGCTGACGGCGCAGCCCCAGGCGACGGCCAACCTGACATCCGATGTGGTGTTTTCCACGTCCAACACGGCGAACGTTCTCATTTCGCAGACGACCGGCCCCCTGTTCCCGGGCATGATGGTGGTTGCCGCCTCGAGCAATCTGCAAACCAACGTGGCTGTGATCCAGTCCTTCTCGAACGCTTTCACCCCAGTGTCTGGCCAGGGCTATTTCTCGAACGTGGTTGTTTCCTTCGCCAACAGCGCCGCCAGCAATATCTCGTCTCAGTTCGGTCTGGGCCAGACGGCCAACCTGTACGCCCCAGTGGCATCGACGCAGGTTACTGCAGTGACCGCAACGGCCACGTCGGCAACCCTGACCATCGGTCAGGTCGTGAGCCCTCTGAACCAGGGCGGCGTCCAGATCGGTCAGTACGTGGCTGGTCTGCCCTTCACCGGCCCAGTCTACGTGTCGAACGTCAACAGTGCCACAAGCATCACTGTGAGCTACCCGTCCCAGTCCGCCTCCGTCTCCGTCCCCTCAGGCCTCACCATCTCCTTCTTCACCGGCACGGCGGTTACAAGCACCACCTACAGCTCCCTGCAGTACGTGGCCTGGTCGAACTTCGTGTACCTGGATCAGGCTGAGCGCGACTACTTTGCCAAGATTCCCCAGAATGACATCCTCATCACCCAGGTGCAGCGCGTGGTCCTTGGCAACAACCCAGTGCAGGAGCTGGCCCTGGCTCAGCCCGTCAAGTTCCTGGCCTTCCCTTGTGTGAATTACGCCCAGATTTACGCCAACGGCGTGGGCTCATTGAAGGCGGCCGATTACCAGTTCAAGACCCAGGTGAACGGTGTGGATGTGGGAGACTCTCGGTCCCTGATCCACTGGGCCGATGTTCCCCAGTACTACAACACGCCCTACGGCTACGTTCACAATAACAGCGTGGCGAACGTGGCCATCATCAGCTACTGCCTGGACACGTCCAAGCTGCAGCCCACCGGCACCCTGAACTTCAGCCGTCTGGACACGTTCCGCATCGTGGTGCCTCCGACCCTGCCCAACGGCGTCCTGGGTCTGTACAACACCAACATCACCAGCGCGTACCCGACGCCTTACCTGTACGCAGTGGGCTACAACATTCTGCGTATCCAGAACGGTCTCGGAAGTGTTTTGTACGCCAACTGAACGGTGGATAAAATTCGAGAGTTTTATCTCTCCCAAAAATTAGAATGCACTGGATATTTTTGGCGATCATCGCCTGTCTTGTGTTTATGGCTTCGTATAACCCGCGCACGGGAAATCTCACTAAATTTTTTGCTCAGGATGTTTCAGTAGAGGATGGAAAGCCCCCCTCGAGTCGGGCCCAGAGAACGGCACAAAGCGATCGCGATACCGATGAGTAAAGTGAACGACGCCCTACACTTTTTGATCGTCCATGACAGGCGATACAGAGAGTGGACGTTCGTCACCGGCGGGTGTCGCCGACGCGAGGTCTACAATCCACTCAGGTGTGCGATTCGGGAACTCGAAGAAGAAACACGCGGGATCATAAACTTAAAAAGGGGGTCCTACTCCTATTTTAAGTTTACTACAGATACCCCTGAACCTCGGGACGTTGAAGACGGCGTCGAGGTTCTGAATCACTACCACGTTTACGTGTTTAACCTACCCATGACATCTACGGAACATCGTCATATCATCAGGAGATTCACAGAAGAAAAGAAGAAAATGGAAGGATCTGAAGTTCCTTTTCGCAAAAATTACGATGAAAATGACGAGTGTCGTTTTGAAACACTCGACCGTATCGGCAAGTGTCCGAACCTTTGGCCTATGATTAGGCGTCATGTCATTGGTAACTCTGAATTCACTCAGGCGATAGAGACGACCCACTGGACGCCTTTTAATTTGAGGGAATGAGGACCTTATGGGGTCCGACGGAACCTTAGGTTCCTCTCCCCAGTCCCGCAGGGACTGTTCTCCCACCCGCGCCGTTCAAACTCTTTTAATTTCCTTCTAAAATTCAGATGACTCGCTCAAAGACGGAGTTGGCCACTATTCTCGTCAAGCTTCGTGGTGACGTCACAGACCCTGATGAGATTGAGAAGGAGACGGCGAGACTCGCAGGGGAATTGTCATTGATGAAATTGTGTTATGAAATTCAAAAGGTTGAGGAGGAGCGGGAGGAGTCTGCCAAGACTCCCACAGAGGAGCCGACTGCGACTGAGGAGGAAGCTCCAAAGGAGGCTGTACCTCTGACAACCGCGGAAGAGGCGATCGTTGAGGAACTCAAGGCGCCTGAAAAATCAACACCAAAGCAGAAACACAAGCACATTTTGTCATGGCTATTGGATTCGTCGAGTGATGAGGACGAGTCTTAATTCATATAAATTTCCATACATATCCACCTAAATTTTTCTTCTTCCCATTACAACATAAACTTATACCGGATGATGATGCGTTATTGCATCGCGATGCAGATTTTATAGAATCATATGATTCTACCATTATATCATCAATGAACATTCCAACCTTTTTAGACCCGGACCCTGGTTTACCAAACATGTGATTCTTTTCACCAGTTTGTGATTTACCGCGTTTAAGTTTCGTGTCTAAACTTTGCTTCATTCCAGTTCTACTTTCACTCATCTTTTGTCTAGTTTCTACTGTCGCTTTCGTCCCAGTTCTTAAAAGACGTAGTTTCTCCCTAGTATCTAGATGAACATTTTTTCTAGAATTACCTCCAGTTTCTAGATTATACCCATGAGGTGCGATGGTATTTCTTGTACTAATTTCTAATTTTTCACGTTCGTCAAGTTCTTCATTTAAAACTTCTGATATAACCTCGAACGTAAAATTAGATAATCCATATTTTTCAAACGCACGTTTCAAAAGGCCATGGGGTCTTGATTTTTCATTTATCCAACGTTTTTCAACTTTTGTAGCACGTGTTTGACCTATATAACATTTATTATTTATAGTGTTTTTTATAAGATAGATCCATCCCATATACTATATACATATAAAAACTTTAACTTAAAGTCTTTGCTTGTTTGATACTCATGTCTATAGAACGATGGATGGTTCCCAAAGGACCTGGGACGCATGTTTTGATGTCGGGTGGAATTTTGTACGTACCCCCGGAAGAAACCCTAGAGTTCTACCGAGAGTATATTGAAGCTATCAATTTAGGAACAAAATTGTATGTCGTCGAACAAAAGACGGAACTTTTCAAGTTTTTCGTAGATTTGGATTACAAGGCGCCAGACAGACTCAAGGATGAAGACCTCATTCAATTTTGTTCTATAATTCACAAGGCTCTTGAAACCCCGTCCCAGTGCGTGATTGCCCGAGCCAGGCCGAGATCTGTAGGTGAAGGCCTTATCAAGTCTGGAGTTCATATTCACTGGCCCGATTTGGTCGTGTCTCGGACCCAGGCGATGAATTTAAGAACAAAAATAGTGACGAGTCTGGCAGCCGACTTCCCTTTCGATTGGGACAAGGTGATTGACGCGTCAGTCTATGGAGGTTCGGGACTTCGGATGCTTTGGTCCCATAAGAAACCTACAGGAGACCCCTATGTTCCATGGAGATCCCTTGACGGGCGCGAGTTTGCCAAGACGCCCGACGTTGACACCTTGGCTCTGTTTGCTATCCGTACAGAAGATAACGATAAACCGTCCGAGATTCTGTCAGACACAGGGCCGCTCGAGGAGTTTATTAGGCGGTACATGGAGGGTCAGGGGCGAGCTCACGTCAAAAAGGTTCAGCGGAGCGAACATAACGGATGGTTTGCCCAGACCGACTCTAAATTTTGTGAAAAAATTAAGAAGGAACACAAGTCGAACCATATTTGGTTTCATATTGGATCTAGGCGGATTTCTCAGAGATGTTTTGACGAAGACTGTACCGAGTTCAAAGGGACTGAACATATTCTTCCGCCTTCTATAGTAGAGAAGCTTGAAGATGTTGCTATTGTGGGTAGTCCTGCTTCTAGTTTTCTTATGGATATTTTTCCCAATGGGGCCTCAGTCCCGGTTCAAAAAGTACGAAAAGATGGTCCATCCGTATTCGGGTCTAGACCCGACAAACTGGCAAAGGTTCCTGGAAAATCTCCACACGTTTGTACAGTTGGCTTCGACACGGGTCGATGATGCCGCCGAGGCTTTGTATGCGGCGACGGAGAACGTCAAGGATCTGGGCCTTGGGCTTCGACGCGCAGACGACACTGAAATTCAGGAAAAGCTCGGGGAGATTGCTTTTCAGCTGGGATACGAAGGCGAACTCATTTTGAACCAAAATGCAGTTTCCCAGGGGCTTTACTTCTTTCCACGTTACTTAAACGAATCACTCATGGAATACCCAGAACATGCCGACACGCGCGACCCAGGACCAGTCAGGAGCCACGGGCAATGAGACCGAGTCCGGAGGACTCGTGAGCCAGCCACCCCCAGAGACGCGCACCCGCTCTGGGCGCGTCTCCAAGCCGCCGACGCGTTACGAGCCCGTCGAGCAGGTCGAGGACGACTACGCACCCGAAGATTACGATACTGAAGACCCGGATGACGTTTCAGAGGATCTAGACTCGGATGTGGAAGATGAGGAGTCTGACGAATCTGATGCTGACGATGATGGAAATTTGGATGGATTTGTTGTACCAGATAAAAGTGAGAGTGACGTAAGTGATAGTGATGGAGAACCTGCCGTTCCTGTCGCAAAGCGCCGAGCCGTCGTCAAGAAACGTCCCGCCACCCGAGCCTGAGCCACGGCGCGCATGGACTCCGCAGCAGGATTTTGATGAGCAGCCTCCAGCGAGACGTTTTGTTCCCGCGTTTGATCCACCGCGTCAACAGAACATCTTTGAATCGCTCAAAGAGAATCAGGTTGCTCTTATTTTGATTGGTATCGTTATTGGAGTTCTCATTATGAATATGCGACCTATTATTGTAAACCCCATGAAAAGTTAAAATGGATACAAGGGTGCGTTTTTAACGTAGTCGTCGTTTCCTACAAAATCACCAACTGGACCCGCGCGGTTCACATACACATCCTCCTGTAATATCCCCATCCAGGGATTTACACGAGTTTGATCGGCTGGCTCCATCTGACGAAAGACGTCAAATTGCGAAGGAGATTCCACTGGTGGAGGTGGGCGAGACGCGATAGTACGAGAAATACTTATATAAAGAACGAATGAAACGGCTAGAACTGCCGCAATTGGTGCAACGTAACCACGTCTCAAAAGATACAGACTCGTGAATATAGTCATAGAACCAGCAATTGCCACGAGGGCAAGTTGCCACGTGGGAAGTGTTGTGAGAAAGTCCATCGCGTTATCTATTATTTATGAAAGTTTTTTACTCGGCGGGCTGATCTGGAACGTCGTCATCACCGGCCGGGGTGGTCTGCTCTGCAGACCCCTCGTCACCCTCGGTGATGGAATCGATCTGAACAGCCGGGAGCTTGCGCTCCTCGATAATCTTACCCACGCGCTCATCAGCCATTGCCACCAGCTCAGCAAACGTCTTGTCTGGGAACTCCTTGCGCAGCTCCTCGACAACCTCCGCAGGGTGGGGAATCGGGGGGACGTCCGGCTTGGTGTAGAATTTGGAGTTCTCGTCGGACGGGTCGATGAACGGATACGGACCGGGCTGGGGCTGAGCGATCATGTCGCGCTTGCGCTTCTCGAACATGGCTGCAGCCGCATTCTGGTTCTGGCGGTACTTGGTCATAATCTCCTCGAGCTTGTCGTTCTGGTAGTGCACGTCGTTAATCTGATCACGATCCGGGGGAATCAGAAGCCACTTGTACATATCGACCACGTAGATGTCCACCAGAGCATCCTCCTTCTGGAGGCGCTTGGCATGAGACGAAGCCTCGTCGCGAGTTGCGAAGCATCCACGGATCTTCATACCCAGCTTCTCATTCTTCTGAGGCAGATCTGGGCCAACAAACGAGATGCACGCAAAAAGCTGGCCTGGCACAGTCAGATAGTCTTGTTCGAGAGTACCCATTTAAAAGAAACAAGCGCTTATTTTTTAAGTTCTAAAACGCAACTGAAATGGCTGCCGAAATGAGAAAACTGCACAACGATTGCAAACGTCAATTGATTCAGAAATGGGTTCAGCCTAGAACAAAGGTTCTCGACTGTGGGTGCGGTCGGGGTGGCGACTGGCACAAGTGGAAGGCGTCTAGGTGCCAATTGTTTGCAATTGATCCTGACATCGAGTCCTTGAATGAGGCGGAGAAGCGTGCTGATGAAATGCGATTTAATGTATTGTTTCTAGGGACTGGAAACATAATTCAGGCGGCTTTCGCTGGTCCTTTCGACGTCATCTGCTACAACTTTTCACTTCATTACATTTTCGAAGACCCCGTGACGTACCGAACGTCCCTCAAGGCGATATCATGTTCCCTGAACCCTGGCGGGCTTCTGATTGGTATAGTCCCTGAAAAGGCGCGAGCCGAGGCGCTCGTCGACAAGTTTGGTCATTTCATGGATGAACTAGGCAACGAATTTGCATTGTTAAATGGAGGCCGCCGACTCTCTGTACGTCTCGTCGATGGTCCCTTTTACGCGGAAGGTGGGCGTGAAGAGCCCGTGCTTGACGCCTCGGTCCTCATTCAGGATCTCAAGGAGGCCGGTCTCGAACTCGTCACTTGGGAACCCATGATTCCCGAACCTAACGGTCTTATTTCAGATCTGTACAGCAAGTTTGTCTTTAGAAAAGTCTCGGCCTAATAACAGGACATGATCTGGCAGATCATTGCAGTCGTCTTGTTTGTGCTTTTACTTTCAGTGTTTTGGTTCCACCAGGAACCAGCCATGCTGACGGAACTCAAACAGAGGTACTGGTCAACCCTGGAGATGCTGCGTCAGTCAGGGGATCCGATGTGGAAAGGGGTCCTTAAACCCTCTATTCTCACTGGAATGAGCGGGTGGGACAAGGCGAATGGTCCCATAGGTTCAAACGTGAACAAAGGATACGAAATTTACATCTGTCTTGATGGAGACGATGTAAACTCGGCAATGTATGTGCTTATTCACGAACTAGCACACATGTCAGTTCCAGAATATGATCACACGACGAATTTTTGGAAGAATTTCGAGGCTCTCAAGAAGCTATGCGTCGCAAAGGGCCTGTATAAATTGGACGGTGTGCGTAAATACTGTGGGGACGTGGTGAAAGATGGCGAGAGCTCAGTATGAGCTCCCTCTTGACTCTGTGGGATCACAAGACCGCGCTCCTTCGGAGCTCCCCTTGGTCTCTAGGCCCGCTCGATCACGTACTTCTTGATGATGTAAAACACGATGGCGGCCACAAGCGCCGTCACAGCCAAGCCTGTGAGCGAGACCTCTCCTGACTCACCCACAAACTTGGGAACCATCGTGCGCAACCGCGACTGAACAGGGCCTGAAAAGGCGACGACTGAGGCTGCGCCTGCCAGAGCGGCCTGGAACTGATCATCGGTCAGGCCAAACGGGTTTCCGGTTGCGGCCGCCTTCTTGCGCTCCTGGGGTTCCTCGTGCCGTCTCTGAACCGCAGCGGACGGCGCCATCTGCGAACCCATAATTTCATTCTGCATCACCTCCTCAATCGGAGTAGAGAAATCCGCCATTTGAGATTCATCAACGTTTTTTTCCGGCTGATAATTCTTCAGCAAACCCGTGGGTACGGACTTGGACGAAGTTTGGGGGTCCCGCTTGAGAGCCTCGCGCGCAATCTCCTCATTGAGTGGAACTTCCTGCTCCACTGGAATATCGCTAATCAGGGTACTCGCATCAGGGTCGTATGTCAACATCTGAATTTTAGAGGGAAATTAAGAACCCAAGTGCTACGCACCCGAGACATTTTCATCACAAGTGCTGCGCACTTGGTCTCTCACCGCTTCTTGATCACATTCACAGACCCACCCTTGCGCTTAACCTGGGGTTCTGCTGCTGTTCGCGCCACGGCTCGTGGATTGTAGTGAGCCTGATGGTACTGCCAAAAGGCTTGCGAGCCGACACGGAAGTTCCGCCTGATGGGTGCCTTGTACCAAAAGACGCAATCCGTGATGCGATTCGACTTGGACGTGTTGTCGAGAACCAAACACTCGTAATTCTCGGTACATGCGTCCATCACCTGGCAAAACTGATCGAAATTTGGAAAAACTCCGAAAAATGCCTTGTAGAGATTCTCACGGTTCTGACGGACGTTGTCTCTGAGTGCAAACACATAGTCGACGTTGGTTCGAATCATGGGCGTCATGTCCATGCAGTACTGGGTCGTCATCATAAAGAATATCTTCCAGTGCCGACCATTCATAAAGAGCTGACGGATAGCCACGTCCCGCATAAATCCCTTGTCGTACATACAGTCGTCCATGAGCACGAAAACAGGGGAGCAACGCCCGACAGCCAAGAGCTTCTTCTGACGCTCTATGAGTTTCTCGAGTGCATCTTTGTTATAGTCTCCGAAAACGAAGAGGTCTGGGATGAACTGCTTATAGTACCCGTTACCTTCTTCAGTTCCTGACATGGCGATACCGGCAGGCAGGTGCTTCTTGTGCCATAAAATGTCCGTGACGAGAGTCGATTTTCCCGTCCCTCTTTTTCCGATGAAGACGCAGACCTTGTCGTCGGCCATGCTGGATGGATCAAACTTTCGGAGCTGTAGAGACATCTCCTTCCTACAATTTCGAAACAAAATAGGAGTTGACCCGCGACGCACCTATGGGAAACAAATGTTACCCTTTACTAGGATGTCCGCAGGATACATACAACTTGTGGCACTTGGACAACAAGATGCGTACCTTTCTGGGGAGCCACAGGTGACGTACTTTTCAGGCGTGTACAAACGGCACACGCCCTTTGTCCTCGAAGCCTACGATATTCCGTTCAACGACCAGTACATAACTTTCGGAGGAACGAGTATATGTCATATTCCTCCAAAAGGAGATCTTATACGAGGTCTTACTCTAAAAATGACTTTACCCGCCCTGTACAATCCTGGAAATGACTGGACGTGGAACACTCCTGCAAGTTCGTCCAACTTTCCAGCCCTTTGGTACGGGTTTTCAAACGGCGCTATTCAGAGAATCACTTCAAAGTTGGGATACTTTTACTACTCGACGAACACGTACAGTACGACATGGGCTAACACGTTTGTTCCAACTCTGAATTATAACGCAAATACTAACCAATTTGTGTTCAATAATATTTCAAATGTCATTATTCAACCTGGGTTCTCTGCAACGAATGCAGGCTCACCTGTATTCTGGGGTTTTGATCCAATCAATTATTCTTATACAGACGTGTATGGAAATCTCGTATATACTGCGACCGTTTCGCGTCTTTCAAACTTGACTGCGAATAATGCCACCGGTGCAAATTTAGCACCAAACGTATACGTGTCAACCATAACCCCTGATTTCACGCTTGAGCAGGCGGGTTGGATTCAGACATCAGGTGTGCCCGTGAACAGTCAGACGGGATTTTACGCAAGTCTTGCGCAACCTTTACCACTTTCAGACAGGAGTCAATTTTTAGATTTGAGCGCGTTGGCCCCTGCAACAAACTCACCGTACTGGAGTATAAACGATCTTTCGACTACAACATTGTTCGTTTCTCCCGAAGGCCTTGTCGAATTCTTGAGCGCTGGGTATTACACCGTCCGTTTAGGGTTTAACATCGACGCAGGAGCTGTCGTTTCTATAAGTTATGGAAGTACTAGTTCGTCTACTCTCCCCGCTTCACCTACGTTCCAGTACACGTACACATACACCGTCTCCCCAGACCCGACGTCGCCTGCAATTATTCCTATAATTTCAACTGGAAATAAATACTATTATTTCTACGTCCAGACGAATCTTCCATGTAACGCACTTCAGGGGACATATATAACTGCAACTCCGGCTAATGACACGTATGAATTTTCAAATAATATTACTCTTTCTAGAACATCTCTCGCACCCGTGCCCCTCTATGGAAACATATCAGCCACGTCCGGAACGACAGTCACTCTTGATTCAAATTCTATGATGCGTTTCACGGTCAATGGAGAGTACCTGATTTCCGGAGTCTTGACTCTTTCAAACACCACCACAGAGTCTTATGTGTCGAACGTCGTTATCGGCGAACGGGCAAACATTCTTTACGTCTACGACATGTCCCTTCAGGGACGCAACCCGACATACGCTTTTTCTATACCTCTCGTGGCCAATACACACCTTGCATATTACCTCAACGTTTCGACGACGCAATCGTTCTCTAACATTTCAGCCAATTCATTTTTCACTATAAATCAAGTGGGCGTTCTTTCAGACACGACTCCGGATGTCGTACTCCCTTACAACGGTATCCTTTTACAATCTACATCAAGTACCCTGACGAGTCCTCTTAATTTAAATACAAATTTCAGCTCGAATACCAACTCGGATTTATTGTCGGTAAACGCATCCGGAAATCTCGTGTTCAACAGTGTGGCTTCATATATGATGACGGGTGTGTTTTACACGTCCAGCCCCGTGACCAACATTCGCATCACAAATTCAACCTCGACTTTCAATCAGGTCTTCAACTTTAGTCTCGGCCTTTCGCCACCTTATACCGTGTCTATGCCTTTTCGTATTACTGATAATGCAGCGGGTACTTCATATGGTATAACTCTCAACACGTTTGCACCTGGCGCAACCGTAGAATCTGGGACGTACCTGACCGTCGTTCCTATAGCCTCTAATACGCTCATAGCTGGATTTCAGACATATAATTACTATGATTCCGTGGGAACTATAGCCATCGCGCGTGCAGATCTCAAGGTGGGTGGTCAGACGATCCAGAGTCTCACGGGTGAGTACATAGAGGTGTGGAACGAGCTCAATGTGCCCTACGAGAATCAGCCGGGTCTCCAGCTGCTGATCGGTAAGTACGACACGCAGACGAGTGTTGGCCCCCCGGGGCGCACATATTACGTGAATCTTCCGTACTATTTCTACGGGAACCCTGAACTCTCCTTACCCATCACCGCCCTAGGGAGACAGGACGTGGAGGTCTGGGTCACGTTCAACAACTTTTCCAATTTGACTTCCGTATCAGTGACTAACCCGTCGCTTACAGCCACCATCATCACAGAGTACGTCTATTTGTCAAACCCTGAAATCGACTGGTTTCAAAGTCACCGGCTGGACTACGTCATAACCCAGTGTCAGTATGAATCCTTTCAACTTCCTCAGGGGTTTCAGTCTGCTATTTTTGATTTAAAATTCAAGAATCCTATCAAAGAGCTCTTCTTTCTGATTCACCCAAACTCCAATTTACCTTATAATTACACGACACCTGGAGGTGGTACAGACGCTTTGACTTTTGGCATGACATTTAACGGTGAAGACGCATTCTTGACGGCGACTATAAACACTCTTTATGTCGGTGCCATCGAACCGTTCGTGACGCACACCAACTTTTTCTCAAAACCAACGACGTTGTCCGCTCAACAGCCAAACCAGTACGGTCGTCAATTTTACATGTATTCCTTCTCTACAAATCCGTTTGGGACCCTTTCCTCTGGCCAAATCAACTTTAGTAGGATTAGACAGGTTCTTTTGGAGATGAATATAGGAAATACCACACTAAACTTCCCAACGAAAACTTTTAATATCATAGCCCTGAGTCAAAATATTCTAAGAATAGAAAACGGAATAGGTGGCGTCATGTTCCGGTAAAGAGACCGAGGGGGAAGTTTCGAAGAAACTTGCCCGCTTGTGATCCACCCGTGAAAAAGGGGCGGCGAACGCCGCCCGTTTCTTTTCCCCAGACTTACTAGAGATGGCCGGTCGTGCCAGTTTGTCCTTTCTTGGTCAAGAGGACATTTCACTGAGCGGGGACCCCCAAGTGACGTACTTTATAGAAAAGTACCAGGGTCAGACGCCGTTTGCATATCGTGTCGACAAGGTTATTTTCGACGAGGCGGGCGTTTCGTTCGGCTCTCAGAACCACAGAATCATTCCCCGGTCAGGTGATCTCATCACGGGTATGACGCTGTACACGGCGTTTCCGACACCACCGGCCGGAGTCCAAGTTCTCGACTCGGTCGGGACGCTCATGTTTCAGTATGTAGAACTCTACATAGGTGTTGAACTCATCGAACGATTGTACAGTGAGCATATCGAGATGACGTTCGATCTCACGGTTCCCAAAGGGAAACAGCCCGCTTTGTCCTTTTTGGATGGGAAAAACCTGACATACTCCACGAACCCGCAGCTCGCATACACGGTGCCGCTCCCCTTTTCTACTTTCAAAAAGGGGTTGCCCCTGTGCGCTTTCAAGGAGGATGTGACGATCCGGATCGTCTGGAACCCATCCACTTACTTTACGGTTCCACCGACGCTCATCACAACCCCATTCATAGCTCAGCTCAACATAGAGTACACGTACCTTTCAGATAAGGAAATTGACTATATTAAACAGCCCCGACTCCAAGTGTTTGAACAGGTTCAACTGAACCAATTCTTCGCACCGTATCCTCTGAATACCGTTCAGTGCCGTCTCAACTTTTATAATCCCGTCAAGGAACTCTATTTTGTTTTACAACAAGATTCGGCTCGTGGGTACGATTATAGCAACACGGCGACCACTGCAGCCGCATCAGGGACTATAGGTCCAGGTGATATTCTCAATAGGCTTCAGTTTGACTTTAACACGACTACCCGTATAGAGCCCACTGTCGGAACTCCACAATTCTTGAGAATTATTCAATCTCTCGAGTTTCACACCCGTGTTCCTGATAGACTTTTCTATATGTACTCGTTCAGTCTCGACCCAGAGGGTGAATCACCCACAGGGTCTGTGAATCTTTCACGAATTCAGGGTCAAAATTTGTACTTTTCATTCAACCCCAATCCCACAAATGTCAATATTCGAGTGTATGCCGCGTCGTACAATTTCCTCGAGACTTCCAATAACTCGGCCAAAGTGACTTTTTCCAACTTTTTTTAGTTAAAAGAGCTACGCTCTTTCCCCGTATGATGAGGACAGGTGATGGCGAAGTCGATACGAGTGGTATTGAAAATGCAGCGATTGACCTCTTTCTTCCAGTTTTGGAATCGGCGACGGTTCTTGCCGGTCATTATGCCAAGGCGTGTGGTCGAAACTGCGTCACGGCTCAGGACATGAGTTACGGACTCATGTACGCAGCTAGGAACGTCATGGGAAAGCACACAGGCTCTTTGTACCCAGAGATTTATGGGGAGGAGGAGTCGTGTAGCGACTCCGACGCCGACTCTGACGCGGACGAGGACGAGGAGTCCCCAGAGGACGCCTGGACGAGGTACGAGGGTTCAGACGAAACGGCTCGTAATATGAACGAATGCGCAGACAGTTGGGTCCAGTGGGCGCCCACAAATCCAGCAGAGCGCGCGCTGAAAAACGCAGTCGACAAAAACTCCTTTTTTGGTAGGGAATGAGAACTACACAGTACAGAATATTCGTGGAGTCACGGAGTGACTCTGACGACGACTCAGAGTCCGAGTCTCTACGTGACTCGTCCAGGTACATAAATATCATAGAAGAAGAAGGGTTCGAAGAAGATCCAGAGGGGTTCGAGGGTCTCCAAAAAGGATCTGAAATTGACCAGGGGGGCACGGGCGGACCCGTTCCTTGGGATCCTTCCGAAAGTTTTTTTGCTTACATATAGTACAATGGCATCCACTGTTATGGGTATCGCAACGACCGTCGAGGCTCAGGGCCTGAACGCCGTGGTCGGCGGCTTTTCCTTCGCCGCCGCCCTCGCTTGGTATGAGGTGGTGAAGACCATCGTGGAGCGCGTCGCCAAGTCCAACGGCAGCACCCAGGGCGCCCTCTGGAGCGCACTGGTGACCACCCTGCTCGCCGTCATCGTGTTTATGGTGATCAAGGCGCTCGTCAAGAACGTGGAGATCAAGGAGCCGGGTCAGCCCATCTTCGCGGTGACCCGCTAAGTCCGCATCTGTGATCCAGGGGGGACGGTTCCTACGAGTCCAGGGCCAACTTGGGCGCCAAGTTGGCCCCCGAACGTCTTCCAGGCCACAATAGCCCCAATTAGAACCAAAATTATGATCCACCAGTGAAAACGCCTCTTTGGCTCGGGTGGTGGAGGCGGTTGAACTTTCATCGCCTCCACGATTCGTTTAATTTGAATCTCCTCGATAGGTTGAGGAGGTGGTAGGGTGGGTTCAGGGTCGGGCGTCAGGTGAAGACGCAGTATAAAGGCGTTCGTGTTCCAGCCCCGAAAGTTCAGGAGATCCCCGTTTTTATCGACCCACCGAACCGTCAGACGCTGTAAAGAGTTGATGGGTTCAGGATAATCGACAGATACACGATAGTCCTTATTTTCATGAAAATTCTTGATACAGGCTGACCCAACGTCCATGATGATGGGTGCAAAAGATCGGTTCGCATTTGAACCTGAAATTGTACCTGAAGTCCCCTGAAGCGCTCCAGTATCCACGTTGAATGGTGTCCGGAGTTCGTCAATGTCTAGGTAAATGTATTCATTCAAAGAAAAATCAACAAGGGTCGTGGACTTGATGATGTACTTCCCTGAATAGGCTGGGTCCAGAGCCGTCGCCAGGGTCGCTGTGTAAGTCGTCCCTTTTGTCAGTCCGACCATCGTCGCAAATTCTTCTGAATGAATTTTGAGTGTAAATGAACCGCCTGATGAAAAAACAAAGCGCCCCTCTTCCGGAACGTATGCAAGGGCTGGAGCGCCTGATTGAGCCGACACGTCCTGAGCCAACGTATACGCGCCATAGAAACCTTCGTTCAAGGAGACGTTTGACGTTCCGTTGATTTGAAACACGTTCGAACCGTTTGTGAGGTTGTACATGGTGTTGGGAACGCGAGCCGAGACCAGATCGACCCGCTCGACGTTTCGTATCGGTCGGGTCAAGTGGAGCGTGTATGACGAGCCCGTAGGGTACAGAGACACGTCACGGTTCGCAGCATCGACGAATATGAGACGCTCTGATGCACCCGAACCGGTATAGTTCATTCTAATTTAGGTTGGGAATTTAAGAAGGCGGTGAAGGCCACGTGATGTTGAAAGGATCCGTCTGAGTTTCCGGAACCTGACGAAGCAGAGAACGGTACGTCACCCACAGAGTTCTGTCCGTGACGGGGGCATCGGGAAGCTGGGTCCAATCTGAAGCGGTCAGCAAAGCATCACGCTGAGCACGAATCTGAACCCACTGCTTGGCATTCACTTTGACTGGATCAGATACTATGCTGATGGACCCATCATCCGCCTTGATCGCCTTGGAACACGTGTAATCCACGCCATCTGGAACGGGTACGCGGACACAGTGGTCATTCACGTCGTTCGGAATTCCACCGGACGTATAATAGTAATAATACACATCAAGGGTCTGAGAATCAGCAAGGGCCATCAACGACATTTTTACTTTAAGATTGCACTAGATTTTTAAGTAATGAAATTCACAGTGGATGACTTGGTGATAGAAGAGAGGCCTACGGGTAATGAATTTTATGGAGAATATATATGGCCCACGCCTCTGTTCATGTGTGATTTTTTGAAAAGAAATTCAGAACTCGTGAAAGGTAAACGGGTTTTGGAACTCGGGTCGGGGACGGGGATCGTGGGTCTATATATCGCTAAGCTGGGTGCGACGCATGTGACCCTCACTGATTTTATAGATTTTAATATTGAAAACATGAAAATAAACGCAAAGGAAAATAAACTCGAAGGCTTGACTGAACCTCGGTGGTTTCAATGGGGCACGAGCCTATGTGAACAATGGGACGTGATTATAGGTTGTGACATTGTATATCCCTCAATGGACAAAATAGCCCTCATAAAAGCCATAAAAATGCATCTAAAACCCGGTGGAAAATTTATACTCGGGTACAATGATAGACCTGGCGACGTCATGAATATATTCGAAATGTCAGGGTTGCGAGTAAAAGAACTTGAACGGCGTGATATTGAATTTGAACCTGAAAAGTTTTCAGATATAGTTCATAAAAATCACGATAGTAATATCTATAGGATCATCGAAATGGAGGTCCGGTGATCCACGTGACGAGTGAACGTCGCACACCCTTCGTGACGGGCGTGACCCGGTGCCGCAGGTAACTCGGGAAGATGATCACAGTTCCCTGTTCCTTTTCAGCAACGACCGTACGGTCACCGTCCAGTGAAAACTGAAGCTCACCCCCTTCGTACTCACTCGGATCTGAAAGCTGGATGGAGATGCTCAATTTACGACCACAATTGAGAGGTCCCTCTCCCACATCAAAGTGCCAATCGTACCGACCCTGGTAAGACTCGTCATACTCCGTATATTGCAGATTTTCATGAAGGCTTGTGATGTCAAAATTGAAAAACTCCTTATTACACTGACCCACGAGGCTCATAATCTTTTGGTACACCGGTTCCCAATGCGTCGTTTTCGGCACCCAGTAAATCTGGCTCTTGCGAACCTCGCTGTTTTTCCCATCCTCCGTAAGCCCTGGGGCCAGATCAAAGTTGGCCTTGCGCAGACCCATACACTCGTCAACCGTAAAAGCGTTCGAGAACCGGTAGTACTTGATGAGGTTCGGGTTGTGACGCGCGAAGATGAACTGCAGCGGAGCTTCTGCATCACAAGCCTTCGGCTTGGTCTGAAAGTCATGCACATAGTCCCGGTAAGGCCCCTCCGCGTCCACATAGTGCAAAAACACCTGAATATATTCTTCACCCTTGAACTCCTTGCGACTGTGCTCGATGTCACACCCGCGGTACAGACACCCGTCACCTGGGTGTAAATCTAACGATTTACTCCCCATGTAGATCGGCCACTTGTGCGTCTGGCTAAGGTTCAGGGTAACCGAATATTCACACGATGGCCGATCCTTGTGAGGCGCCAACGTGTTGCCCTTGCGGTACACACGACAGTATGAATACGTAGGCTTGAGTTTCTTCCCAGCCGCCTCGGAGACTTTCTCACACAAAAGGCCGAGAAGGGTATTACATACTGGCAGACCGTAATGAGCGGCGCTATTCGGAACTTGCGGGTCGGGTTTCCCCTCGGGCTCGTTTCGGATGCGCTCGGCAATCTTAGCAGACTCGACAGGATCGACGAGCCCCTTGAGAACTTTATAAAGTCCTCGCATTATATGTTTTGAGGTTCAAAGCTTTAAAAGACTGTGACACGGACTTGGCCCGCTCCGCCGTTTCCAGTGGGTCCGCCACCGCCACCGGGTATCACGCCTGTACTACTTCCTGTTGCCCCGGGGCCACCATATATTGAAGTTCCAGCTGTTGTTCCAGCCCCTCCACCACCACCATAAACAGATGATCCACCCGTCGTGCCGCCGCCGCCGCCGCCGCCATAGAAAAGGCCTCTTCCACCAGTTATAGGCGATCCAGATCCACCAGTTAAACTATTGGGATTTGATGATGATGGAATAGCAGGCCCCCCACCTGCACCTGCAGGCCCCGCCGCCCCCGCAGACGACATCCCCCCACCCCCACCTACATTCCCCCCACCTCCATACGCTGTTATAGTAGCTGTGCCATAAGGGCCAAACGTGGAATTGCCACCAGAACCGGCTGGATGGGCGCCTCCACCTCCAACAGAAACAGCTACGGTTGAAGATAACGTGGAAAAAGGCAACGTGTTTGATGTGTACCCACCGCCTCCACCAGTCGTGGCCCCTCCCCCTCCCCAGCACTCGACGAGGACCATAGAACCTGCAAAGGGCTTCACCCACGTGAAAGGAGCTGCGCTCGTCCCTGATCCGGTGAACGTCTGCACATTCGATTGAACCGAAGAAGGTCCAATGAGCCCCGTTCCCACGCCCGAAAAGATGGCGCCTGAAATGGTGTCGCCATTATAGTCTACAGTTTCAGACATTCTATTACCTAAAAAGAAGTTATTCGGACGTATCCAGCTGCACCTGTACCACCTGGTGAGGGCGTGTTCCCGCTACCCCCGCCACCACCCCCGGGTATCTGACCCGCACCACCGGTCGATGTCGATCCTGCACCTCCGGCTCCTCCGAAAACTGATGCGCCTCCTGCACCACCATCCTGACCGCCTTTTCCTCCGCCGCCGCCCCCGCCGCCCCATACGCTCGAACCTCCAGCGCCACCAGGTGACCCGAAACCGCCGCCGCCGCCGCCGCCGTAAAAGGTGGCGGCGCCACCGGCGCCTGCCGGGGACGGTCCACCCGTGCCAAAAGCTTGGGTTCCACCCAAGTCCATCGCACCTCCGGCACCTCCAGGACCTCCAGGACCAGTCGTACCAACTTTTCCTCCATAAGCGACGCAGAGCGAACCGAAACTCGATGGATTTCCGGCCGCTCCACCAGCCACCTGTGCGCCTACAGTAACTGCCTGGGGACTAGGTGCTAATGGTCCTGGAAGCCAGCGCTGAACGTATGCGCCACCGCCGCCGCCGCCGCCGAGCGTAGGCCCCCCACCCCCGCCGCCGCCCCAACACTCGATGAAGACTATATTGGACTGCGGGGGTTTCGTCCAGTTTCCTGGACTCGTGAACGCCTGGACGTTGGCACTGCTAAAGACGCCAACACCAGAAATCTGACTGTTTCCAGTGAATGAGGTTGCGCTGAGCGTCGTTGACGCTGGATAATAAAACGTCTCGGCCATTCTACTTTAGGGTTAGAAAACAAAGACGCGAACCTGACCCGCGGCTCCTGCGCCTGCAAATTGGAGGAGCGACTTCGCCGCTCCGCCGCCGCCGCCACCCGGTGGCGTGCCTCCCGTGGGCTGCACGACGGGTGCGACGTCCGTGCCACCAGACCCCCCGCCACCGCCAAAGACGGAAACCCCCCCTGGCGACGCGGTGGTGACACCATCGCCGAGTCCGCCCCCACCACCCCCCCCTCCATAAACGGACGATCCACCATTGCAGTTCGAGGAGGTGAATCCGGCTCCGCCGCCCCCCCCTCCGAAGATCGTTCCGTTGACTTGAGTCGCGGGAGTGGGACCGAAGCCTGTACCTCCTCCCTGCGCACCTCCTGCGCCCGCCACCGTCAGCGGCACCGAACCCGGGCCTCCCGGCCCGCCTGCGCCCGCCATTCCTCCACCGCCGCCGCCGCCTTTGCCGGCGGTGCTGAGGGGGAGGGGGCCGCCGCCGACGCCGCCGCCGCCGCCGCCGTATCCAGTAATAATTGCACCCGGTGGGCCTATAGGCCCCGCTGAAGAATTTCCACCTGCGGAGCCCGCGCCGGCGGGATACACACCTGCAGCACCTCCCGAGCCTACAATCACCCGAACCTGAGGATTAAATTGACTCATGGGTAAAACTACATAATTGAATCCGCCACCCCCACCGCCACCACCAGACGCCTGCGTCGCCGAGCTGCCCCCTCCCCCACCCCCTCCTATACATTCAATTCTTACCCATGAACCAAACGCCGGCTTCTGCCAACCCGTAGGACCTGCAGGAAAGGTCCCGGCCGTGCTGAACGTCTGGACGTTCGAGACGCCCGCGACGGGTAATGGAAAAGGCCCTGTAACCGTTCCCGAGGTGCCAACGTACGTCGCGTCAGTTAAATTCTGATTGGTAAACACGGTCTGTGTAACACCGGACATTTCTATAACATATGGAGAACTTTATTCGGACCAAAAGTCCCGCGGGCTTTCCCTCAGTACTTGTTAAAATAAGGACTCAAACAAAACTCTTTTGGAGCTGGAACCATCGTGTTGAGAACACCGACGTTTGCTGAATTATAAGGTGAAAATACAACCTGTCCACTTGGCAAAAGAGTCGCTCCCGTGAATCCATATACACTGGAACTTCCGGTCCCAGATGCTGCACAATTAGAATACGTGAGTGCTACCGGATCAAACATACCGATATTTGAAGAAGTGAAAGGAGCCATGATGACGTTCCCATTCGGTAAAAGAACGCCGCCTATGAAAGCCGAAATCCCCGTATTCGTAATCACATTTGTAAAAGTAAGAGCCGTAGGATTAAACACGCCTATATTCGAATTTCCAGTTCCAGATGATGCGATCATGACGACGTTCCCATTGGGTGCTAAAACACCTCCGCGAAACTTGCCCACTCCTGCAGCTCCTACAGCCACTGAATTAGAGACGGTCGGTGGGTTAGTTAATGGGTTGTATTGAATAATGTTTGAATTTCCGGTTGGAACTCCCACGACGTTCCCGTTTGGTAAAAGAACGGCTGATAAAATACTGCCGTCATTTCCTATTCTGACTATATTTGAATATGTGTTGAGTATCGGATTGTAACTTCCTACGTTAGAATTTGTCGTCAAGGACATCATGGTTACGTTCCCTGTTGGATCCAAAACAGCTGCAGAGAAAGATGCGCCTATGAAATATGAATTAGAAGCTACTAAAGTCAAAGGGTTGTACGTTATTATATTTGCCGTTGCACTCTGAGGAATGAAAACAACGTTTCCAGTAGGTAAAAGAACCGGAGAAATCGCGACGCCGAAGGGAATCCTAGCACCCGAGGGTACAACCGACGAAAAAAGACCCGTGAATGGATTGTAAATACCGACATTAGAAGCCCATGGTGCTAATAGTACCCGACCATCCGGCAACAAAACGCTCCCCTGGAATCCTCCCACCGGCCCCACCGCCACGTTTCCATACACGGGCACCGGTGATGTCGCCCACCACGATTTTGCCGGCTGCGAAGCCGCGTTGCATGTTGCAGAGATCCAGGCCTGAATTGTTGCGGCGTTTGAAGGCGTCGGTAAAAGATACGGCCCGCGCTTGAACAGGTCTTCGTTATAGTAAATTGTTCCTGTGAGTGATAAATTAGAACCCTGAAACCCGTTCGAGGCGTACACGTTCCCCTGAACCTGGAGCGTCGTGGTGGGATTGGTTGAAGTTCCGACGCCGACCGAACCAGTTTGGCTGTAAATCGATATCGTGTTTATGGTTGTTGCATTAAGAGTCGAAACCCCGAACGCAGCTGTATTGAGCGTCGTGATATTCGCCGTGATGACATTCATTGTCGTGACGTTCATTAACGTCGCTTTGATGTTCGTCGTTGTGAGTGCGTTCGAGACCCACAAATTACCCTGGACGCTCAAGGTGTTTCCAGCGGCGCTTGTGCCTATACCGATATTCGATGTTGTAATGAGGGTCTGGACGTTTGCGGTTCCTGACGCGTTCGCACTGGTCGCCACGATATTTGTCGTCAAAATACTGTTTGACACGTACACGTTGCCCTGGACGCTCAGGGTGTTTCCAGCGGCGCTTGTGCCTATACCGATATTCGAGGTTGCAATTAGGGTCTGGACATTTGCGGTTCCTGACACGTTAGCACTGGTCGCCACGATATTTGTCGTCAAAATATTGTTTGACACGTACACGTTTCCCTGGACGCTCAAGGTGTTTCCAGCGGCGCTTGTGCCTATACCAAGAGGTGACGCCGTTAAAAGGGTCTGGACATTTGCGGTTCCTGACACGTTCGCGAGGGTCGCCGAAACGTTGGTCGTCAAAAGCGAATTGGAAAACCACACGTTGCCCTGAACGCTCAAGGTGTTTCCGGCGGCGCTTGTGCCTATACCAAGAGGTGACGCCGTTAAAAGGGTCTGGACGTTTGCGGTTCCTGACACGTTCGCACTGGTCGCCACGATATTCGTCGTCAAAATACTGTTTGACACGTACACGTTTCCCTGAACGCTCAAGGTGTTTCCGGCAGCGCTTGTGCCTATACCAAGAGGTGACGCCGTTAAAAGGGTCTGGACGTTTGCGGTTCCTGACACGTTCGCACTGGTCGCCACGATATTTGTCGTCAAAATACTGTTTGACACGTACACGTTTCCCTGAACGCTCAAGGTGTTTCCGGCAGCGCTTGTGCCTATACCAAGAGGTGACGCCATTAAAAGGGTCTGGACGTTTGCGGTTCCTGACACGTTCGCACTGGTCGCCACGATATTCGTCGTCAAAATACTGTTTGACACGTACACGTTTCCCTGAACGCTCAAGGTGTTTCCGGCAGCGCTTGTGCCTATACCAAGAGGTGACGCCATTAAAAGGGTCTGGACGTTTGCGGTTCCTGACACGTTCGCACTGGTCGCCACGATATTTGTCGTCAAAATACTGTTTGACACGTACACGTTTCCCTGAACGCTCAAGGTGTTCCCGAACGCCCCCGTCCCTATACCCACGTTGGACACGACGGCGAGTGAAAATGTGTTGGCGATTCCATAAACGTTTGCGTTGACCACAATCACGTTCGTGGTCGTAAGAGCGTTCGAGGCGACGATGTTTCCCGCCACCTGAAAACTTCGAGAAAAGATTAATGCTGTATTTAAAGTCGCAAGGTTGGAGGACGCGGCAAACACGTTCCCGAACGGTGTTGCGACATTCCCTATTCCGATACTCGAAGAACTTGCATAAATATTTCCATAAAATTGTGAAAACGCTCCTTGGACAGTGAGATTCTGCTGAAGGGTCGTGTTGCCTACCGTGTTGGAATCACCGAAATTGGTGATGACAGGCATCTCTGGTACTTGCGAACATTTGTTTCCCGTCGGGTCCGTAGGGCCCTCCTACCGAGATTTTACAAGACCGCTGCGGGCTTGGTCTAGGCTGCGTAGTCGGGCCAAAAGCCCTACGGGCTTTCCTCCTCAGTACTTGTTAAAGTACGGGCTCAAACAAAACTCCTGAGGCGCTGGCGTGAATGTGTCGAGAACACCGACGTTTCCAACGTTATACGGACACAGGACCACCTGACCGCTCGGAATGAGAGATCCACCTATAAAAGCCGAACCCGATGAGGCTGTTGCCGAAGTCGAGTTCGAATATGTAAGAGCTATCGGGTCGAACATTCCGATGTTTGAAGAGAAAATAGTAGGGATGAAAACTATATTCCCTGATGATAAAAGGGTCCCACCTCCAAATAAACTTGTACCGGAGTTTCCTGCAATCGGTCCGACATTGGAAAGAATCAGGGAAGTTGGGTTGAACACTCCGACGTTCGAACCGCCACCGGGGATGAGAATAACATTGCCTGTAGGGTCGAGCACACTCCCGCTATACGCCTGACTTGTGATAAAAGGAAATTGTGTTTTTGTGAATGTGTTGAGGACTGGGTTATACTGCCCTACATATGTCTGTGTGTAAGGAGCCATGATGACATTTCCGTTGGGTAAAAGAACACCGCTTCTGAATGCGGCCGACCCCGCTCCATGGGCGAACATTTCGGCGTATGTCCCCGCGGTTGGATTATATTGTGCGATGGATGTAGATCCGGATGGAACAAAAACGACGTTTCCGTTTGGCGCGAGGACTCCTCCTCGGAAATAGTCCGCACCGGCCGACGGAACTGCAGGTCCCGCCGTGAACGTCGAACTCATAGGGTTGAACACGCCGACAGAGGTTGCAGTGCACGGAACAAAGACGACGTTTCCGTTCGGTGTTAAAACGCCCCCTTGGAACTTAAAAGACCCCGCTGGTATACCAGATGCCGATACGGCTGTAAATGTGAAGTTTTGAGGATTGTATATGCCGACGTTTGATGCGTTATGAGGAACGAAAAGAACACGGCCGTCCGGGAGATACACACTTCCAGCGTAGTCGGAGTTGTTCCTCGGTCCTGAGACGACGTTTCCAAATACCGGCAACCGAGACGTAGGCCACCACGAACTCGAAGGTTGGTCGGATGCGTTACACGTCGCTGAGATCCAGGACTGAATCGCCGAAGCGTTTGCATCTGTTGGCGTTAAATGGATAGATCGTTTCGTTAGGTCCTCATTGTAATAAATTGTCCCGGTCGCCGTAAGGTTGGCTCCAGACAAGGTGTTGGACGCAAACACGTTTCCGAACACCTGAAGGCTCGCTCCCGCGCTCGGTAGGCCGTTGATTTCAAGTGTATTTGTATAAATTGAAACGACGTTTATTACAGAGGTATTAATGATCTGTGGAACGTTTGCAGTTATTGTAACCACTGACGTCAAGTTCATGGTTGAGACATTTATATCTATAGTATTTGCCGAAACTGCAATTATGTTTGTAGTGTTTAATGAATTTGAAACAAAAATGTTTCCAGAGACGCTCATGGCGTTCCCGGCGGCGATAGTCCCGATCCCGACGTTCGAGGTTACGTCAAGAGTCTGAACGTTCATTGTTCTAGAGACGTTCGCGAGGGTCGCCGAAACGTTGGTTGTCAAAAGAGAATTGGAAAACCATGCGTTCCCCTGGACGGACAGGGCATTCCCGAACGCCCCCGTCCCTATGCCGACGTTTGAGGTTACGTCAAGGGTCTGAACGTTCATTGTACCAGAGACGTTCGCGAGGGTCGCCGTAAGGTTGGTTGTCAAAAGAGAATTGGAAAACCATGCGTTCCCCTGGACGGACAGGGCGTTCCCGAACGCCCCCGTCCCTATGCCGACGTTTGAGGTTACGTCAAGGGTCTGAACGTTCATTGTTCTAGAGACGTTCGCGAGGGTCGCCGAAACGTTGGTCGTTAAAAGCGAATTGGAAAACCATGCGTTTCCTTGGACGGACAGGGCGTTCCCGAACGCCCCCGTCCCTATGCCGACGTTTGAGGTTACGACAAGGGTCTGAACGTTCATTGTCCCGGAGACGTTCGCGAGGGTCGCTGAAACGTTGGTCGTTAAAAGCGAATTGGAAAACCATGCGTTTCCTTGGACGGACAGGGCGTTCCCGAACGCCCCCGTCCCTATGCCGACGTTTGAGGTTACGACAAGGGTCTGAACGTTCATTGTCCCGGAGACGTTCGCGAGGGTCGCTGAAACGTTGGTCGTTAAAAGCGAATTGGAAAACCATGCGTTTCCTTGGACGGACAGGGCGTTCCCGAACGCCCCCGTCCCTATGCCGACGTTTGAGGTTACGACAAGGGTCTGAACGTTCATTGTCCCGGAGACGTTCGCACGGGTCGCTGAAACGTTGGTCGTTAAAAGCGAATTGGAAAACCATGCATTTCCTTGGACGGACAGGGCGTTCCCAAACGCCCCCGTCCCTATGCCGACGTTTGAGATTACGACAAGGGTGCTGACGTTCATTGTCCCGGAGAGGTTCGCGAGGGTCGCTGAAACGTTGGTCGTTAAAAGCGAATTGGAAAACCATGCGTTTCCTTGGACGGACAGGGCGTTCCCGAACGCCCCCGTCCCTATGCCGACGTTTGAGGCTACAATGAGAGTCGAGGCGTTCGACGTTCCCGAAACATTCACGGCAACTGCGAAGAGGTTTCCACCCTGATACGCGTTCGAGGCGGTGACGTTTCCAAAGTTTGCAGACGCCGCTTGGATCGACCCGACATTCATCGTGGTCGTATTGGCGCTCGATGCGTAAAGGAATCCAAATGGTGTTGTGACCGTCCCGATACTTTGATCACCAACGATATTTGATGCAAAATATGAATAGACTCCAAAGGCCGTTAAATTTTGAACCAAATTTGTGTTTCCCGTAGTCACGACATCTCCAAAATATGTCGTGGTCGACATCTCTAGTAGGAGCTGAGAAAATCAGACGGGGTGGATGATTACATATATGCTTCTGCGGACGTGATCACGACATTGAATGGTTCGTACCGACACCGGCTACGTTACTGTAGCCCCTCGGTCAAATTTTTTCCCAGTATATAATACAAAATGTCCAAGATTGCTTGCTTCGTTCTCTTTTTCCTGATTGCCAACCCCATGACGTACGACCTGACCAGCAAGCTGCCCCTGGTCGGTGGCTTTATCACCGACGCTCAGGGCAAGCCGACCCAGGTGGGCGTGCTGATCCACGCGCTGGTGTTCGTCCTGGTCATGCAGTACGTGTGGGCTATGATGAAGAAGTAAACGGCCCTCACTCAAACTGTTCGAGGACCCCCTTAATCACAACCTGAAAAGCTTTTTTAACGGTACTTAAGCCTTGATAATTCATCAAGGTTGCTAAAAGACCCGTGCATATATCCTGTGCGTTCTGTTTCTCCTGAATACTCAGGCTCCAGAGCAGCATCTGCTGTTCCGGAGTCAGGGCATCCCACGACGCCTCAGCCCGAGTCCACACCTCAGCCGGGTCTGTATTTTCATTCCAAAATTCCTTCACACATGCACACATGTGTTTGTACGTGCCCCTTGACAGGTCTCCACGTTCAAAAACATGAACGACATCGTGATTTTCATCCAAAATATGAAGCTCGCCTTCAATCTCTTCGAGGTACATTAAAACCTCTTCATATTTTTTAACTTTACGAAAATATGCAACGATAGTAGATGAGTTTGGCCCAGACGGCCCCAACCGACCCTGGCGTGGCAGTTTGAAAACTCGAACGTGGACAGTGTCACTTCACTGGCGCCGAGTTCACAAGTCTCACCGGGACCGGCGCAGCTTCAAGGGTCGGCAGTGGCGTTCCCATTTTGAGGAAGAATTTAAGACCATCCGCCTATGTTCACGTCAACACCAGTGTCACCAATCTTTTCGACGTATATAAATGAAGCTCTACGAACACCAGGGGTTGCTGTAAACGTACCCGGTGAAATAACATTTGAAACCGGATACCATGCACCACCTGCACTGATAGTAAATGTTCCTTCTATGGTAGTATAATAAGTAGTTGCAGTACTTGTGGCTGTTGTGACAGACGAAACACGGTCAGAAGCAACACCGGTAAAATAGTTTACAGTATTTGTTGTCACTGTAATCGGATTACCGATACTAGTAGTAGATGTGACATTGTACGTAAATATTCCCAGGGTTCCTGATGTGACCGACGCGCCACCATTCCATGCCATTTGGAGTGACGTATTTCCAGCGGTTGAACTTGTAGTTAGTGTTAATACGTGCAACATTTTCATGTAATATCTTCCAATCTGGAGTTGGACGCCGTTCACAATACCTGGAAATGCGGGTACAGGTGTCGCAGACGTCGTCGTACCAAGTGCCGTATCAGCGTTCAACTGATAAAAATACTGAACTGGAATGAGACCACGGATAGTCGATGATGTTCCGTAAAAGACGTTCGTTGTGCCGTTAAATTCCAGGGCTCCTTTTACAATCTGACCGGCTGTCGAGTTTGTAACACCGGATCTCAAGTACACGTTCGTGGTTGTCACCGCGTTCGAAACAAACACGTTGCCCGTGACGTCGAGACTTGTTAATCCTGGAAGTCCGCCAACTGTCAACAAATCATTAACAAAGACGTTCGTGGTCGTGACCGAATTGGATACGACCAAGTTTGACAAAGTACCCACGCTCGTGATGTTGGGTTGAGAAGCTTGTGAAACGACGAGAGCCACGTTTGCGTTTGCGACGTTGCCCACGAGGTTTGAAGAATTGAGATTCGAAAGGCCAGAGGCGTTTCCCACGTACAAACCCGCCGACAAAATACCGGAAACGGTCAGGCCCGTTAACGTCCCCACGCTCGTGATGTTGGGTTGAGAAGCTTGTGACACGACGAGAGCCACGTTTGCGTTTGCGACGTTGCCCACGAGGTTTGAAGAATTGAGATTCGAAAGGCCAGAGGCGTTTCCCACGTACAAACCCGCCGACAAAATACCGGAAACGGTCAGGCCCGTTAACGTCCCCACGCTCGTGATGTTGGGTTGAGAAGCTTGTGACACGACGAGAGCCACGTTTGCGTTTGCGACGTTGCCCACGAGGTTTGAAGAATTGAGATTCGAAAGGCCAGAGGCGTTTCCCACGTACAAACCCGCCGACAAAATACCGGAAACGGTCAGGCCCGTTAACGTCCCCACGCTCGTGATGTTGGGTTGAGAAGCTTGTGACACGACCAGGGCGAGCGTCGCCTGATCCACGTTACCCGTGACGTTAGCACCGGTCAAGGAGGAAAGGGCCGATCCATTCGCCGATATGTTGGACACGGAAATGTATGAAGGCAAGTCGGTGTTCACAAGGGCCCGAAATGAAGGAGGGGCCGCTGACCCAATGAATGGTCCTGCAAACACAAAGTTGGGTGCTGAGGTCGTTGCACCCGTACCACCCGATGAAATCTGAAGAGGATTGGCAAGGGTCAGGTTTGTTATGTACGCGCCATCACCCACAGTCAGTGAATAGTTCGGACTTGACGTTGTATGAATACCAACATTTCCCTCAGCGTCGATGACCATGGCCAAAGTATGGAAATCCCAAAACTCGGCGACATTTTGTACATGACCTGGCCCACCACCCTCGTACTGGACCACCTTGAGTGCCGTTGAAGTACCTGCATTGTTGATACTCAGGGCATTTGAAACCTGTGTGTTTGTGGCCGTGACTGTGAAATTTCCCGTGACTACGAGATTACCGGCGGCGACGTTTCCAAAAGTGTGGAACCCGGCGGTGGCTGTCAAGTTTCCAAGAAGTGTCGTATCGTTCCTGACCGTAAGTGTACTCGTTGACGTGGATGTGTAAACATTCAGGTCTCCAGCGATATTACTGTAGCCCATCTGGTATTTACGGAGCAAAAAAAAGGTCCGGAAATATCAGATGTCTTTGACGTTCGACAAGAGCCCGCCATCCCCGCGTTAAAATGAGTACTGCATCGGTGAACGTTCCGAACCCGATGGGAACGAAAAAACTGGAGCCGTGCTCCCTGAGCGTGAGAAGCTCATCTAATAAATTTCAGACATCCCGCCGAATCAGTAGATCTCGGCGTCCGCTTGCCACACAAACTGAGCCTCCATGATTGAGGCGTCCATGAATTTTGAACCAGTATTTGTAAAATTGAAAGAGAACCCATACTCTGACCTCAGGTACGAGTTGATTGCCTGGGTCCCCTTGAGTGTCCCGTCTCCGTAATAAGCAACAAATTGGCTCACGTTCGTATTTGCCGTCAAGTTGGACAAATCCCTAAAGACCGTGACGTTCGCGTGATCACGTTTCGTCACTACAAAAGGTATACTATTGACACGACCGGATCCGAGAGCCGCTGCGTATTGAATGTCCGTATTGGTCTCGTAGTATCGTTGGCAGAACCGAATCGTCTCGGATAATATGCGAATTTCAAAAGGAGTCGTGATCGTCCCGAGCTCCAACTGAACACCCGTTACCTGTATAAACGTTCCCGCGGTTTGGGGCCATGGGGTCGCACCCGTCACAGCCACCGGTGCGTATCCCGGACTGGCTGTCCAGTTGGTTGTTAGCGCTACGTTCGCTCGTCCAGTGCCCCACGATACACCCAGGAGACACACCTCTACAGAGCCTGCAGTCCCTGTGCCCCATGTTCCAATGGTGCATGGTGGTACATAGACGACGTATCTGTTCCAAGAGTTTGTCATGGTCACGAGATTTGCAAAGTACGTGTTGTCCACCTTGGATCTAAGAACCACCGAGTAGGTCCCTACAGTTGTCGTATTTGCATAAAAAGAAAGAACCATTGGTTTGGCAGTTGGTTGGCCAAAACGCAAGTCATATGTACCAGACCCTTCACATGTCTGGACCAACGGACATATCCATGTGTTATCGGTCACCCCACCCATCGCCCGTACGACGTAGACGTTAGAACAGTTTGAGAATCCGTTAGAGGGGCCCACGGGTGAATCTTGCTTCGCCTTCATTGACACGTTGGATGTGCTCAAGTTTCCGGCATCAATGTGCCACCGATCCATGACCCATGAATTTGAAAGTGAAAATGAGGATGTGTTTGCTACGGTGATTGTGTTTGCTCTGTATGCTATGCGGAACGTACCGTTGATCAACCGATTTCTGTACCCTGAAAAGTTGTCATACGACACGTGTTGTGAAAAGTACCCTTGACCGGTGACGTAAAGGGCATAGGGTGGTGGTGTGGCAATTCCACCACCGACCGCCAAATTGCTTTGGATTATGACATTTGATGTAATGTTCAAAAAAGGTCCATGAACACCGAGTGAAGAGATATTAGACGTCACAAGCCTCTCAGTCCCTGTCGTACCGGTGGTCACGTCTAGGTTATAAGCAGGATTGACCGCCCCTATCCCAACTGAATTTGGAAAGTAAATATTCGCCCCTGAAGAAATCCACTGCGTTCCAGGGGTTCCTCCAGGTCCACCAGTCGCGAGCCCACCACCCGTCAAGGGTGTTATGGTTAGGTATGTTCCACCAGTTCCTGTAGTTGAAGCGTAAATTGTGCCCTCATCCACCTTGAACAGGTCTAGGTAGTAATATAATGTCGGGTCCGTGACGTTGATTGGAATCTCGATGACCTCTGTGGGGTTCTGGGACACGAAGGTTGTGTAGCGGTACAGGTATCCTTGGTCCTGCCCGTGTATGTCGGCGACGTTGGATCCGACTGCAAGGCCCGTGATATTGTCTGAACTGTTAAACACGGCGTTCAAAATGTAAGGACCGGTGCGAGAAAACTTGAAGTTTCCGTTCGGCGTGATGGCGATGAGTGTGCTTGTGCCGTTGATCGTGAACCCGTTCGAGAGTCCAACACTCAAGGGATACGCCGCGCCATAAATTGGACCGTTGTATCCCGGCTGAACGGCAATGTTCGTTGGAAGGCTCAAATAGAACCCACCACCCACACCGAGCTCTCCTAGACTCGTGTAGACGTTACCTGAGACCACCACGTTCCCCTGGACGTATGTGTTTCCCTGGGTCACCGGTATGATGTTTCCAGAGACGCTCAAGTTCCCAGTCGTAGCGAGTGAAGAGACGTTGAGAGTTCCTACGTTGGCTAGGGGGGTTACAACATAACCTCCCGCTGTGAGATTGGTCGTGAGGCTTGCGAGGTTGGAGACTGAAATAACGTTGAGAGTCCCTACGTTGGCTAGGGGGGTTACAACGTAACCTCCCGCTATGAGATTGGTCGTTGTTACACTGTTTGATACGACCAAATTTCCAAAAGGCTGAACTATATTCGAAGCCTGTATATTGCTCAGGGTGTTGCCGTAGATGAGAGCGCTATTGACAATCCCAAATCCGAGGTTCGAGGCGTTCAGGTTACTGAGTGTGTTCCCCGTGACGGTCACGAGTCCCGAGATGTTGGACGCTTGAATGTTGCTCAGGGTGTTTCCATAAATGAGGGAACTATCAACGACCCCAAATGCGAGGTTCGAGGCGTTCAGGTTACTGAGTGTGTTCCCCGTGACGGTCACGAGTCCCGAGATGTTGGACGCTTGAATGTTGCTCAGGGTGTTTCCATAAATGAGGGAACTATCAACGACCCCAAATGCGAGGTTCGAGGCGTTCAGGTTACTGAGTGTGTTCCCCAAAACTGTCGAGGGAATCGACCCAACAATATTTGAGGCACTGATGTTACTAAGCGTATTGCCGTAGATGAGAGCGCTATTGACAATCCCAAATGCGAGGTTCGAGGCGTTCAGGTTCGACAGACCAGACCCGTTTCCGTAATACGCTTGTCCCGTCACAATATTGAGGTTGGATGTTCCGAGAACATTGAGTGTTTGAGATCCGAAAACGATTGCAGATTTTGCAAAGAGGGTCGTCACGTTCAAGGTGTCTATGTTCGCCGTTCCCAAGACATAGAGGTTCGAACCCGGGGGTGGGTTACTCAGAGTTCCTATGGACACGCCGTTCTGATAAGCTACATTACCGTTTATAGTAGACCATTGTGACGATAGGATGCCCACATTCGCCGCTGCGGAGACGCGACCATACTGATCCACGGTCACCTGTGAAACGTTGGCACTGGAACCCCAGGTCCCCTGGGCCGTGCTGAGAATTGGCAAATTTGTAGGCAAAATTGCGTTGTTAAAAAATATGTTAGTTGTTGTGACGGAATTACTAACGTAAAGATTCGTCAAGTTTGCTGATCCGCTCAGATTTGACGCATTCAGGTTTGAGAGACCGGAACCGTTTCCGAAGAAGATGCCTCCTTGGACAGTACCGGCTTGAAGCGTCGTGACATTCGCAGTCCCTACAATATTAATTGAACTGAAAGAGATGTTTCCCACAATTTGTCCAGCGACGTATAAGTTTCCTGTAAAGGTCCCGTCCCCTGAGATGATATTTCCACATAGGACGTTTCCGTTTGTGTTCAGGACATTTGATGCGATGATGACGTTGGCTGGGGGGCAGCAGGCCGCCGCCGCGGCGAATACGGGCCCTCCGTTTGTGATGCTATCGCACATCTCTAGTAAGAGTTAATATTTACTTTCTGGAAAACACGATGAGAATGAGGCCAAGTAAAGCAATTGCAAAAATGATGTATATTTTGGTCTTTTCACCAGAGTCCCATGGGACGGGCTCCGGAAGGCTCACCGGTCTTTCCGGTTCATCGGGTACCATTATTGTTTCAAAACGAAGCAGAAACATGTTTCGACCAAGGTCACGCCCGAGGACCGAGTCGTAAAACAGGGACCCGTTCCCGGCGTTGCGCCACGAAATCGTCAGTCGGTCGAGACTGTCGATACGGGAAGGGTACTCGGTAAAAATTTTGTAATTTTGAGAGTAAAATTCATTGTTGTAGGTGAAGCTCGTGTTTGAAAAGGTTTGCGTATTCGATGCGAGGGCGATGGCCGCCTTGACAGGTACAAAAGCAAAGGCGCCCGAAAAGGCGTTGGAATTTGGTACGGCCAAGGAGTTTGCCGTTGTGACAAGGGCTGAAGCTACGAGCGTCTGAGTAGACCGAAGCTCGTTAATATCCAAAGTCAGATACTGTGAACTGAAGACGTTCGGCAACATGGCCGAAAGGACCTCAACCTTCGAGATGTTTCGGATTGGGGTCGACAGATACAGAGTATACGTATTTGAATTTGGATACAAAGTTTGATTCCTGTTATTGGAATCTACATACACGACGTAGTCCATTTCTAATAGAGTTTAGGAGTTTTATTCTTACATGAGAGGCACGCCTGCACGATCAGGGTATAAACACACGTTAGGCTTCGAACATGTTATCCTCAATGTCAAGTATGTGGGACCGATAAAGTCGTTCTGCCCTCCACCTGCCGTGTAGATGTTGACGGTGAATTGCTGGATTTGTCTGATCGGTTCGATGTATGGAACTTCGACGGTGAAATATGAATTTGTAGTAAAGATCGTCCGGTGGGACGACGTGGCGTTATCGTCGAGTGGGATGAACACGAGAGAGCTTGCGAGCTGACCGACGTTCGAGGTGGTAATAGACGGATTCGCACCTTCTTTTGAACCGTTAATTGAATACTGAAGGTACGTCTTGTCATTGAACTTTGATGTGAGTTCATTGATATTGATATAATACCCTGATGAAGTCACAGGAGTATTTGCGTTGGCGTGAAAGCTCGCCGAAAGGAGCTCTGCCTTGATAACATTTCTTAAAGGGATGTTCATGTAACCGATGAAGCTCGCATTGGAGCTGGCACCGATTGAATCAACACGGATCGTGTACACTTCCGTGTCACACATTTACTTTATATGTAGATTTTTACTCGTTTAATTCTCCAACAGGGAGCACTTAATTCATGTAAGCACCATCCTTGTCCTCCAGCAGGGAACCACCGATGCCGCTCGCGATGGCGTAGTCGCGCTGCTGATCACGGACGTACTCACCGGAGTTGCACAGGCCACCTGGGGTCAGCCCCTGAGTGTAGTACGCTGAGTTCTCGGACGGGCCTGGGACGCAGTCCATGCCAATCTTCAGGTCGAATATGCTCTTGGGGTCGGCCTTGGCGTTGGGGCCAGCCGTGGTGACCAGGGGGAACGGCTCGTACGCGCTGGTAGAGCCGCCGCGGCCCTGGACGAGGAGAACCAGGATCGCCAGCAGGAGACCGATGATCAGTGCATGGACCACCATCTTTCCAAACTTGAATGCCATTTAGAAGTAGTTGATATTTTTTTCAAGTCAAGTTCGGACCGCGTTAAAGCCAACAAGCACTTTTCTTTAAAAGTCTTAGACATGGAGTTTTCTTTCGAGACTGGTGAAGGCCAAACTATGAGTATGAACGACGATGAGGCGAAGATGCTGGATGAGATTTCGATTGTGCCACCTGAGAGGAAGATTCCACTCAAGCCCAAGCCGTCCCGGCCGAGCCCATTTGCAAAGCGTGCTCCTGGACCTTCCCACCCGCCACCCGCCGCTGACGACGGCCTCGACATGTTTATGAATCCTGGAAAGCGGACCGCCCCTCCTCCACCGCCGCCGGAGGAGTTTGACGGTGGTGAGGACGGTGACGAGTACGAGGACGGACCTGAAGAGGGCGAGGGGTTCCAGCCTGGCGGCGCCGCTCAGACGCCCTCCGAGGGATACAAGACGATCGAGGACGAGAAGGCTGATCTGCTGAACAAGATTTCACGCCTGAATAAGAAGGGTATTTCCTCGAGCCAGCGCCTGACGATCTATTCGGACATCGAGGAGATTCGGACCGAGTACAAGCGTATGACGTACGGTATTGAGGTTGAGCGGTCCATCAAGTTTCAGCGTCGCATGCTCGTTGCATGCGTGACAGGTCTCGAGTTCCTGAACGACAAGTTCGATCCGTTCGACCTGGAGCTGAACGGCTGGTCCCAGAATATGATGGAGAACGTCGATGACTATGACGGCGTTTTTGAGGAGCTGTACAACAAATACAAGACCAAGGTTCAGGTGGCACCAGAGGTCAAGCTGATTATGATGGTTGGCGGTTCAGCGATGATGTTCCACTTGACGAACAGCATGTTTAAGGCGGCTGTGCCGAATGTGAGTCAGGTTATGAAGCAGAACCCCGGTCTGATGCAGAACATGGTTGATGCTGTTCAGCGGTCTCAGGGCGGCCAAGCTCCGAACGCGTCCTCGTTCCCAAGCCCGCCGTCTGGACCTCGTGAGATGCGCGGACCGGGCATGGACTTTGGATCCCTGATGAATATGATGGGGCCACCGCCTGCGATGATGACGCGCCCACCGCGCGCTCCAGATACCGAGTCCGTGTCTGACATTGTGTCGATTGACGAGGGCGATCCGGACACACGTGAGGTTCAGATGGGTCAGGACAAGAAGAAGCGCGGCCCAAAGAAGGGGAAGAAGGAGGTGTCCCTCTAGAGCTCGGTCTTTTTTTCTAAATCTAAAATAGGTAAATGGCATTATCATATGCGCCATTCGAAGATGCGTGGTCACCCAGGCCGAAGGAGTATGTACCACTTCAGCTTCCAAAGGGAAACGCGGCTTCGGATAGCACAGAGTGCAATTATGTAGTCATGTTTTTTGTAGCTGGTATTATTGTTATGGGGATTATGGACTCTTTAAGGGGTCCGGCACGGTAGTGAAACAACTCCTACGGGGGAAACAGTTGCTACGCAACTGGCTACTTATTCACACTAGACTGGTACACGGGTGCATAGGCCTGTGTTCCGAAGCAAGCACACGGCTTCACAACCGCAACGTCAATAATATCCTTCTCAATGGCATTATTGATCTTGACCTGGCTATCGTACGCTTGCTTGGTGATGGCTCCTGGAGTGATCATCATTTGATTTTGAATGAGAATTTATTTACAGAAGACACTTGCCCTTTCCAAAGACCTCGGCGGGTTTTTCATCCACCGGCTCGGCGGTTCCTGTGGACTCGGTCGCGAATCCACCCTCCTTATAGACGGCACATCGCTTTCTATACATTGAATAAAATACAGACCAGTGATCCACTATATCATATATAAGAGGGTTGTTCAGTTTACCGGCCGTCTCACGCATGATACGACCGATAGACTGCTTGATATCTGACTTGGGGGTCGTGAGTATCACCGTATCAAGAACGGGAATGTCCAGGCCTTCATGGGCCAGTTGAAAGGTCGCAATCACAACTGGTGACTTGGCGGACTCTGCAAGGTCCTCTTCTTTCATACCGCCTATGTACAGCTTCGCCCTGGGGCCAATCATATTTTGTAATAAAAAGCAATGTTCACGCCGATCACTCAGTACAAGTACACGCCGATTGTTACCAAGCGCCTCTTCGACAGTTTTGACTATGAGAGCATTCCTAGGTTCGAGTTCAGTGACGATATTAATCATACCAGCCATATTCAGCTTCCCAAAGCGCGTTACAGGTGGGGATTCTTTGAATACACCGCTCGGATCCGTGTAATGCAAGGCAACGACCTGCGTCGTCCTTTGATTAGTTCTTTCGATTCTGAAAAATTCGGGACCAAGAAACCAATACAGCAAACGCGTGAGACCATCTTTTCTCTCTGGCGTCGCTGTAAGCCCGAGAGTGTATTTGGGGCAAATTTTAAACATAAATTGTGAAAAGGCTGGAGCACCTATATGGTGAGCCTCATCAATAACCAAAAGCCCTATAGAGTCGAACGCTTTGGTTTCAAATTCCCTCATGCACATGGTTTGGATCATGGCAATCACATAGTCTTTTTCGATATCAAATTGGTCACCTTGCACCCTCCCGATGGTTGCCTCGGGGCAAAACTCCTTGATTTTTTCGACCCACTGGTTCGCCAAGAACTCCTTGTGAACCACAATCATGGTTCGAACCTTCAGATGTGCCGAAAGAGCCAAGGCGACGGTCGTGTTGTGAGTCACCGTGAAATCGCCGAGAACAAATCTACGGTTCCCGTCAATTTCAAACCCAAAATAGTCACCTACTTCCAGCTTTTCAACCTTGATACCAACATTCAATACATTCTTTACTTGCTCTCTGGGTTCCACGCGTTTCCGTTGAATCTTACACGGCACGTCTTCAGTTCCAGCGCCTGAAATCGAGCATCTAAAATACGTTCCAGTCTTGGGTCCTCCGGGTGCGTTCGTACACGTCTTTCTGCACTTTTGCTTATAACACGCGAACCCGAGCGACCGCGCAAGAAATATGACGTCATCAAAAAGGGTTTCATTCTTTTGACAAAAGTCCCATCCTCCTTTGATAACCGAACCATCAGAATCGAGTAGTCCGGCAAGTACTTGGAGACGGATTTTTCTAGAATTGCACTTGTAAATTTGTGGTATATGCTTATTTCCAACCAAGTTCAATTCTCTTAGAGTTTTGAAAAAATAATTTGGTTTTGATCCCCTTATTCTATAATCATATTGAGACATATAGTCCAAAAATAAATCGTAATTTCCCAAGTTTCTGTGAAAATAGTGGAGCACGGTAGAATCCTGACAAGTTATACGCGCTGAATCCGATGTTCCATCCCCCAACCAATATCCAATCATATAAGGGTCCAGTGGGACTTCCTTTGTAGGAAATGAAATAGGAACTCTGTACCCCCTTACTTCTGTGTGTTTAAAAGAGTCCGATGTGTTGAGATAATCAAGTACCGAAATATCTAGAATTTCGCCATGGCTCTTGTTGCGCTTCTGAACATATTTAAGGGATAATATATGTGACTCATTCACAATGTATGGATCACCCTTGGTGGGTACAATCTTATAGAGTTGTTCAGTTCCAGTGCAAGTTGACAAAATCGTCCTGGGGGTTGAGTCGTCACCCATGATCAACTCCCCAACTTTGATGTCCTGAACCTTTCTGTTCGTTCCGTCAAACATCATCACGGGAGTGTCTTTCCCCAGACACTTACCAAAGCCGCATGGGAGCGACAGAACCCCACCTCCCGTTTCTTCAAAGGCTTTGACTCCAGCTGCAAAGGCTTCTGGTTGGCGCGTCGCTTCTCGGAGGCGTCCAGTGAAAACAATCCCAGGAGCCCGAGCGTGATCAGGACGTGATTCCCTGGTGGGCGGCCCGAACCTCCCGCTGCCATAATAGCGGGGTACAACCAGAGTCGAAGACTCTGTGCGGCCGGAGGCTTGTTTGATAACCCTGAAAACTTTGAAGGAAGGGGAGGGAATCCCGACAGACTCATTGGTCAGTGGTCTTACCGTGAGCTCACGTTTTATCTCAGTCGAATTTTCAGGTGAAATTAAGTAGCCGTTTCTAGTGAGCATCCGTCTTAATATAAGACAAGACCCAATGTTCTAAGCCGTCCCATGTTTTCTTTTCCAAAATGATTTCGACTTGGTCACCTTTCACGAGTTCCTGAACCGTCTTCAGGCCTTCGACGCGACACATGACGCGACTGTACCTGAAGGGAACCTTAATACGGGTAACCTTATTTTCGATTAAAAATTCCATGTACTTGCGTCCGTCCCAGTCGTAATATGGCGTGACAATAGTCGCCTTCATTCTAAGGAAGTTGGTTATTTTTTTATCAGCAAGTATCAGGATGACGGACACGTGGAATGATGCCGTCAATAACGGTTTTACATATTATCCAAATAGATACCAAGTTGGTGGTACGGGTATAACTTTTCTAGGTGGGTGGAACAGGGATGGGAATGTAGATTCCCCACATCAGCGGGAGTTGGCGTTGGCAGTGTGTGCCGAGACGGATCAGTGTTGGGGTGTTGAAGGTGAGGATCCGGGTTCCACGAGTGCTGGTGGCTGGACTTATTGGCTTTTAAAAGGCACAAAGGGAATTCAGTCCGGTCAGCCTGAACCTGGAGTCTCGGCAGCTTCTAACGCAACAAACAGACGGGTTTGGATAAAGAAAGCCGGTGTGACCAAACCTTCTACATACAAAGCCGGGGTTGGAATCCTCCCACCCAATGGTGATACTAAAGTGAAGATTTGCACAGACGCTAACGGTACAGCGAGCTGTGGTGAAGTTGGGCGTAGTTTCTATCCACGCAGTATGCCAAATGCGGGTGGCGCCAACTCAGTCGTGGTGCCACTGGGGCTCAAGGCGGGGCTTAACCTCAATTTATTCGATGCGCCCGATGAGGCATCTTCATATAATGGTAGCCGTGTCGGCACTTGCGGAAACTTGACCTCCGATGGTGGTAAAAAGGTGTGGAACAAAGATAACGCACCCGGGGCGTGTTTTCAGAACGGATGGAACCCTGGAAACCGACCCGACGGTATCCTCGTTTCACAGGTCCCAATCAATATGGCTGACCTGAACGTGTTCAACGGTCTCGTGTCTGCCGGTGTGGGGGTGAATGACGCCAAGTTACTTCGCGCGGGATATTGCACCCAGCTAAGCACAATAGATTCTAATCAGTGCAAACTGTTCTCCGCCGATCCCGGAAACACCTTTGATTTTGACGTTATGAAAACCAACATTTGCAACCAGGACAGGAACTGGACCGCCAACCCTACATGCGTCGCCGCCGTGAATAGCGCGCAAAAAACTGGCAGTCAGGCGGGGAAAGCATCAGCGACCCAGATGGTTCAAGTATTTTGCGACGCCAATCCCTTCGATCCAAAGTGCGGATGCTATAACGTTACCAAGTACGGTTCTCAGTGCATCACAGATGCGTCGAAGAAAACCCTTCCCGGGTGCTCAGGTCTGTTTGCAGATTTCGGATCCTTGCCTTCGTCTTATGGCGCTGTGGATGCCGACAAGTTTTGTGCCGCCGATGACTGCATCACAAAGGCTCTGAGCAGTGGTACTACTCTTTTACCAGCACCTCGCTCGCCATCTCAAACGTGCCCGCCTATTCAGAAGTGTATTCAGGATTTCCGTGGCGCTCAATTCAATTCGTCATCTCTGGATGCCACGTGTAAGCAGACGCTCAATATCGCCCCTCCTCCTCCGCCACCCCCTCCTCCTCCGCCGCCGCCCCCACCTCCGGGAACGCCTCCAGCCGCAAAGCCGCCAGCCACCCCACCACCCCCTGGAACTCCACCAGCCGTACCACCACCCCCCGGAATGCCGCCAGCCGTACCGCCGCCCCCTGGAACGCCACCTGGTGCGCCGGCGGCCGCACCTGACACTTTGTGGCCATCCGACACTATACCCGGAGTGGACACAAAAGGGAAGCAAATCGGATTGATTGCTTTTATAGCATTTCTATGTTGCTGCTGTATTTTTATACTTTTAGCAATGGCGGGAGGTGGTGGTGCGCCCGCACGTAGCGGACCAGACTTGGCGACTTTACTCGCCGTCTCCGGAAGTTAGTGACGGGCTGCATAGGAGGCGCCCGCGCTTGCCGCAGTCGACGTCGCCTGCTGCCCAGCGGGACTGAGCATGAAAGCGAGTACGCCGCAGCAAAGCACGCACACTATCACCGCAATAATACCCCAAATACCTGTAAGGCCTTTGAATACCGAATCCACAAGGTCGTTGACACCCTGTGTCTCCTGCTTCGCCGTTTGCTTGACGGCAGTGTCAGTGGTGTTGGCCGTGATCGTATCACTGAGAGCGTTCGTGATGGCGTCGGCGACTCCCTTGGCGGTCACACTCTGGAGGATATTCTGATCAAAATTGAAGTCGTACTCACCTGGCAGGCGGTACTTTGGGTCACACGTGGCCACCATTTTTCCAGCATTAATTTTCTGATTGTTCTGTGCATTCGCGACGATGTTCTGAACAGTCGACGACGACATGGTATTTTCGATGATGTTGGTAACCTTGTTCTTCAAATCAGTGGTTGCAGAAGCGCTATTGGCGACCGATGGCGCTAAAAATCCGCTCTTCTGAGCCGCGGCGTTGTCTATAGCGGTTTTCGCATCATTCTGCAACTTGCTTTTGAGATCCTGAATATTGCTATTCGTGAGGGATCCGGAGGCTGTAACGGTTGTTTGGGCCCCCTGTGAAACATTCACGCGGCACCCCGTGAAATTGGTATCGGCCAGATTAACACTCTGGCGGGCACCAGCTGTAGCGCTTACGTTCTGATTAAGAGACGACATGAAACTGTTCGTCTGTTTGTTGAAAAATTCGTTGGTTTGCTGGACCGAGCTCTTCGACTGATTACCACCCATTTATATTCGTAAATAATTTATTTGCAGCAGTATTTCATACCCTCGGTCGTGATGTCACCGGTGTGGGGGTATTCAGAAGGGCAGAGGTCCGATATCTTGTACAGGTCCGGCATGCACCCAGCGGCCTCGGGCGACGCCGCCGGTGCCGGCTCCGGTGCCGGCGCTGGTGCGCTCATTTCAGAAGCAAAGCTCATTATACGAGGAAACACGAGGAAAAGTATAACCAGGAGAAGAAACCCAATCACAACATCCTTCACAGCGAACTTCATTTTACAAATGACCTAGATTTTATTAAAGACTAAAACACTTGAATAGTTAATGAAGGTTGTCTTCTGCATGCCCGGTCGCCAGTACTCGCGCGAGTTCCTACTGGCTTGGTCCGATCTCCTGATGCAAGCATCGAGCCGCGGTCACCAGATTATGATTTCTCAGCAGTACTCATCCGTTGTCCATTTCGCTCGGGCCAAGTGTCTGGGTGGTGACGTTCTCAAGGGCCCGGATCAGAAGCCGTTCCAGGGTGGCGTCGACTATGACGTCATGATGTGGATCGATTCGGACGTGGTGTTCAAGCCTGATGACTTTTTCTCCCTTTTAGAGAGCCCTCACGATGTGACGGCCGGTCTGTATATGATGGAGGATCTTCAGCACTTTGCGACCGTCAAGGATTGGGACGATGACTTTTTCACCAAGACGGGCACGTTCAAGTTTATGAGCCCTGAGGACCTCCCGTCGGAGTCCAAGGACTCCTCCTACGTACCCGTGGCGTATACGGGTATGGGCTGGATGATGATTCGCAAGGGTGTCGTTGAGAACATCAAGTATCCGTGGTTCTACTCTGATCTTCAGCACGTCGGCCCCTTGGTCGACATGAACTCCGAGGACGTGTCGTTCTGCCGTGCTCTCAAGGCGGCTGGTCATGAGATTCACATCGACACGAAGGTTCGCGTCGGTCACCAGAAGCTCATGCTCATTTGAAATAAAAGATTCGTTCTCTTCAGTAGACAATGGAGTCCCGAAAGGGAATCATATATTGTTATAGAAACAAGATTAATGGAAAAATGTACATAGGAAAGACTTGTCAGAATGAAGAGCTTCGAAAAGCCCAACACAAGAACTCAAATAAAAACGATCACTTTCATAACGCTATTAGATTTCACGGCTTTGATAATTTTGAGTACTTGGTTATTAAGGATAATATCGAGACTGAGGAAGAATTGAACAAACTAGAAATGTTTTATATTAAACAATATGAAACATTTACCGATAAAATGAAAGGATATAACTCCACTGCGGGTGGTGAGGGTTCTGTAGGTCACAAACCGAGTAAAGAAACTAGAGAATTGATGAGTAAAGCTCGTACTGGTCTCAAGAGAACTGAAGAACAGAAACACAATATGAGTATAGCTCAAACTGGGCGCGAAATAACAGAAGAACATAGGAAGAAGATAAGTATTGCTCACACTGGTCGCAAAAGAAGTCTAGATCATATTAAAAACGCCGCCGAAGGAGCCTATAAAAAGATAGAACAATGGTCTTTGGATGGAAATCTAATTAGGGTATGGAATTCTATTAAAGAAGCAGGAGAGACTCTGAAAATTCACCGAGGAAGTATAAGCGGGTGTGCTAATGGTTATTCAAAAAACAAAACGGCTGGGAAATTTATATGGAGGTTTTATAACCCAAACTCAGACTTGAGCTCTTCTATAGTGTGATAGTACCTTGCTAGATCCTTTCTGAAACGCGCATCCTGCTTACCTTCATTTTTCAAAATGTAAGCGAGATTTGCCTTCGAGTACTTTGTGTTCTTTTGGTTTTCCGTGGGTTTGCGAGGGGACATCTTCTTCTCCTTTTTGGGGAGGGACTGGGTTTCCCCGGGTCTTTTATCAATGAATGAAAGCGATTGCATTAAGGAATCCGCCAGGTCATCCTTCTTCTTGTGACTGTCGAAAAACGCAACGAGATCTTTGTTCGCCCCATCACCGGCGATGAACTTCCGGGCGCGCTCGATCGACGCCTTCTTGCGTTTTGCGTACATGGCCTTGCCCGCACCCGCACAGTCTGGAATCTTATGACGCGCGTCCCAGATCACGACCGACTTATTTTTCATCAAAAAATAAACGTGCAAGAGATTTTCTATACCTTTCATACCCCTGTTCCGGTCAGGCTGCTTCTCGATGATAACTGTAGTCGCTTCGAGGACCCAAGGCTTGGCGTTCAGGTGCTTGACCATACACGGAAAGATGCCATCAGCATGCTTTGGTGGGATTCCGGACACGTCCCATTGGTGAATCTTTTTCGAAGACGGATCAATTAAGCACATTGCAAGGTTCTTAATTCCACAATCAATCGATAAAAGCATACTTCTGTTAAAGAGGAATAAGTTTTTAAGTCTAATGAACCAAAGACCGAAGGACTTTGTGGCACCTGCGGGGCAAAAAGGGTCTGAAGACCCTTTCCTTAACTCGCGATCAAGTTCTTCGAACTTGATCTGCTGGTGGTGCGTCCACGCCCTCCCAGTAGATCCTCCAATCCATCTTCCCATCAAATATGATTCAAAATTAGACAGGTTTTCAAGTATAGGAAACTTTTGCTCGTGGCAATGCGCCAAGGCGTACGCCATAGATATGGGGACTTCACGCGCAGGTGAGATCCAGTCGTTCCTCATGATGATGCGTCGCCGCTCTCTCGGCAAGTACACGCCTCTGTGGCCCGCACCGAAGAGACAGGCTCTAAAGTGTTTCGGCGGAACCATGGACATCGAGGAGTTTAGGAGTTACGGAGGACTTGTCGAACCTCCGCGTATACACTACCCTTTTGAAAAGTTGTACTTTGCCACGACGGGTTCGACAGCTGCGACGTCCACAAAGACGGGTAGTTTTGCATCGACATCTCAGAATTCAGGAAAACTCAAGGCGATTGAGAATTCCTCAACAGAAAGTGATACGCTTCGTTTGAAGCGAAATAAACCCCTGAGTAGGGCGACATCGAAGCTCGAGAATGTACTCGGACTTAAGAAGAAGGCGACGGAGCCGGAGAAGATATAGAGATTGGAGCCGATGCCACGGGTGAATACATGGGCGACGGTGCGGGAGAGGCCATCATCATCACGGGTGCTGGAGCGGGGGATGCCATCATCACGGGTGCTGGAGCGGGGGATGCCATCATCACGGGTGCTGGAGCGGGGGATGCCATCATTACGGGCATCGCCGAAGAAGCCGGAGACGCGTCCATCACGCTTGGCATGGGTTTGGGCGACGCGAGCCCCACACCGATAATGGCCAAGTTCGAGTTGTCCACATCAACAGGCCACGGGTTCAGAGTAAAATACGAAACTTTACGCTGACCTGGGGTAATCGTGAGAATGACCCACGCGATTATGAGACCTAAAATTATACTGGCGATGGTCTCCATTACTCAGGGCGAAGAATTTTTCCACACCCTACACTGTCTATTTGTCGGGCGGGAATCTGGGACGTCGAGGTCCGTACTTCGGACCCATCTCTGCCCTATATGAGCTCTCCACTGAATAGCCATGCGGTCTAGAGCTTTGCGACATATGACACAGGGAAGGGACGTGCCCATAGACCCGTTACCAAGTTTCCTTAAAATTATAAGGTCGCCATACTTTCTATGAATCCAGCGGGCTAGACACCAGGAGTGAACCCCCTGCCGTCCAGCTTCCAACCTCAATTCACGAATCAAATTTCGTTCAGCACATCTATGACAGGTGTTGAACGTGAGTTCGCGGCGGTGCGCTGTACACGCAACCTTTGGGTACATGATAAAATAATGAGTGAGTTCTTTAAAAGTCCAACTCTGATATAAAAACGTGTCCTGTCCCCGTCAAGAAGGTGGGTGCACATGAAAAGTAAACCTAAAATGAATCACCCGGCGCGCGAGTACACCCGTCAGCTCTTCGCAAACCTTATCGGCCCAGGGGCCATTTCCAGAAATGCGGAAATAAGCACCCTTAATTGGGCGGTCCAGGCGGCTCGCAGTGCTGGTCACGACCCTGCGTGGGAAAACGCCAAGTTCCGCAGAATATACAAAACCAAGGTTCAGTGGCTCACGACCGAGCTCAGGCGGCCAAACCACGTGGTGGCTCTGACTACGGCGGTCGAAGGTGATCAGGTGCGCGTCAAGCTCGACGTGACGCACCAGTTGGTGCATCGCCTCAAGACAAAAGAACTTGACGTCAAGAACCTCGCCAAGCACCCCGCCGACGTGCTTTGGCCCGAAGGGCCTTGGGCCGCGGCCATGTTGGCGAACAAGAAAAAGGACCTCCAGCGCGAAGAGGCCAAAGCAAAGGAGCAGGACTACAACGGGATGTTCAAGTGCCGAAAGTGCGGCAAAAACAAGGTGACCTACACGCAGGCGCAGACGCGCTCAGCTGACGAACCGATGACGACGTTCTTCTGCTGCATCAACTGCGGAAACAGGTGGAAGGGGTGATCGCCATCGACTACTTACAAGAAGGCGTCTTTCAGGATGATCGATATATCCTTGTTTTAATAACAGTACCCTTCATCGCATCAACCTATTTTTATTTGGACTCCCGTCTCCCAAAACTTTTCTCGTTTAATAGTACCAAATGAACGGCCCAGTGATGCGTGCATACCGCAAGCGCGTCGCCCGCAAGGGACGCAAGGTCCCAGCAGGCTCCCCCAAGCCCACCGCCTTCATGAACGTGAAGCGCCGTGTCATCTTCAAGACGGCTCAGGGCAAGTTCATCGTGAAGACCGACGAGGGCGTCAAGTACCGCCCCAAGGCCAAGTACTACAAGAACCCCCAGGGCTCCACCGTCCACGTCAAGTACGCTCATGCGAACGTGGTCATCCCCAGCCCGATCCGCCCCAAGCTGCTCCGCAAGGAGCGCAAGAATGCTGGCGCCGCCCGCGGCAAGTACGCCCCCCGCGCCAAGGGTGTGCGCGTGCTGCCCGTGAAGCGCGCCGGCTACATCGGCGCGATGTTCGAGGGCTACGCCCCCAAGCGCGCCGTCGGCCGCCCGCGCAAGCAGAAGGTCAGCCCGATGGGCAACATGGGCCTGGCCGCTCTGTTCGGTGGCAAGCCAGTGCGCAAGCAGCGCAGCAACAAGAACGTGAAGCGCGGCCCCCGCGTGGGCAAGCGCACCCTGGCCGCCAACCCGTTTGCCGCACTTGCGTAAAATCTAGATAAAAAGATTTAAAGCAGACAACAACAGATGACATCCGTGGACTCCCTCGTCCGCGTTTGGACAGATGTCGGTTCTCGTAAGCCAGTTCCTCTCCTTGCCAAGATTGTCGAGGAGAATGGAGTCATTTTCACCATCAGATACCTTTCCGAATCTGATGATAAAATTTGGCGCTACGAGGAGGATACGTACGAGATTGATTCTGATTCCATAGCTGAATATCTAAAGACGAGTGACGAGAGTGATATCGGCTTCAGTCCCATCGAAGATGGTTTCGTCAAGGCGGATACCGACGACGATTATGTCCCGTCTGATGAGGATGAAGAGACTGACGATGACGAAGAGGACCCTGAAGAATTCACCTCAGATGAGGACGGCGAAGCCGAGTACGAGGACGAAGAGGAGGACGAAGAGGAGGACGAAGAGGAGGATGAAAATTAATATAAGTTATTAATAAATGGATAAGCAGAATATGATTCTGTATGCCCTTGTTCTCCTCGTTATTTGGCTGATGTTCTTCCGCAAGTCCGAGGGGTGCTGCGGCGCGATTGTTGCATGAGCAACAATCGCTGGCTTAAAAACTATATATGCTTGAAAATAAATGTCCATCACCTCGAAGTTCATAAAGGAATTTCGACCAGATTCGGAAGAGCACGTCAAATGGCTTTCACATATGGTTGATATTGCGGAGACGCTGAATGCCGCCAAGCCCGGTGATATCATCACTGAGACGAATAAGAATCCTATGAAAATTAAGCTCGAGGCTCTGGACGCGCTTGACTGGCCCCATATTCACTTTTGTCTTTTTGCCGTGTACGCCAAGGCGGTCCTCAAAGGTCATGCGTGGGTCCCACCCGCTCGTACATCTCTTTGAGACAGTCGACGTAAAATTCTGTGGTGGCCTCAAAAGTCATCATATTTCCTTCAAAACTAAACCCTCTCTTTGTAGTTCCGATATCGTCAACGGAAACCATACTTAGATAATTCTTAGTACACGTCAACTTCAGATCCTCAAAATCCCATTTTTGCAAAAACAAAAACTCGAGATCATCGCTCTGAGCCATTGGCAAAAGAAGCTGGTCAGTCATATTCGGCCACTCCTTTTCCTTAATATAATGAGATTCGATCATCTGACCTATCATAAAAGCGTCTTCGGGTTTCTTGAAGCCCACGATGGCTGTGGGTGCATTTTCATTCAGTCTGAGTGTAAAAGCATTATTTGGATGAACGTTAATTGTATAGTAAAATTTACCTCCACGACGGGTCGGGAGCACTTTTGTCGGGCGGACAGGTGGTGGAGCCGTGATAGATGCCATGCCTATAATAGGCACAGAGTCTTTAAAAAAACCTCGATATACTTCAACGGAATGAACACTAGCGTCATCGTGATGATAATTGTATGCTGCTGTTTGGTTGCTTTAGGAACTGTTTTGGGTGTGTATTTTTCAGGCGCGACGTGCCCTGATTTCGGGAACGAGTGCCCCTCACCAACTCCGGGACCCGCCCCGGGGGCGGCTGGAACCCCGGGAAGCGTCCCATCAGCCCCGCTCCCGCCTCCTCCACCGCCTCCGCCTCCGCCTCCTCCGCCGCCTCCGCCTCCTCCGCCGCCTCCGCCTCCAGTAAATTGTGAAGTCGGCAATTGGAGTGAATGGTCGGCGTGTTCAGCTCCATGTGGAGCTGGGTTTCAGACTCGAGGGAAACCCATTACGCGATACCCACAAAATGGGGGGGCAGTGTGTCCTTCTGATTTACAAGAAACACGCTCGTGCAACCTAGGAGCCTGTTATTCTGGCGGAGGACCTGGTGGTGGTAAAGACGGCAGGTTCTTCGAGTCGCCGCCTCCACCGCCTCCTCCTCCACCGCCTCCTCCTCCAATTGATCCGTCCACTATTGTGTATCAATTTGAACCGCCTCAAGAATGTTCTATTCAGTGATGGCTTGATTGTCGCTCCCGCCACCTGAACCAGAATACGTTCGCTAGAGGGGTGATTAAAAAACGTGTCCTGTCCCGCCCAAAAGTCTTGGACTCTCTTAAGAGACCAGACGAAAAAATGGAGTGCACAGTGTGCTACTCGGAGTCGGGTCCCTTCCAGAAACTGTGCTGCGGTCACGTTTTCTGCAAGGAATGTGTTAAAAATTGGTACCTGCGCGGGGCTAGCGGGTCGTCGTGCCCTATGTGTCGCCGCCCAGTGTATTGGTCTGGGTTCCACAAGGTTCGGGACCAGTGGAACGAGGAGGCGTACGCGCACAAGTGTGCCGAGGTCTTTAGCGAGGCGCTCGACGACGCGTTTACAGAGGCTCAGGAGTTTGCAGAGGCGCTGCCGGCCAAGTGGCGCGCAAGAATATTCCGGGAAGTCATCGATGACTTTCGGGATATTGAAAAGACGTTCCGGTTTATGATGTGGCACGAGGCGGACCCTGAAGACATTGCCGACGTGTTCTACTACGGCGACTACTACTCTGACCGGCGCATTAACAGGTACCAGTGGGACGACGAGCCGCGCAAGGACCTGGCTACCAGGTACCCTCTGCGCAAGGACGGCATCAAGGGGGGTAAGCGGTGTAGGGCGCGCCAGGATACATGGGTCACATTGAGCTTTTACATTGAAGTTTAATTTTTAAACTGATTCGCCACCCCTTCCACGAGTCCACCCGCATTGAACCCGAGTCCCAGCGCCACACCTAGAGCCATCATAATAAAGCCTAAAATAAGCAAAGACTGATTACGCCGAGACTTTGGCTTTTGATTTTCCCGCGTCACCAAGATTAGGCCTGGAATGCCAAAAGCCATACCGAGAATGAAAGCACCCGAAATGGCCGTCAGGGCGCCGCCTGTACCGACCATGCTCTCGAGAAAAATGCTCTTGTACTTGCCCATTTACAATTTACAAACAAAATTAATGGGGTATACCTCCTGATCGCAATACATACATCCCTGTGATAATGAGCCCGAGACCCAAGTACTGCGTCCATGAATTCATTCGCTCCCCAAATATGAAAAATGCAGCCGCAGTTTCCAGGACGGCGGATATGCCGTCCCACATGCCGTTCACGTATGTCACGTTACCGACGCGCAGACTTCTGATGAGATAATAAATGACGCCTATGTAACCGCTAATACCTGCGACCCATCCCTGGACGTTTCCGAACCCTAAACGCGCCACATTTTTGAATCCGAAATCCCCGACAATTTCTGACAGGGACATTATGGTCACATCGGCGAGACTCATTCTACTACAATCACAGATAAAAAGGCGGGGCGTGTATCTAGTACAATGGAGGCTATCGAGGCTGTTCTGGAACTGGCAAAGGAGCGCGATCAGATTGCTGACGAGCTTGAGACGTATGAGGAGTGGTTCGAGGCTCTGGTCGGTCGCAAGGTGACCCTGTCCAACAAGCATAAGGGCAAGTCGAACAAGATCCGCTTCGTGGAGTGCGTCGTGACCGAGTTTGTGGAGGGCGAGGGGTGGGAGCTGACGAGCTGCGAGGGCGAGGGGGAGGAGGACGAGGTGTTCATGATTACGCTCGAGGACATCTTCCAGGGTAAGGTTTCTATTCACTCCAACTAAAATATAACACAAAAGTAATGAACGCGGCTAGTCTGCTGACTACGCTATTTGCTTTCGCGGTGGGGATGTGGGTTCACAGAAACTATCTTAAAGACTATAATGTGGCTGTAATTGTGGTGGGGACGCTTGCATTTGGCGAAGTGTTTAAATGGGTGACTGGTATTGAAACTTTCCCCCTTCAAATATTCAAGAAGACGCAGCTGGGTTCAGACATTGATACAACTCTTGACAAAACGACTCGAGGCCTGGCACTATAACGTTCTTCCACAACTCCTCATCTCGCGTGATTTCATGACTCAAAACCTGGTTGTTGTATTGCTCCACAAGCCGAGCATTTACAAGACCCAGCATCTGGAGATAAACCTGAACCTGAATCATCTCGTACTCAACCACGCGCCGGAACAGACGGTTCGTACGATTCTTTATCTCAACGAGAGTCCGCGTTCCATCGGGGCCCTCTTCGATGCGATCAATCTTACCCGTCACGACGAAATGCGTGTCACCCAGTGTACACACATCATAGTTGTAAAATGAATTATCACGGGCCAGTTTCACATTCTCACGCGACTCGACCACTGAAGCCGTTGTGTCCTCTGAGCGCGTTCCATGTGTCGTGTAAATCTTGGAACGAAGGTGGTCTATGACATCAATCTTTTGTTGAGCGTTCAATTTTGAATCAGAATTCACCTTTTCCTGAGCCTCGGCGAAAATCTTCTGAACCTCCGCCGAGTCTTTGGCCTTGATATTTACAGCAGAATTCAAGACGGACCGAGCACCCTCTGACGCGCTCAGAGCCTCCTCAGCAATGTCCTTCTTGGTCTTGCCCGTGAATGTCTCGGGATTGTATTTTTTCCACAAGTCGTTCAACACATCTTGACGCGGCTTGTACTGATTTCGCCCCAAAATTGAAGCAACGTCACTTGCCTTGAGTACGATGCGGGTCATTTGTCAAATAAAAAGTATAACCTCTAAGTAACCAATGCTTGTCTTGGCGGTGGCAAAACCTGTTTTTCCCCAACCGCGTAAACTCACACCTGCAGATGTGAAGCGGTCAATTCAGCGTGCAAAGAACGTGTGTCATGGTTCGGAGACCACCCCGGCGTGCCGCGTCGCGTGGGATCAGGTTGACGAGCTGTCACACGCGTTAGCTCGTCAACGGGAACGGGAACGGGAACTCGTACAAAAGACGATCGATGAAATGTACCTCGAGGAGCAAGCTCTCGAGAACCGTGAATATGACGTTTAGTTTTTTTGTACATTTAATATAGCCGTTACGAAACCTACAATTAGTAAAGCACTTAATATTGGAGCAAATTTCTGAATGCGCGTCGGTTGAGGAGTTACAGGAATACCAATAGGAACTATAATCTGATTAGGCTCTGCACTTCTCGGAAGCGGGAGAGGTGAACGACACAAAGGGCACTTTGGAAGGTAGCACTGAATATGAACCTGATTTTTACAACACCCCATCTGCACAACAGTTCCTGAAAGGGGCTCTAGACACACCGGACACTCCTCCATTTATATAGACTGTAGATATTGTCCTAAAGCAAACGCGGCATTAGAACCTTCCTGCAACATTGGTTTCATTTTGCGTTTAAATTTATTTTGAAGATCGACCCGAGCGCGTTCAACCACACGACTTCGAAGTTCTATGTATTCATCATAGACCTCTGGGGGTGCTAATTTAGTTGTAAAAATATAAAGCGACTTCAGACGGGGCACGTGACGTTCGAGTACTTCTTCTATTTCGGCCTTTGTCAAGCTGTTGAGATATTTGTGTGCACGAGTTTGTTTTTTGAGGAATTGAAGTTCCATAATTGTTACTATGAGCCATGAAAAAACGCGTCATGACCACCCCAATGTTACAGAGACGCTTAGCCGCTCCAAATGGAAAAGGAGTCTAGCCGCCAACAGAAACGTGACTCGGCCCGCAAGACCAAAGAGCGCTCAATTTACACTCAAAAAGCAGTCAGAGCCAAGGAGGCCCTGATCGAAAAAAACAAGTCCTGTCCCACCCCAGCAGGACCCAAGAGAAAGTAAATACACCCAAAACTAAAATGGCTTCCCTCAAGACTCCCGGCCTCCAGTTCTACGCCGAACAGGTTGACCCCCTGCACCCGCCTACGGGTCTGCACCCCACAATGTCAATGTACGGCCTTTTGAATCTGGAGGGTGGGCCTCAACGCAACGAGCTCTACGTGGTCTGTCAGGACGGCTCTATTCAGTCCGTTCACGAGCCTAGCCGCCCTATTGGCTGGGAGCTTATTGAGGACGGCGACGAGTGGTTCTACCGCGTGACTCAGATGAACCATCAGCGCAAGCGCTGTGCCATCCGGTACCATAGCCGGGTGGAAGACCCACCCGCGGGCCATGGCCGCATCGGGTCGGTGGTGACGGTTGAGACGCCCCAAAATGCCGAGGTGACCGAGCAGAAGGACAACGGAGAGGAGGTGGAATCGCAGCTCAAGAAGATTGCGACCATTGATCCGCTCCTTGCACAGTGCGCGGTGATGCTTGGCGACCCGGTACAGACCGCAGCCATGGCCAAGTTTGCAGAGGGCAAGATGAGCTACGCGGAGATGCGCATGCATTGCGGGTAAATTTTGTTTTGAAATTGTAATGAATGTACTGGCACCGCCATGTGAAAAATGCCTTTACTTTATCAAGGGTCCTTACGTCCGCACGGGTCGCTGCGCACGCTATACGGCTTATAGAGGGCGCGGTAAACTCGTTTATGAATTTACGGACAACGTCCGAGAGGACACAATGAAGTGTGGCCCGGAAGGGCACCTCTTCGTCTCTCATGAAAAAATCGAGTCACGTAACCGTCAAGATATTCTGTGGCATCTATTAGAACAAGACGAGTGAAATGGCAAAGCCGTGTCTCCAGGTGCGCGTCGTGGTCCGAAGGGTCGTTAGGCACCCTATGACACAGAGAACCCTCAGGACAGGGACTCTCATTCGCAAGCACGTCGTCCGGGGCGCCACATTAGGGCTCGTCCCGGACGCTGTTAATGACGTGGCGTTTCACCACGCCCAACTGAATATTGACGAAATATTCCACGTTATACAAGATACAGCAACGATCAGTTCCATGACCGCGGTCCTTGCGGCGCTCATGGTCGCCTCTAAATTTTCTCAAGATTGAATTTTACTTTGGAATTAGGATACACAATGTTAAACTGAACTCGAAGTCTCCCCTGATTTCCATCTACTTTGAACCCCTTGTGTGGTATGATGTAGTCTTCCCGAGGATCCAGAACCCCCCAGTCCGATGTGTCAATATCTATACACCCATCGAAATGTTGAATCTTGATCTTCTTCCCAATGACCGAGTCCTCAAAACTAATTTTGGTTTGAAATATGAGATCCAGACCCTGACGCATAAACTCTGGGTGCGACTCAACCTTGATGTGAAATAATATGTCACCTGGTTCTTCACCCTCTTTCTGGGGCTGCTCCCCGAGTCCATGACCCACCATCACATTTCCATTTTCTACACCTGGGGGTATTTTTAGTTCTAAATTGAGAAGCTCTTTCTTGCGCCCACCTTGACACTGTGAACACCCGTTGGACGCGCCCCCTTGGCCTCGACAGGGACCACATGGTTGATTCATAATCATGGGACCCATATGATGTTGTATGCTTCCGCGACCTTGGCACTGCATACACGGTCTCCGACACGCGAGACACGTCTTATCAAGAGTGATGCGCATGTTCCGGGTCGTCCCATGATACGACTCGTTAAAATTCACTTTCAATTCATGATCAAAATTGGCTCTTTTCACTGGGCCACGATGACTCCCCCCAAACCCAAAAGGGTTTTGACCCCCAAACATTTGGCTGAAGATGTCATTCATGTTGGGACCTTGGGGTGGAGCGTCAGCTGTCCCGAAGCGATCAAAATTCTCGCGCTTCTGGGGATCAGATAGGACCTCGTATGCCTCCTGAACCTTTTTGAACTTCTCGGCGTCACCGCCCTTGTCGGGGTGGTGTTCGCGGACAAGTTTGCGATGGGCCTTTTTGATGTCTTCGGGCGATGCGTCACTCTTCAGACCTAGGACCTCATACATCTAATTTTACTAGCGAATTACTCCTTTACTTTGAGACGCGCTCGCGCTTCTTGGACAGGTGCTTGCGGACAGCCGCCTGGATCTTCTTGGCCGCCGCCTTGGGGCTCGGGGTCTTCTTCTTGGGCTTGACTATGACTCTACGCACGTTCTTGGGATACACATTCGAGCGAGTCATGGGGTTTTTGAATATTGGTTTCTTGCGATTGGCCATAAGGATACCATAATTGTTTAGTTTGGCCAGTTTATGAATAGTAGCCTTGTTATAAAAATTCTTGCGCCCTGTTTGTGGATCAGTAATCATGTAGATAGCGACACCATATGGAGGTGCGCGTAGGGTCACTGGGTTTGTGTAGTTATTGGCTATGTACATCGTGAGTGGTACTGGTAAAGCCTGGGTTCTTTTCACCGTCTCGACCCATTTTTTAACGGCTCTAACCTTTCTCTTGGAATCATTGACCATTCGCCGCGCCATGAGTTCCACTCGGCGCCGCTGGGCAACCGTAAGGGAGTTCATTAATTATTGCTGTGAAAATAATCCAGCCGCACCACCATTGTTGTTAAGTTTAAATACATTATTCACGAGGGCGTTTCTGAACTCTTCGACTGCTGCATTATTTTGCAACAAGTCCGGATCTATTTCTTTGGCTCTCTGTTTGGCCAATTTTATTAATGCTGCGTTTCCGTTGGCCAACTCATCGACGAAATTTTCGGTATTATTATTTAATTGTCCAGTACGAGCGTTAATACCTCCTTCTCTATAACTCGTCAAGAGGCGGTTTGCTATCTTCATGGCTTTTCTTACACGAACTTGTTGTGGTTTTGTAGCCGTTTTCACTCTTTCAGTCCGGGCTTTTTTAAGTTTCGCGGCCGTGTTCTTTTTGAGCGCAAGCTTGGCACCCTTCTCTCCTTTGAGAAAACCACTTAGTCCGGCGAAACTTGCGATATTTCCATTATTTTCAAGATAGGTCACGGGAGCGCGCGTCGTTCCAGCTCCGCGAATATGGGCCCTCATAGCCCGAGACTTGGATGCGAGAGCCGCGAGATATCGCCGATGGAGATTCGCCTCGCCAACTGGTGGGGGATTTGTAAATTTTCTGATTGTATCATCAAGTGTCGTACGGCGATACTGATTCAGGTCTCTTACTGCCTCGTTAATAAAAGGAACTGATATACCGAATTTAGTACCAAATTCGGTGCCCGTTAGAGTAGTGACGGTGTATTTTGCACTATCCGCCAATCTCCAAACCTTACCTGGTTTACCTAGATTTATCTGTGATTGATCAGTTGCGGCGAAACCTACAAACCACAGTTTAATTTCTGGTCTAATCCAATTTGTGCCAAGAATTGTTTTTATTTTCCGGACTTGTGTATTTTCTGGTACTGAATAAATTTGTTCAAGTTGACCAAGCCAATGTTCGAATAGTCTCTTGCATCTGCACAACTGAATATATTCTTTTGGATTTGAATCTGAAGCTTGCGCCTCCCCAAAACCAGCTTTCATTTCTATTATATTGATAACTGGACGTCCGCGACCATTCCATTCCCAAATCAACACGTCGGGTTCCACATTGTCCTTTCCTTTCGTCATGGTCTTTACTTGGGCCCACGTGACATGCGTATTGATGGCGGCGCTTTTGCCTCTGGCCGGTTTTTGTATACTAGCAAACACGTTTGTAAATGAATTCACTCTTGCAAGATCGAAATTACATTTGAAAAACATCGTCTTGCCAATTGGACGCATCTTTACAATTTGTAGAAAAGAAGCACTCGTCGCTGTTGTCGCTTCGTATCTATCAATATCTATAATTTTAGACGGACCATTACGATTGACGTAGGCCAGAAAGTCCCGCTCAAGCAAGTCGCCGTTGAACACTTGGCCAGAACACAGCTCGCGCCATTTTCTCCGCACCTCACCCTCGAGTTCTATCGGGAACTCTTCTGGTAAAAGTACAGAAGACTCGGCAACGTTTTGAGCATTTTCGTTTAAATTTTCAAAATTTGATGGCATTTTTGACTTGTCCGGAACCAAAAGTTCATCGGCAACCTCAACGGCCGTTTTTTTTTTCGCTACACGTTTATTTGATGTATCTTTTCCGAGTAATTCCCCCAACTTGGGTGACGACACATTTTTAAAATTGACGGCGCGCGCATTCACCGACATCCTATACTCCAAACCCAGATAAAAAAACGAGCCACTCAAACAATAACAAATGGCCACCTCCAAGACCCTGATGAAGGCTCTCGACCGCGTGACCGACCTGAAGGCGGACCTCAAGGAGGCTAACGCCGAGCTGAAAGAGGCCGTAGAGGCGACCCCTCTGTTCAAGGCGTTCCTGCAAGCCATCAACGACACCTCCGAGAACAAGATCCCTGGGAAGGCGGCGGCAGCCAATGCCTTCAAGATTACTCTGGCGATGCTGACCAAGAAGGAGGAGAACGAGGATGCCGAGTAAAAAACGTGTCATGTGACCCTCAAGAGCCCTAGCGTGTAATCAAAAATACCTCAAAACAACGATGGCCTCCTTCCACGTCCTGCCCAGCCTGAACGCCGACCTGGCCAATACCAACGCCCTTTACGTCAACCCGGTTGACGCAACCACTCCCTATGTCAAGATGGGGCGCTTTGTCTACAAGTGCATCCCCCACCCTGACGTGGCCCGCGGCACCATCTGTATGAATGCCATCGCCCGCCGGTCCATCTACCCCTTAGAGGAGGTGATCATCCGCGAGTACATGGTCCCCATGACCGAGGGGCCCAAACGCGTGTGTGTACAGGCTGAATTTGTCAAGAGCAAGCTGGGATTAATGCCCGACAACCTCCCGAACGCCGTCCGCAATATGCTGGAAGGATTGGTGGTCACGGAAGGCCAACAGCTCACCTTGACGCACGGCGACGACGGGATCTTGCTCCACGTCACGGGTGTCGAGTCTCCAGGCGTCGTCACCATGAATACTGAGGTGAGCCTGATGTGGCTGCCCGCCTGAAAAAAAGTGTGCTGCGCGGCCCAAGTGAGTGTAATCATAGTCAAAGTTACCCTAAAACACACGATGTCTCCCAACGCCTACGTCCACTGGAACGACGAGAAGCGCCTCCTGTACGGCTTCCAGGGTGAAGCCGAACACGAGGAGCCTGTATTCACCTGGACGTATTCCGTATTTGAAGAGTACCTAGGTGAAGCCTGTACGCCGTCCATGTACAACTTCTTCACCAACTACATATGTGAGGAAATCAACAAGGAGGAGCTCTACGAGATCCAGGGTGGCGACTACTGCCCCGGGCGCCTTGAGGAGGAGGCCGTAGACGCGTACTTTGACCTGCCCATACAGGAGCGCATCGACCTGCACATGCAGGAAATGAAGAACCTAGAGGCTGAGCGGGACCGCGCCTCTGGAAAGGAGTGCGCCTTCATCGACGCGATCATTGACGACGCGTGCCCGTTTGACGTCACAAGCCCCGTCTATGTGGAGTACTGTCAGTGGTGCCGCGAGCAGAAGGAGAAGTGGGCCAAGATTCACTTTGACCTGTGCTGCCAGCTGGACGAGGAGACTGACTGGCGCGGTGGGCACGAGGCGGGCGAGTCCGACCTTGAGACCGACGAGCGCCATGACCCCATGGCTGAGTAATTTTGTTTGCAAAATGTAATGGAGACGACCTTTAACATTCCTATATTCTTTCGGGTCAAACCCGACCCGAAACACCCCAACCGTCCCGTCCACCCCTGGCCCGTCGTCAACCGCGGTAACGCCATCAATCGTGTCCAAAAAATTCTAAAAGCGAATCACGTCACAGGTATCCCCAGCCGTTGGCCCAAGATTTACTATGGTCAGACCCGTGCAAATTTGAATCTAAATAGGACTTATAGAAACACCGACGCACTGACCCTGCCTGACGGTGTGTATCTTTATCTCATAGAGTACAATCCTTCAACCAATAGGTACCACAAGAGTTTCGTCAGGGTCCACAACCTATTGGAGGCTGGCTCGCGCCACTTCCAATTGCCAGTCAGAAATCAGGGTCGCGTCATCTTGGCTGCAGGTGAATTGTCCAAAGAGGGACGGGTCATAAAATTCAACCTGGAAAGCGGTACATACACGAAAAACTTGATGGCAAAGACCATCGGGTATATGGCAAACGCAAATACAAATAATCTCAAAGGAAAGGACCCCAAACAAATTCTAGAGGCTAAATACATACGTATCGTCAAGAATGCCCTACGGAACATGAATGGCAATAAAAACTATGTGACCAACATTTTGATTCCAAAAATACCCGGGTCACTCCAAAACCTCTTGAACCGTGGGAACCTGAGCTTCTATCACGGAAGCCCCACAAACAAAACGAGGGCTCGTGTCCTCGCAAACTTGGAGAATGCTGGTCTCAACACAAACAGTGCCACGAATTTGATTCGTAAATTGGTGGCCGAGGGCCCTCCTAAAAATTCCAGTCCTGCCAAGGGCAATAAACGGGAGGCTAGTCCAAAGACCAAGAATGAACCCACCTCGCGCACCGCGCAAGGCCCCCGGCGGAGTGGACGTACAGCTCGATGAATTTGAGACGGACTTGCGTGGTCTGCTCGAGCTGCTCGCGCCTGCCTTCGATCGTCAATTCTGGTATAATAATCAGCAGCTCTCCGAGGCTGATAACCAGTTGACCGAACAGGCTATCGACGGAGCCTTCATGGACCTCATGCACCGGTATCAGAACGCCCAAGATGTGATGAATATCCTCGAACACTGCCGAATTTTGATCCAAAATGTGGTCTGGGCGGCCATGAACGTGCCTATACACGGCGCGTACGGACACACGTGGGTCGAAGACCACATCACGGCCGTCATCAACAATGCCATGGCGGTCTATAACCGCGTCATCTACGCACCTCTCAGGACCGAGATGATCATGGCCAACCACAATGCCCATGTCCTGCAGCGGACATGGCGGCGGTGCATCACCGATCCGAGCCATCTGGCGTGTCGGCGTCGTCTTCAGTATGAGTATGAAGATTCTGTTAGAGACTTGAACACTTTGTAGTGTAATGTACTGGATTCTGTTCAAGTTGACCGTACTGTCCTTTGTCCCTCTGCCCATCAACCCCCGTATCAAGCGTCCCGATCCCGCCAAGAACTTTTGGACCTTCGAGTGTGACGGTTTCACGTCGTGCTTCAAGACCGCCAAGATTTTCTACACCGACACTATCGCGGCTAGAAACTTGGTGGAAGAAAAATCCGAGTAAAAAGTATGATTGCTTTTTTTATAGCAATATTGCTATTGGTGTTGTATATAGCAATCAAGTCTGAAAAGGATAAAATACATTTTGTAGATGTTTTGGGTGTTTCGGCTCTTTTATGTGTTGTATGGGGTGTGAGCCGATACATCGGTGTGTCTCCCAAACCTTTATGGGATCCTAATTAGAAACAATAAACTCATATGATAATATGACATTCGACTCTGATAGAGACGTGGAGTGTGGAAAGATTGTAAAAAAACTTAGACTCAACCCCTTGGGTGAAAACGTGTATCTTCACCCCGACGGTTCGATAGAGCGTGACGAGGACAAAATCATCCCGGTCCAACGAATTTTTAGAGAAAATTACTATAAACCAGGTGGCAAAGGGTTCTTAAAAGCCGCCAAGTCTTTCGATGATAACCTTCGTCCCGTACAATGATCTGGTGGCTTGCGCCAAGGCTTTGGACTACCGGAGGCTAGGGAAGCAGAGGGTAGAAGCGTATCAGATATGGAGGGCCCTTAATGGTTTGTCGAAAGGGTGGATCAACCACCCGGCAACTCAGATGTGGAAAGGTCACACGTGTTTCTTGGCCAAGTATTGTAACGCCATGATCGATGAGTGGGTCTCCAGGGGATATCGCAATTTCATGTCAAAATTGCCACATTGCTCGAACCCAAGACCTCCATGGTGGTGGGGGTGGACGCCCATCCATATGTCCCACCAAGCTTCTCTGAACCGTAAGAAGCCCGACTATTACATCTTTGATGTAGGTGAATATTCCAAATGGGGTTATGTATGGCCGAGCAAGGTTCAATTTCAATATAGAATTAAGAATCCAGAACCTGATAAGGTTTGTGAAAAATTAAAATATCCTTGAAGAGTAAAATGAATTTTGGTCATAACAAGACCAATTTGCGTAAGCACCTAAATAGGGAGAGGAATATGGCGCGTCAAAGATTCACGGCCATTCGTATAGGAAACACCAATAAGACGCTATATGACATGATTCGCGATCCTAACATAGAACGCGTATCTAAACTATATGAGACTCATCGTAAGCAGATTATTAGACCTGGTAAACCTGGTGGGAAACCCATCAAGCTTAAGAGAGAGTACGAATTTGCAAATGGAATTATAGGAGTTCAAAATATAGCCAATTCATACCTGAATGGCCGCCCTGTAAACAAGTCTCGGTGGGTCGGTCAATACACACCTGCTGGTGTGAAGCAGACGTCAAACTCTTTTGAAATAAAGAAACCCGTTCCCGTGATTGCATACAAGAACGGGAAGTATGTTGGTCACGTGTGGCGTGAGGGCGCACCACCTTCAGAAACGGGCTCGAACACCGCCAAGTTCATCGGGATACAAAAGACATTGGATCCTTCCGTTCAAGTCAGCAGGTTCGCTCCAGCACTACTGAAACAGGTGGAAAAGGAACTGGGTGAACTAGGATACAAACGTATGCAGACGTTTCCTCGTAGGGTAATGGCGAATATCATGCGCAACATAGGTTGGCCTAATATGAATATGCAAACGAGTCTAGTCACCAAAACTATAGGCCGTAATTTCAATCGTACAAAAATGTACAAGGTGAACTCCCTTATACCTATGAAGAAGAACAACCTTATGAATAATGCTAAATTTTCTAGAAACGCCGCCAGAAAACTCCTCGCAAGCCTAGAAGCGATTCAGGTGAACTACCCTAGACGCAACAGAATCATAGAAGCCCTGAAGACCAAACTATCCAGACCTGAATAAAGGTTAAGTGCGTTCAAAAACTAAATGCTCAGCCCTCGCACTTTCACCCAGCGCAAGTACCTCGATCTTCTGTATTCGTCCGTTCCCATTGTTATAGGAACGGGGCCTGCGGGAACGGGCAAGACCCTCCTGGCGTGTCACGCCGGGTCCAAGGCGCTCGTGAGCGGCAAGGTTCAGCGACTGATCCTGACTCGGCCAGCCGTCTCCGTCGATGAGCAACACGGTTTCCTCCCTGGAAACTTGACGAAGAAGATGGAACCGTGGACCCGACCCATGTTCGATGCTCTGTATCGCAATTTTACACCAAAAAAGGTTCAGGATATGGTGGCGAATCAACAGATTGAGATTTGTCCTTTGGCATATATGCGTGGTCGAACGTTTGATAACGCATGGGTCATCGCGGACGAGATGCAGAACTCCACGCCGTCCCAGATGAAGATGCTTTTGACTCGTATCGGTGAAGGGTCGAAGATGATCGTCGCCGGTGATACTCAACAGCACGAGCGTGGGTTCGAGGATAACGGTCTTGCTGATCTTTTGAACCGATTGTGCTCGATGTCAACTGATATCCGTCACGTCGAGTTTTTAGACGACGACGTTGTTCGAAGCCAGGTCATCAAAGAGATTTTAGATATTTACAATGCATAAAACGAAATTGCTATTAAATGTCAGATATGAAACCCACCAGGTTCTGGTACTATCACGGAAACTTTCCGTTTCATGTTCTATTTGCACTTTTTCCTCGTATGCGTCGATGTCAATCGTGCCCCGCCTTGTCAAAAATAGTGTAATCTCCGCGTCAAAAGCCACAACTAGGTGGGCATAACCAACAAAAAACGCGATGGCCCCCAAGTCTCTTATAAAATTCCTCAAGTTCAAGCCGGCCAAGACCCTCCAGCTTGAACCTGAGCCTGTTGCCGAGGCTGCTGTTTACGTGACCGCCCCCTCTGCTGTTTGGCCGCCGCCCTCTACAAGCACCGAGCGCCAAACCTGGGCGGCAGCGCGCGCACTTCAGCGCGTTGATGAGAACGGCCAACCTGCAGAAGGCTGGCGAGCACGCATCGACGAGATGAAGAAGGATGGGCGGTTGGTGGAGCGCAACGGCGTTTTGTGGCGGCGCGAGTGAAAATAAATGTACTCTGCACTTGTCGGTACCCTGGCCCCAAGTTTTCAGGTCCTCGTCCTTTAGCCGTGGCTGGTGGAGTACAACGGTAACGTCAAAACGTACCGGCGCAAATAAAAAGTGTCCTGTGCCGCTCAAGAGAGCCGAGGCGACTGGTGGAACCACCAAACAAACACCTACGATGGCAACCTCCGTCAAGTTTCTGAACTTCACCCCTATCACCATCGGCAACCTGCGCCCGACCCCTAACGTAGGGGAGTGGGAGGCTATTAGCGCATGCCTGGAAGCGGACACGACCCCTAGCCTCGAGTCCACTCCCGAGGCCCTTCAGGACCAGGAGCTCAAGATATTGACGACTTACCGAAGCGCTCTTCTATGGCTCGCGGGTGGGGTGGTCATATACCGCCACGCCCCCAACACGGAGGGCGGGCATGGGTATGCTGGCTGGCCGCCCAAGGGCCTCAAGGAGGAGGTGCTTTTGAATGATTGGGTCGCTGAAGTGGAGTTTGTGTAAAAAATGTGTTCTGTTCTGCCCAAGCCTTTCGTCTCGTCTCCCTAGTCACCCCAAAAGCCCTTGACTAATGGAAGATTGCCCCGTGTGTTGCCAGGCGCTCGAGTGGTGGCCCACGGCTACGACCACATGCAATCACAAATTCCACAAAGATTGCCTTGCGAAATGGAGCGCTATGAAATCATCATGTCCCATGTGCCGGCACACGCCCGTGGCCGTCAAGACGACGACGTGTTCGCGCGCCACGTGTCAGATGCCGGCCATGACAGGGCGTGGTATGTGCCTCGACCACATGGTCCAGAGTCACTTCAACTTCATCCCATGTTGTCCGAGTGGGTGAGTCAAAAAACGTGTTCTGTTCTACCCAAGCCTTTCGTCTCGTCTTCCAAGTCCCACCCAAACTCACCGCCATGTCTAACCGTCTTAACCTTCTCTCTATGATCCACTGCGTGATGAACCGTATCAAGAATGCGCCAAGCCGCGAACAGCGCTTCAACCTACTCGAGAATGTTCAGATACTTACTGACATCCTCCATGAGGTTACTATATACGAAAAGAGTCTGATAATGGATCTGGATGTTGACTAGTCAGCTTCCGGCCCTAACAGGGCGTGAGATGTGCATCGACCACATGGTCCAGAGTCACTTCAACTTCATCCCATGTGAGCCCATTGGCGGTGACTCAATTTAGGAAAAAATTGCAATAGTAATAATGAGTCCTAAAGAAGCCGACTTTGAGCACGACTACATCGTCAAGTACCTGACTGACTATGAGGAGAGGTACACCCAGTTTAGGGATGCGTACAACATACACGCCGTCCATCTCAAGAACCGTCACAATCTCATTACACTTCCGTTATTAGTGATCACAAGTTCCACGGGTGTCATAGCCAGTCTGGACTCTGTGCCCAAGGCGGTTGGGATAGTGGTGGGGGCGTCTTCTGCGGTCCTCACGGCTATCCAAAGGTACTGTGCTTATGCGGAGCGATCGGAAAACGCACGGCTGACGGCCAAGAGTTACTCCAAAATTCTAAACAAAATAGAAAACATGCGGCTGTCCATGAACAGCAAAGTGATACAAAGCGTATCCCAAGAAATGTTTTCCAAATTTATAAGGGAAATACAAGGTCTAACAAATAGTACCCGTGAGAATGCGATGGAGGTTCCATGGGAACTTCTCAAGTACATAGACACCCTAGAGGCCGAGGTGTGTTGCGTCCCCGTAGCTGGCCGACCAAAAAAGGGAGCGGTAATTCAGGTTGAAGATGTGTAGATGTCCCCTAAAAAAGTGTGTTGTATCCGCCAAGGGTCCAGTCAAGAGCATAAAGACCCCCACACAAAGACGATGGCCGCCATCACCTATGCCTATGAAGCCTTCTACTGCGGTCACGCGACCCCTACCCAGCTCTACTATGTGGACCTGGCCGACAAGGCTCTTGCCGAGGTTGACCGCATCCGTGACTTGACGGATGTTGTGAACCGCACCAAACTGAGGGACCTTGCGGTCAAGTTGGCCCGCAGCTATATGGCGGACGGTGACGACGAGGACCTAGATGAGGTCATCGTCAACTCATACCGCCCCGACACCGCCGAAAACTGCGCCGCCTTGTTCGCGTTGGTGGAGCGACTGGCGACCCCTCCAGGGGAGATGGACGAGAAGTGAAGTGTAAGATAGACAAAGTTCCCCAATTTGAAAAGTAAATTGCCCCTCCTCCCCGAGTCTCCCCAATTTTGTTTCAAAATTAGGAAACCCTTACGCATATGTGAGGAATTTTAGTATAGAATAGGTGCTCCAGGGTGACTTCATGGAGTGTTGCCTAATTTTGGATGGAAATTCCCAGCCGTGTACCAGGGTTGCTTTTCCGATGCCCCGCGAACAATTCGGTCCATTTTACAGAAACGTGTTTTTGTAAAAAGAATTATAATTCGTTCGCATGCCCTTTTGACCCCTATTTTGGTAATGAATTAGGCTACTTTTTCTGGACCCGGGTCTCCCCAGACTTTGTCCTATTTTGAAACAAAATTCATGGACCTTCCCCCAATTTCATTTCAAAATTGCCCCTTCCATGGATTTTTTCAATTTTATTTCAAAATAGGTCCCCCATATTTTGATCCTAAATTACTTACGCGTATGTGAAACAATTTAGGTAATAAATAGGTACCCCCAGGGTTCCATGGAGTTGCCCCCAATTTCATTTCAAAATAGGAGTGACGTGAGCAATTTTGATCCAAAATACATGGACCCTGTACCCGCGGGGCTTCGCCCCTGCACCCCACCCGCCGCCCCTCATAAGCCCTATTCGCCTATTTAAATTTACTAGGGGCCCTAGTAATTAGCCCCTATTATGACCCCCCTCCCGCGGCCAACTTCATAAAACTCCAGGCCAACTTTTTTCTCAGATGAATTATGAGAAGATAAAGAAAGGCTCAGCCGCCCCAAAAAATCTACGTAAGGAATTGGTTGGAAAT